ACCATCTTGAAACTGTCCACCCCATGCAGGAGAATAGTTTCTACCTTGTGTATTCCAACCAGCTCCTACAAAACCAGGACCTACTGACACCTTAGAGTCATTTGCATTACCCTTTAGACTGTAGTTGTCCTTAGTCTTCTTCTTTAAGACTAAACCTCCTTGTTCATATTTGTCTAACCAACTAGCCATTATTTGTAAGAGATTTGAGATGGTGCAATAATGAATTGAGAAACAATGTGAGCTTCTGAGCTATTATCAAGAATATGTCTAACCTTCAAATCTTTAGCTCTTAGTGGCTCTTTTTTAAATGAACGTTTTCCATAATCCATATTAGCCTGATTTACAACCTTATCTATTGATAATGATTCACAAGTGGTATTAAACAAAGGTAAGGATTTATTCTTAACTAATCCCCAGAAAGTATTATATTGATAGAAGTTATCTGACTTAGTATAGGTAATAGTTTTGCTAAACTCATTATACATTGGGTAAGTCAAATATTGTTTTAGATTATTGATTGGCTTTGGTACCAATTCAAGTATACCTGTAGACTGCTGTCCATTGTATAACACAGCTTTGTTAAACCATTGATTATCAACCTCTATCTTAGCATTATCATTATACACACCATCAGGAATAGGTAGATAGTTAAATACTCTACTATAGTCTTTAACATTTTGAAGTATCTCATCATATGTTTGATAAGCAAATGGATACTCAATGATATATGGTTCTACAACACCATAATATTTGTTGTAGTGTTCAATATTAGTCAAGTGTCTCCACATAGATGCTGTATTACATATAGTGTATTCCAATGCAGCTAATTCTTCTTTTGTAGCTGTACCAATTGCTACAGTTATAGATGTGCTACATTTTCCTTTAGAAGCTATAATAATTGATGAAACATCATTGTCAACACTAACAGTATATCCATCAATAAGATTTTGCTTAGTTATGTTAATGCCCAAGACTGTCCCTAAGTTATCTGAGATATCAAAGGGTCCTGTTCTACCACCTGAGCATGTCAATCTTATTATTACTGTTTTAGCCATCTGTTTTTATTTAAGGTTGTTCTTCAACTGTTCCTTCTAATGCACAAGGATATCCTGTTACTACTGCTGTACCAGTCAAGTTGCAGTATACAATTATTGTAGTAGTAGTTGTTGTGGTTGGAGAAGGAATCTCTGTAACTGCCACTGCTGTGATATCACAACCTTCATTTAAACCAGAATAGAAGAAGTTGTTTTCTCCTATATAGAAGTTAGGAAGATATGTATGAAAACTCACCCAACTCTTTGTATTTAAGTTAAATGATGCAGTCCATGATTTATTACAGAAGTACTCTAAGTTTGTAACTTCTACATACTTCTTAACTGCAATATCACCAGCTATTGGTTGATTTACATAAAACTGTTTAGTCACCTCATCATAGAATACTTCTTTTCCTGGTTGAGGAATGTAGTCTAATTTGGTTATAATTACTCTATCAAACTTACTATCAAACACACCATGAATACCAATATTTTTGAAATGGTTATCTGTATCAACTGTTGGAAAGTATCTTAATATTTCAAATGCCAAATGATCTGTAAAGAATCTATTAAGACCAGATCCAAACCCAGAAATATCTTGTGCTTGGGTACCTTGAATTAAGAATATCTGTCCTCTCTTAGCATCTATTGTAATTTGTCCTTGTGGTATCTTGAGTAACATCTTGTTTTGACATCCTACAAACCCAAGATCTGTCTCAGCAAAATCAACTGGAGGTGGATTGGTACTACTAAATAATGAAGGATTTCCTAAATAAGCTGCTTGAGGGTTACTTGTATCAATTGTTAATAAGTTACCATACAGTAAAGTTTTGTTTTCAAACCTAGCTAATGTAGCTTTATTTTGAATACCATCTAAAGATATTAGATTGCCATAGTTTTGAGGAAAATCAAAGAAACTTAATGGACGATATATCAACCAACTATTTATTCTGTTATCAGAATAACTTTCTTGTTTATCAGAATAGATTGCTCTAAATGGAAAATATGTATAACATAACTGTTGTTTCCAATCTGAAGGTAAATGAGAGAAATAATTCTCTACATTTTGTTTAGAATAAGTAGTGTTATAATAATAGGTATTGTCTAAAGCAATAGGCACTCTGCTTTCTTGGAACCATTGATCAGGAATACCAGAGCTTACGTGTGGGTAAAAATCACCTTCTAAGTTATTGAATGCTTGACGTAAGTCCACATTTATAGAACTTTCTACATAATAATAAGGTATACCATATGCAAATAAATACATCTTACCATCATATATATAGTTTAAAGAACTAGCTATTACTGATCCAGGTTGAGGAGTTGTAGATGTAGTTGTTGTACTAGTATCTACAATATCATCATTAGAACAATCAAAATGATGTGCTTTGGTAGATATGATGTTTTTCATTAACGTGCTTCCCACATAATAATCAGACAAGATAGACCTTGCTGAATACCAATATTGTGGATAAGCTATGTTACCAAGTTCATCATAATATATATCACTGTCATCAGGAGCTCCCACTCTGTTATCAATAAAGAATGGTAATTTAGTTTTAAATCCAAATTTACCAATATATGTATCACCACCAAATATTACTTCAGAATCTAGAGTAGGTAATGCACTAAATATTCTTTGGAATCCTGTATCAATAGTTTGATAGGAATATATTTGTCCCCACTGATTATTGTTGATGGTCTTTATAGAACCATAATAAGATACTACTTTAATATCTTCTTGAAATTCAGGAGCTGCACAATTGTTTTTTTGTGAAATAGTAAATCTTGAGTCATCAGATATTTGACTAACACCTGCTACGACAAGAGAAGGAGTTTGATTAGGATAAGGAAGGGGTGCCACTGTATAAGGTACATCATCTCTACTATCAATACTTTTAGTATAAACAGATGATTCTCTATTCCAGTTATTAAGATCATGATTGTCTCCTACATTTTGTACACCTGGGAATACATATTGACATTTATCAAGCTCTCTTTGTTTAACTCCTTGATTATTAGGTATTTCTGCACTATAGTCATAGCTAGATATAGAGTTAAAAGAATATGTAAAATTCTTTCTACTTATACCATTAAGGAAGATTTGTAAGTATGTTTGGTATCCTGTAAAGAATGCTGTAGAACTAAATCCTCCAAGATCAGCTATTTTTTTACTAGCATTTAAAGCCTCTATTTGTGTTTGTTTTGTAAGCAACTTATACATAGAGTGCTTTTGCACTTCAACAAAATGTGCCTTACCTCCACCATACAATACACTTTCTAATTTAAGAACATTTCCTAAGTTAGGTTGTCCAAACGAAGTTTCTGGTGAATTAAATACTTGTCTATATGGAGAATCAATATTATTAAATCCATTTAACTGATCAGGGTAACAATTTGTGTTTTGACCTGTATTGTTAGCTACGAGTGTATAACTATCTGTTCCTGATATTTTTACAGGTACAGTAATAGAGTTAATTGTTCTAGATTGTAATTTAGGTACAGTTATATTTTGTAAAGTTCCTGTAATACTATCTGTATAATTAAAAGTAACAGATAAACCAAAAATTGGGTTAGATGTGTTTCTAATTGTATAAGTACTGGCTGTAATATTTTCAAATGTAGCAACCCCACTATTTAATACAGGAAGAGTAATAGAACAAATAGTTTTAGTGCTTGAATCAAACTCTAATGTATCTACTTCTGCTGTATTACAATTTGTATATTGTAATACACCAGCAGTAGTAACTGTTATAGAAAATGTATCACATTGAGAATTATAAGCATTGTTTTCTTCAAGTAAGAAAGGATCTTTATTAAGATCATTATATGGATAGTTTGGATAATAATAATCTGTACCTTCTCTAGTATATTTACCTACATTTCTTAATATACCTTTTGCAATGATAGATTTATTTGTACTTCTATTACCTCTCACTATCTTAAATCCAACAATAGATGCTTTCTGTTCAGACGTCAAATTAGATGACTGAATAAGAAATGCTATCTGTTGTACATCTATTTTAACACCTATTGGAAAGGTTGCTTTATTTTGCATAACAGGAGCAGTAAAGTCTGTTGATACTGTTTCAAATATGGGACTTACAAGAACATCAGGAAATTTATGATGTCTAATTGGTTGATCTGCTAAATCTCCCCATACATCTATATTACAAGGATATCTTTCTGTAGACTCCCAATATGCAAAGTCTCCAGATTGATAAGGATAAGCTTCACCTATTTTAGGACTATTTTCTGTAGGAGCAGGATAAGTTACAAGTACACTAGCTGTATTATATATTTTCCAATATGGTTGTGGAGTTCCATCACCAACATAGTCTGGATTAGCTGTTGTTACATCTGGTTCAGATAGCTCGTTGAAATTCTTAGCTCTACCAGGAATATGGAATCCATCTGTTTGTTTACCATTATCTAATAAGAATACAATCTCAAAAGGATATACCTCATCTCTCAAATACCCTCTTAGATTAGCAGTATAGAAACCTTGAGCATACGTATTGTTAGCTGGTAATTTGTATGTTTCCCACTGAAGTTGAATCTTATTAGCAATACTTTGATAGTTAATCCTATCTATAGAAGTTAAATTGTCCCAAACAATAACGTCTTGTACATTTGTTACGTCCTTGGCAATATCATAATAAGGAAACTTTTCAAGTATATCACCAAGACTCAAAGGAATTTGAGTTGTATTCTGACCTGTATAAGTAATATTTACAGACTTTTCTTGGATGTTATATGTTCCCACTAACTCTACAGTGGTTCCATTATTGATAGTCTTTATAACAGCTAAGTTAAAGTATTGATAATATCCTGTAACATCTAAGTTATCAATACTCAATACAATAGACTTTCCTACAGAGTATTGAAAATCAGGAGTTGTTATCTCTGTATTTGCAATAGATGTAGGATTAGTTACAGAATAATATGATGTGTAAGCATCTCCTGATGCATTAGAATATTGAATAGCAAACTGATAGGCACCAGCTTTTAAATCTCCTCCTACAACAATATCAGTAATATTTATAGTAGGTACTTGAAAATTAGGTTGTACCTTTAACTTGTTACAATCTAATGTTGCTTGGATAACAGGATCACAAATTCCATCATCTAAATAAGTGGTGATATAAGGAACTTGTTCAATATTAATAAATCTTCTTGGATTTAATCCATCAGTCCAATATACTTCTGTAGTACAGTTTGTAATCTTATGTACAGCTTTATGTATTGGATAGTTTATATCAAAGTTTAAACATTCAGAGTTAGCACAAACAGTTAATTCTGTATTAGGAATAGGAGTGCAAAGTGTATGATATACACAATCATTATTGTTCATATATCCTATCTCACTTCCTCCTGTTTCAGGATTAGCTAAGAAGAATATATGTTTACCTTTCTCTTGTATAAAATGAGTTCCAATAAGGTGATAACCTTCAGGAAACTCTAAACAAAATTCATTACTTGGCTCATTCTGATAACTCACTGAGTTAGCATCAAAGTTTTCTAATGCTGCGTTTAGAGCATAAGAAAGCTTACCTTTCTGCACTTGATTTACAGAAGAGTCCATGTCTAATCCAACTCTACCAAGATTGTACTCTTGTCTTATGTTAGATGTTCCCTCGTTAGCTGTTCCATCCATTGCCATATCTGCTGCTTCTATTTGGTAATTCATATTGTGCAAAACGTTGTAAGTCATTTCTTACTCTTCTTTGCTTAGTCCATGCATCTTGTTTCTTAATCTCAGTGTATGCCATGATAAAGGCTTCTTCTGAAAGTTGCTTGTAATAACCTAACTTCTGTTGTATTTGATTAAATGTTTCATCATTAATCTGATTAGCTAATATTTCAAACACCTTATATTTAAGGAAAGCTTCAATGTACTCTCTAATACGATAGTTGTTAGGAATTAATTGATTACCTACAGCATCATAATCTGTAGCATAAAATATCATGTGAACAATACCACATCTAAAGTTTGTAACAAACTTATTATCTCTAATATCAAAACTATCATATCCTGCAGATCCAGGAGTGAATTCTCTCACAGGTGGTACGTTTGTATAGAACTGCCAAGCATCTGTATAACTTACATCACATCTACCCTGACAAGATATATTACCTGGTTTTAATAGATATTCTTTTCTAATTCCCCTTGCAGCTTGTGTATTAGTTTTGTATACAGTTTCTATAATCTCAGGCATACAACTACCATCACATCCAACATTTCCACAACAAGGGCTAGGAATAGCACAGTTTGTTGTAATAGGACTAACCTGAATTGTAGTGGCTGTGGCAGCTTGAGAGTAGAATGAATTTGCTGTTTGGTAAGGTAGTTGAGGAATCTCAGTACACATCCAAGCCTCTCTTACAGCAAAGAAGTTATCAGGAAGCCTAGCTTCAAAATCTTCAACATTTAATGTTTGTTCAGCAATAACATAACTAGATCTACCTAACTTCTGTAGACATTTGTCTAAGTAAGTTGGGAACATCAAATCATCTACTGCTCCTGTGTCAAAGTAAGATTTTAACTCTTCTTTAACAATAGAGTAGATTGGCTCAGGAGAGACAAAATTGTATTTGTAATAATATGCCATGTTATTTTATTTTTTCCATTCCCTGTACAGGTGCTGGTATTTTTCATCTGTTTTTATGTAATGTGACAGCAATCTAGAAGTGTTACGAGTGGGCTTAAAATACCAAAGATTAATATTGCGTAATCTAGTTGATTCTTTAAACCATGTCCAACCAAAGAAGAATCCTTCTGTATGATAGTTGAAATTGTAGATAATCTTTCCTCTCTGTTTAGTTTTTTGCCAATCAATAGGAAGGTTTACTATTTCCTTACCATCAACTGTCTTAAGCTTTCTTCTCTTCTTTTTGTTAATAGAGAACTCACCAAAACCAAAAGGAAGCCTTGCTTTCTCTCCTGTTTCTAGAATGTAGTTTTTGAAATGATCATTATATTGATATATAATGTTTCTCCACTGATCAAATGTAATTTTAATTGTGGGATGTTTCTTGCAAAAGTTATTGTAGTTTTCTTTACTAGAACTTCTCCAGTCTATCTTAGTTCGCATTAATTAGTTGGTTTAGCATTTGGTGCTTGCCCATCTATACCTTCAAAGGTTTGATCTGTTTTAATGTTGAAATAAGTACTTAAAAGTTTTTGAGATGTTAGGTCTAACACTTGCTTTTCCAAGTAACCAGGACATCCAAATTCTTTATCTAAAGGATTCATGCAATAGTCTTCATCACTCACAGGAGGAGTAGCACCACATGCACACTCTTGAGGATATAATATGTCATTTGGAACATCTTCTTCAAAGAAAGCAGAAATTCTAACTGATTTTAAGTTAGGGTTATTAACATATAAATATCCACCATTAGCTATCCAATAGTATTGTTCATTCTTAATGATGGGCAGTTTTAATAAATTTAAGTATCTGTTAATTGTGATTTCTTTAAATCTTTTACCCTTACCACCCATTGCGTTGATAGAGTAAACACCTTGGATTAGATATTGATAGTTACCCTCACTGATACGTGGAAGTTTGTATTTACTCCTAGCAACAGTGCAAGGATCAACATACTCACAGCAATCAGAAATAGGTACCTCTATCATCTCTAAACAAGGAAGCGTTTGGAATACAGTGTCAGTAGCCCAAAGCTTTCTAAGATTTGTTTCTCTCTTTATCAGTAAAATTGTGTTATTCTTAATCTCAGACGCAACAACTCTATCTGTTATCAAGTTGTCTGTTGATAACAGTTTATGTGTTGCACGCACATCTGAGACCATTTTTCTTAATGTAGCCATTATAAATATTGTTTGAATATATTTGTCATTCCATTATCAAACTCAATGAGGAACCCTGTAACTTCTGCTTTAGAACATACATGTCCCATCTTGTCATCCCATAAACTCTTAGCTTTAGAGAAAGCTGGAATTTGATAGAACTTGATACCATTGAAGTCCAAGCTCACTTCATGGTGTTTATCTCCTGTGAAGATATAGTAGTTATTGTGACCAGACCAACTATCTTTAAACTCCATTGGGAATATACCAGCTAGCTTAGCAGGCTTGATAGCGTCTCCATGGTTAAACATCATTGCAGAGTCACCATAACTTACGTACTTTCTATACTTAGGAGAATCATCTATAATTACTCTTGGTTCATCTCTGAAGAACATCTTCAACCAATTTACCATGTGCCATCCTACAAACTCATCATGGTTCCCAGCAACATATATAACCTCTACCTGTTGAGCATGTGATAATAACATTGAGATCATTAAAATTTCATGGTCACAGATATATTTAAAGGAAGTATGGTATGTATGTGTATTTTGCTGAGGAGTACCTTTTGTTGTTGCGTTGGTATATTCACTATTGAACTCGTCAGAACCAATGATGTAGGTTATTGTTTCTAGGTTGTTAGTCATCTCTGCTTGAGAAGCAATCACCTCAACCTTGTACATAATCTGAGCTAATCTATTTGTAATATTGTTGTCTCCATCAATATCATACTTGTTCAAATGGGAGTCTTGTTTGTTGATAATTAACATTGCAAACTCTTTATTCACTTCTATCTTAGGAGTTGCAATTGCTTGACACACAGGCTCATATGAACTTAAAAAGTCTACAAAGCTATCTTGAAACACCTGCTCTGTAGACTTCTTTCCTAACCAGGCTTTCACCTGCCAGTGGGGATTCTCTCCATTTCCCCAGAAGTTTTGTACATATTTAGTTACTTCCCATTTCTCTGTGTCTATCTTACATTTCTCTATAAGTTCCTCTAAGCTCTTGATTTCTTGAGATACATTTGCTATGACCTCACCTGTTCCTTTGCTCACATCCTCCATGAACTTAACAACCACGTCCTCTAAATCAGATATGTAGTTCCCAACCTCAGCATCTTCTACAACCCTTTCTTGTTTTCTTATCTCTTCTAACAATTCATCAATCTCAGTTTCTGTGACTCCTAGCTTTTCAGCATAGTATTTCTTTGATTTTTTCCAGTGTAACATCTGCTGAAGCTGCTGTAAAAGGGGTTGGTTTTCAGACATATAGAGTTAAGTTTAGTTAAAATTGATGTAAAGGTAGGAACTATTTTTGAATTTCCCAAAAATAAGTTAACTATTTTGGTTATATGCAATAACTTTTTTAGTTAGATTTTAAATAAAAACCCCCAGGGTAGAGACCCTAGGGGAGACCATCTGTAAACCAACAAACAGGGGTTTTTAACTATTTATGAATTACAAGCAGCATTTAAGCTAAATGAACCAGAGCTAGTGAAACAGTTCACTGTGTCTGTTCTTAGGCGATAACTACCTGCAGGTAATGTATTAGAAGGTAAGTCAGATGTCCAAGTTCCTGGAGTTGATCCTGTTTGTGTATAGTTGAATGTATACAAAACTGTATCATTAGCAGCATTCATAATATAAGACGTGTAAGTTCTTGTACCAGTTCCAGAATAGTAATACCCACCTGGAGTGATTAGAGCTGTATTTCCTGTAGTTACTGTGAATAATGCTGATTCCCCACCACCACAAGATGAAATGGCACTTGTATCACCAGTTAAACATGGTGTTGCAGTAGTTGTAGATGTAGTGGTTGAAGATGTAGATGTAGTAGTAGTGGTAGTTCCTCCACTTAAATACATGTCTAAATAGTTTGTACAAGTTCCTGTAGATTGAGCTCTTATAACTGCAGCGTCATCAGGAACACCTGCAAGACTGTATCCAGCCAATAAAGAAGATCTAGATATACCAGTTGCTAGAGGAGTTGTATACCCATCTGCATCTGAATACAGATCAAAGGGACCCACATCTGTCCCTGCTAAAGTTAATGTTACTAATACTGTCATTTTGATTTATTTATTTACTAAGTCTATTAAAAGTTATTCCTGTGTATTGATAATTGAAAACTCCATTACCTGTTGTACATGTATAACTATAAGCTTGATTGTTTGAAACAAGAGCCCAATATGTAGCATCTGAAGATACATTTACACCAGTTATCATAGGAGCTGCAAAAGGGAAAGGCATCAAACTAGAATTTGTACTATAAGAACTCCATCCATTAATTGTGTAATATATTTGAGAAGCTGTGTTATCATTTGAGTTATTAGCTGCCAAACAAACTCGTCCTGAATCATCCATGTCACAGCTAGTAGCAACATAACCTGCATTGTAGTAAATCTCTGACCAGTTTACACCATAGTCACCTGAATAAAATGTTCTGCAACCTGTGTTTCCTGAATCTGTACTTACAAATGTTCTAAACTTACCATGTCCAGATATAGCAATATCATTGTATGTTCTTCCTGAACTATCAAAAGCTGCTCCTGTCCAATTCACTCCATAGTCAGAAGAGTTAGCTACATATGCATCATAAAATCCACCATTAGGAGTACTTACTACCATAGTTATATATTGCCCAATATTTGACATGGCACAATTTATTGCTTGACCAGAAATATAACCCATATACTGCCAACTTGCTCCTGAATCAGTAGACCTATATATATAAGATAAATTTGTTCCTGAATTATATGTAACAGCAAACCAATATACTCCATCATCTGATACAGCACAACATACCATAACTTCTCCAGATGATGAAAAGTTTGTAGACCAACTAGCCCCATAGTCACTAGACTTATAAAGATTATAGCTAGGAGACCCTCCTGGATTGTTGTCTACAATAGCAGCTACATATTTACCATTGTTTGATCCACCAGATGTAGCCACCTTAGTTATAAATCCAGACAAAGAGGTAACACTATAAGTATTTCCTTGATTAATAGATTTATACAAATTACCACCTGTTGATGGACCATATATATAAGGAGTGGTATATGTAGTTGGATTTACAGAAATAGCATATGCATATTGTCCTCCTGACCATGTATTACCATAATCTATTGATGCACGACCATTTTGATATTGAAATTGTCCAGAACTATCTACAGCTTGTGCAACATCTGCTCCAGATATAACAGTCCAATTCACTCCCCAATCACTTGATATATAAGTTCTAGATTGACCTAATGTACTTGAATAAGCAGCTACTGTCATGTAATCACCTCCAGCAGAAACAGAACATCCATAGAACGTATCATTAGGAGCAAGTGGTACAGGTGTTAAATTAACTGTAGTCCAAGATGATCCATAATCATTTGAAACATAAAAATTACCAACATCTGGACTAGATGCTTGAGGAGGTGTTAATAATTGATATTGCCCTGACTTGGACATACCAACACATCCTCCTTGTACTACTTTTGTTCCAGCACATAAATATGTTTTAGTAAAACTAGAACCAAAGCTATTAGATGTCCAAACATAATAACTAGTTCCATCAGAACCTAATACTGTAGCATATACACCAACACCAGACATTGCAGCTCCATTAAAGTTGTAATCTATTGTGTCATGGTATCCTGTAGCCCAGTTCACTCCTGAATTATATGACCAATATATATAAGCTCTTTGAGAACCAAAAGATCCAACTTGTCTAGTGGCAATCATATAATCACCATAAGAATTCATAGCAGTACTCAGTGCTGCATCATTGGTACTCATTACAGAATCTAATCTTGTAAATGTTTCTCCATAGTCATTAGATACCCAAAGACCTCCTCCTCCACTACCTGGACTATAAGATCTTCCAGCTAGTATACATCTATTATCTGTGGATGAAGCAACTGATCCCCAGCTATCTCCAGAATTAGAAAGTATAGTATATACCCAATTTCTATTATTATTTCCAACAGCTATTGTTGTACTTCCTTGTGCATACACTTGATTAGACTGTACAGCTAGTTCTTGTTTAACAGGAAGTTGATTAGAAGCTGCTGCTAAAAAAGAAGGATAAAGATCCCATGTGTATATATAGTCTTGAGCATTTGCTTTGGTTATCTGTCTATTAGACTCTGTACCAGGAACACCATTTTTTGCTATGAACACACCAGTATCTATAGCATTCTGAAGGTTTGCTCTAGATATTGTTTGATTTCCAGCTATTGATTTCCAACTCATTAGATTCCTAATTTAGATTCTAGTTCTTTAACTCTCTTTTCAAGTCTAGCTATCTTAGCTGTATGCACTTCCTTATATGATAAACTTAATATGCCTGCATCATTCTTAGCAACAGCATTTGGTAACAAAGGTAGAACATCTTGTGCAAAATATCCCACTTCTTGTCTACCATCTTTTATATAAAGCTTTGATGCAATGTTTTCAATTCCTTCTACAGTGAAATCATCTGTAATTAGTTTTTTCAATGTAGCATCTGAAGACTCATAGAATGCTGTAGCTGTTACAGTTCCTGGCATTGTAGTGTTACCACTACCATCTAACAATGTAAATGTTCTTACCAAAGAACCAAACACACCACTATATTGTCTTACATAAATTGGTTCACTAGCATCATCTGCTGTAGCTATTTCTAAATATCCAGCATTGCTTCCTGTATTACCAGCATATATTCTCCACTGATCATTATCTGCCATAGAACCATATAAACAAGTTCCTAAGTTATTAGAAAAGTTTAATGTTCCAGTCATTGTATCTCCACTCTTAGCAACATATGTAGAAGCTGCAGAAGATGTTGTTAAATATGTATTTGAATCTACACTACCATCAGCTTTCAAGAATTGAGAACTAGTACCACCTGATTTAATCAAAGAAGAAGCTGTTACAGTGGATGCAAAAGTTGCAGCACCAGATGTTGTAAATGTAAGAATTGTTGAGCTAGCAACATTAGACCATGTTGCAGCAATTTTAAGTTTATCTGAGTCAGCATTGTCAATACCCATTGAATAACCTGTAACACCACGTATATCCCAAGATACAAAAGGATTACCACCAGTTCCAAGATTTGTTCTTAATGAAAGAATTGAATGTGCTGTGGTAGATGAACTATTTGAGTTATATAATGCTATTGTTGAACAATCATTTGTACTAGGATCAGAATATGAAGATCCTGAACTTTCCATATTAAATCTAACAGTAGGAGTTTCAGTACCAAGACCTACATATCCATTTGCATAGACACCCATTCTTGCTGTTCCTGCTGCATTCTTTAAAAGCAATATTTCATTTCCAGAATTAACACCTGCCTGAATCAATAAACCAGCACTATCAGTTGTTGTATTTAAGTTTCTAAATCTTGATACAAAAGAAGTATTGTTAACTTGAAAATCAGCAAAGTAACTTGGAGAATTGGTACCAAAGCCAATATTAGTACCATTATCAAAAATCTGACTATTTCCTACAGTGGTACTATTAGGAGTGAACTTAGCTATGTAGTTCAATGTACCACTAATAGTTCCAGCTCCACTAGTACCACTAGATCCTGATGTACCTCTAGTACCACTTGTTCCACTACTACCACTTGTACCAGATGTACCAGAAGTACCACTACTGCCACTAGTACCACTTGTTCCACTACTACCACTAGTACCAGTAGTTCCACTAGAACCAGATGTACCAGAAGTACCACTAGAACCACTCGTACCACTAGTACCACTTGTACCTTTTGTACCAGACGTACCAGAGGAACCACTAACTCCACTTGTTCCTGAGCTACCAGATGTACCTGTTGTTCCACTAGAACCATTAGTACCTGATGTGCCTGATGACCCATTTGCTCCACTTGTTCCTGATGTACCTTGTAAACCACTTGTACCACTAGAGCCATTTGTTCCATTAGTTCCACTAGTACCAGCTGAACCTGAAGTACCAGTTGTTCCAGAAGAACCAGACGTACCTGCTGTACCAGAGGTTCCATTAGCACCTGAAGTACCAGAAGTTCCCTTTGTACCAGAAGTACCACTACTACCAGAGGTACCTGATGTACCACTTGAACCTGACGTTCCACTAGTGCCAGATGATCCTGAAGATGCAGATGTACCACTAGATCCAGATGTGCCTGCAGTACCACTTGTACCTTTTGCTCCACTAGTACCAGCAGATCCTGATGTACCAGAAGATCCATCTCCACCACTAGCACCAGATAAGTTTACAGTCCAAGAACTAAATGTACCTGAACCAACTGTACTTGTAGGAGTATCAAATTGCAAAGATCCACTACCAGCATTATAAGATATGATTACAGACTCTTGATAGTGAGTTAAATCATATACAATAAGAATAACCTGAGCTGCTGTATAAGCAAGTCCTGTTCCAATTGTTATTGTACCATTATTACCAAGAGTGAAAGGAGTTGTTGAAGTTGTTTGATATCTATCTCCACTTAATCCAGCAGTACCAGAACTTCCACTAGTTCCTGTTGTTCCAGAAGAACCACTTGTTCCTGTTGTACCACTTGAACCAGAAGTAGCTGATGTTCCTGATGTTCCTGTTGAACCTGATGTACCAGCAGTTCCTGAAGTACCATTGATACCACTTGATCCTGAAGTACCAGTTGTTCCACTTGATCCAGATGATCCACTACTTGCACTTGTACCACTAGATCCTGCTGTTCCTGAAGTACCTGTTGAGCCTGATGTACCAGAGGTTCCTGTAGTGCCAGATGAACCACTCGTTCCAGATGATGCAGAGGTACCAGATGTTCCCTTAGTACCTGATGTACCAGAAGAACCAGCTGTACCAGATGAGCCAGAAGAACCTGATGTTCCAGAAGTACCAGAAGAACCACTTGAACCACTAGTTGCACTTGTACCAGAGGTACCATTGATGCCTGAAGTTCCAGACGTACCCTTAGTTCCAGACGTACCAGAACTACCAGAAGTTGCACTAGTTCCAGAAGAACCACTTGTTCCAGAAGAGCCAGAAGTTCCTGTTGTTCCAGAAGTTCCTGTTGAACCAGAAGATCCAGACGTACCACTAGTACCAGCTGAACCAGATGTTCCTGAAGAGCCATCTCCACCAGCAGCACCTAACAGGTTCACTGTCCACATAGATTCTGTTAGTCCTAATCCAACACCATTTGTAACATCAACACTCATTACTCCAGTAGCACTATCATATGATAATACTGTTCCTTCCATGTAATGGGTGTTTTCATGTACTACAATAACTGTTTGTAATGTACTATATGCTAATCCTGTTTCAACTGTAAATGTAATTGTTCCAGAAGATACAATTGTAAGAGTTGTTGTGGAAGATGTTAAATATCTATCTCCTGATAAACCAGAAGAACCATTTGTACCACTGGATCCATTTGTACCTGAACTACCATTTGTACCACTTGTTCCACTAGTACCTGAAGATCCTGAACTACCTGATGTACCAGTTGTACCTGAGGAACCAGAACTAGCACTTGTACCTGATGAACCACTAGTACCAGAAGTTCCACTTGAACCATTAGTACCAGAAGAACCTGATGTTCCACTAGTGCCAACTGTACCACTAGACCCACTAGTGCCTGCTGTACCAGAAGAACCACTAGTAGCAGAAGTACCACTTGAGCCAGAAGACCCACTAGTACCAGAAGACCCACTAGACCCAGACGTTGCTGATGTACCAGAAGAAGCAGATGTACCTGATGATCCTGCTGTACCACTAGACCCATTGGTACCACTTGTGCCAGAAGATCCACTAGTTCCTGCAGTGGCAGATGTGCCAGAAGAACCAGAACTTCCTGATGTAGCACTTGTTCCAGCAGTACCAGAAGAACCAGATGTGGCACTAGTACCAGAAGAACCATTAGTTCCACTTGAACCATTAGTTCCACTAGTTCCTGAACTACCATTAGTTCCACTACTACCAGAAGAGCCACTAGATCCTGACGTTCCAGAAGAACCTGAAGTTCCACTAGAACCATCACCACCTGCAGCCCCCTGTAAGTTGATGGTCCAAGCAGTGTATGTGCCAGAACCTACTACTGAGGAAGGAGAAGAAAATTGTAATGCACCTGTACCAGCATTATATGATAATACTGTTGACACTTGATAATTGGTAGCGTCATGTGCTATGATAATGGATTGTCCTGGTGTATATGCTAGGTTTGTGCCTACAGTTAATGTACCAGAATTACCTAATGTAAAAGAATCAGCTGATGTTGTAAAGTATCTATCACCAGAAATACCAGAAGAACCACTTGAACCTGAAGTACCTTCTTGACCACTAGTTCCTGCAGATCCTGAAGATCCACTTGATCCTGATGAACCACTGGATCCTGAAGTTGCAGAAGTACCAGATGACCCAGAAGATCCACTAGTACCACTAGAAGCAGAAGTGCCTGATGAACCTGATGATCCAGAAGAACCACTAGATCCACTAGATCCAGAAGAACCACTAGTGCCAGCACTACCTGATGAGCCAGAAGTTCCAGAGGTACCTGATGTACCATAAGTTCTACCAGAGCTACCAGAACTACCTGATGTCCCTGATGTACCAGTTTGACCACTAGTACCTGCAGAACCAGAAGAACCATCATTTCCACTAGTTCCTGAAGAACCAGAGGTACCTGCTGTTCCATATGTTTGACCTGATGATCCTGATGTACCAGACGTACCATTCCCCACCTTACACAATTTATCATCTATTTTCTCAATAGCAGTGGTAAGGCAGTCATGTGTTTGCACACCTGAACAAGGTAAATTAGGTCCAGAATAATCTACGCAATTTGAATTAACCTCAGGACAGCACTCTTTTTGCTGAGCACCATAGCAAGGCATTCCTGGTAAACAAGCCATTTATAGTTGGTTTAATCTATTAAGGAATATACATGATATAATATGCAGCTATGACAGGTTGTATGTTTGCATGAGGTGCCCCATTACCTGCATTACCAATTGTAACACCTGTATCTACAGTAACAGTAAGATCTACAGAACTTGTAGTTTTATCAACTGGTACAGAAGTTCTACTTCCATCTCCTCCACCTGAAGGAACTTGTACCCCTGCATAACTATGGCTATGAGGATTTGGAGATACACTAGCAGTAGATACAGCAACTGCTGAATGTGAGTGAACAGGAAGTTGGGATGTAATAAGCGTCACTGTATTTTCACCAGCTGTATTATACAAAGCATAATTTGGATTACCAGCATTTACTGGATTTACTGCAGCATCTAGTGGACCACCTGGTACATTTTGAATAGCTCCAACAGTAACACGTCCTCTTTTATCAGGAGTGCCATTAAGACCATTACATAAATATACTTTAAAGAAACCATTTGCTGGGATGCCAATTCCTGACCCATCAAAGTTATCTAATGATCCATAGTATTCATATGCTACATATGGAACCATTTTTAAATATTGCTGATTAGAAGATCCACCTGAATGAGCTGCCAAATATGCTGCAATCAAAGCATCTAAGTCTGCTAACTTAACATAGTTTGTTGCTACATCAAGTTCTAATGCAGCTAAACTAGCCACTGTTTCACAAAGTTTGCTTATGATAGCTTGGACAACGTCATGAGTGTTGGAACTAGATGTTACATCATTAAGACAATCTATATTGTAATCAGCATTTAATGTAGCTATCTCAGCATCAATTGCTGTGATCTGATCTTGTAAATCACAAACCACTTTAACTAATGATTGAAATAACTGTTCAGAAGTCCACTGATCTGTATCTACTGGAGTAGGTAAGTAACCATTTAATATAGCACAGCGTATTCCTGATGCTATAGTAATCTTATCACCTGTTCCATCTAATAAAGGAACTAGGTTATCAATTACATTTTGTATAACTACTTGAATATTATCTCCATAAGTTATGTTTAATGGAACACTGTCAAGACCTGTATATCTAACACATTGATCAGATACAATCTCTACACATCCATTATAACAAGCCTCAGGAGGGCAATTTGAACAAGACATTTTTAATTTATTTATGAATTAACACTTTAACTCTACTAGCTATTTGCTGTACACTAAACCTTAGGCAATAGTCTGGATTACAATATTTATAGGTTAATATCCTTTTGTAATTCAATAAATCACCAATTACAGGTCCAGGTATGTAATTGTTCATAGAGAAGATAATATTGTTGTATTGCTGTTTAGCTAGTTCTGTAAGCTTACAATCAATATCAATAAGTAAAGCAGGAATGCTAGCACATTCTATACAGTTAGTTAATCTTGGCTGCAACATATTTAACAAGTTTTGCAGCTTTTTGAGCAGCGTTATGACATGCTGAACATAAGCCATTAATTAATTGACATCCACAGCCCACTTTCATTCCACAATTTCTACAATTTGCCATCTTAATAAAAATTTATAATATAGTTATTTCCTGTGCAACCACAGTTATTTCTAATAAAATTATTTAACATATTGTTTGCTTGCAAATATAACTTATTTGCTGTATCCACAGCACAGTTATTTGCAGCAGCTATTGAACCTGATATCATATAATAAATACTATTCAAATCTACTTTTGCTTGGGTCCTAATAGCACTATCACATTCCATCATGTCAAGCTTCATAAATGCATTATCAAACTTCTCTTGAATCAATTCTGTACGCATTATGTTCTTTTCTACATGATATGTTATAGCAGGAGCAACTGTATATTTTAAATAGTAGATACCATCAGGTAAAGGAATTAATGGGTCACCTACAGCAGATAGTCCCAATGATGTAGAATTGAATATATTAAATTCATTAGGAGTAAAAGGTAATGATACCACTCCAAAGTTTGGAACAGTGATTTCTATTGTAGGAGCACTTACAACAGGAGGATCAGTATCATATGTTGATGCATCAGCCACTCCTAAAGTTAATGTGTTGTAAGTAGGTATTACTAGTATATCTAAGACCATGTTATTTAAAATAATAATGCCAGAGGATTTGAGAAATAATCCTCTCCCCTCTGGCATAGGTTAATATGACACTACCTTATTTCTTAAGGAATCAAAGTAGTAGTTGTTGAAGTGCTAGGCCATACAGTAGTTGTAGTGCTAGTAGTAGTGATACACTCAGTGTCACCAGCTACAGGTCCTAAACCAGCTTCTAATACAGCTTCAATTGCAGATGTTTGACCTTGAGGAACAGCAATGATTACAGTGCTATCTTCCATGATGTAGTCACCCCATTGGTAAGCAGTTTTATCATACTCATTGAATTTGATGTAATACAAATCATAGATTGTACCATCAGTTACCCAAGACTCAAAGTTCTCGTTGTAACCATTCATTCTGTATAAGTGCTTCAAGTAACCAGCTTGGTAGCTATAGAAGTTCTTTTCTAATTGTTGAACTTCAGCAGAAGTACCAACAGGATAGTTAGATCTTTGAGTGATTACTGGAGTAGCCACTGTGTTACAAGGATCAGCAACAATAAAGTCAGCAGTTGTAGCAGGACCAGAGAAAATGAAAGTTCTAAAGTAGAATCTGTCATACTCCCAAGGGAATGCAGCAACATCACAAGGTTGGCCATATTTAGTTAATGGTTTACCAGTGATACGTAAGATAGCATTTTGATCATTACCAATTCTTTGGAATTGATAGAACTGAGTCAAATAGATGTTATCTGGGTTGTCACCAGGAGCATGTGCTTCTAACTTTAAGATTAACTCATCAATTAAAGTAGGAACATCTACATCTGTACAAGGATTGTCACCACATTGTAAACATGGAGCGTTCACAGTTACAGAACGAGTGAAGCCATTGAAATATAAAGTATTCAAATAGCTAGAAAAACCACGTAATGTCAAAGTAACAATCTCACCTGGTTTTACAGTGAAATTAGTAACATCAGTTACTTGATTCACAGCTGTAGCACAACCAGAAGATTTATACCATTCAGTTACGTTTGTTTTACAAGAGTTACCACTAGGACATCCAGCAATTTTGTCTGAACGCTTAGAACCTTGTAAATATGTGTTTACTCTACCTTGTGCAACATAAAAGTAAGGGAAGTCAGTAATGTTACCAGCAGTTGCTACTGTGTAATCACTACCAAAAATACCTACTTGGCCAGCTGTTAAGTCTTGCGTAGATCCAGAGCTAGGTAGAGAATTTCCTACTGGAACCACGAAGAGCGTGGTTAATGAAAAATCAGCCATTTTGATTTTATTTTAGGTTATGAAAAATTATTCGTTTGTTTGAATTCTATAGATTGAGCTTTGAACAGCACTTTGGTTTTCTGTATACATTGCCAAGTTCTGCACTGTCAAATCTAATAATTCATCTTCTAAGTAAAGCTCAAGTTCACAATCCTGATCGAATGATGGTAATCCATCAAACATAACATATCCTGTTTTATTAATATATTGAGGATATCTCATATAAGATATATTTATAGTTTTTGGTGTGAATGTACCATCTGTAAATATACTTATCTCATCAGAAGATAGAAAGTTGAATGTCTCTTGATATTCAAAAGAAGGTCTGTAGTGGACATTGTTTAAGCAGAACTGTAAGTCACCATGCTTAGCCAAGTCTCTATTAATCCATATCTTTCTATCTGTACACCTTCCTTTGTCTGCTAATACATAACTATCAATATAGAACATGTACTTAGGAATAAGAGTGTGCAAGTTTGCAAACCATTGATTTAGTTCAGCATTCTTCAATGCTAGGGTAAGAGGTTGGTTGTTGTAAGTAACTACTAAACTTTGCAAGTCTTCGTAACGCTTCTTAAAAGCATCCATACCTAATCCAGAAACTGTGCTCCATCCATCAACTTTCTGCTTTATCAGCTTTATCTGAGCTTCATTCAAAGCAAGGATTTTGTCCTCTAAGTTGATTTGTTGATGCTCATTTGTGGATAGTTTATTTAGTTTCTGATCTATCTTATATAATAAACTATCTACAGGGATCATACTGAAGCTATTTTTTTACTTTTTAATTTACCTTCTAAGGTTAATAATTGGTCTTGGTTATCTTCATCTGCTAAGAACTTCACTAATTCATCCTCATCAGCAGCTATTTCAAATTCACCTTCATAAACTCTGCCATTAGGTCTAACTCTATAAACTGAGTGAGCAATAGCTTGTTTAACCAAGTCTTTAATATGGAGTAAGTTTTCCTTCATGTCTGCAAATCTGTTGAACACCTCAATTGGATTCAAACCTTGATATTTGCCATTCTTGAATTCTGTTTGTTTTAATAGGTTATCTACCTGATTGTAAACTGCTTCTTCTTTAGAATCATCAGACACTGGAAGACCAAGTAAACGAGCTACTTTCTTCTTCTTCTCAGGAGTCATTTGATCAAACTTAATGATTGCTTTGTTAATAAGTTGTTTCTTCTTGAATACCACCTTATTCTCAATCTCATCATCAGCAACATAATATTGTATGTCTGCAGGATATTCACCACGCTCCCATGCTTGATAGCTAGAAGCAATTGTTGGATGAACTCTTAACCATGAGAACGCTAGTTCTTGCAATGGCATTGATAAGTCAAAGAAGTTGTCACCATCTAATAATTTAACTGCTTGTACGTGCAAAGCATCATCTACAGAAGTTGATAAGCCATAGTTCCAAAACTGTGAACGAGGACCTAAGTCTACATTCAAAGCATCTTCAAGCTTTTGTCTTAACTCTGTTACTCTTTCAATCTCCATCTCTCTTTCAAGAGGATCTGAGATTCTTCTGATATAAGCAGCTTTAGGATCAAGACCTGTTCTGTACTGACCATCTAATTCTTTGTAAGGATACTTAAATACACCTGTACCAGGAATTCTAGTGTAACCTTTCATAGCAAGACCACCTTGCATTGTTTGCAATTGAGAGTTGTTGTACTCTTTCTTAATAGTAGAGATTTTTCCTATCTTACCCATATGTAGTTTATTTTATTTGGTTTATTTGCAGATGGTTCCCAACGAAGGGTATGCTGTCAGACATGGAGCCTAGACCCATCCATCTGTGTTAGAAGACTCCCCCACTAGGAGGTGGGGGGAATGTCTTCTGAGTTTTTTGCGAAACACCAGTGGTGTCAGTCTAAGAATACTATTCTTAGAGGGGCATTTATTAGAATTGAGGAATCTCTTCAATCAATACTGTACGAGATAAATCTTCAATAAATACATCACAACGATCTTTCATCCAGATCTCATATCCAGGGAATTTGTTTGCAGAACTCATACCTTGAGACTTAGCAAAGCCTAAGTGGTGACGAGTACCATCAATGTAACCCCAAGTCATAGAAGGTGCACCCTTCATACGTACTTCACGAATGTTGTTCACCATAGAACCATCACTCATAGGAGATACATCAAATACCATGAATACAGGAGTAGATTTTTTATTCTGTCCAAATTCTAAGTTAGTTTGAGGTAAATCTAACTCTTTCAAGTGGATCAATTCAACACGACCAGTCTCACGAGTTACCATTGCATCGAAAGCAAAGTTGTAAGTGATGTGTTGTCCTTCTCCTTGCATATATCTGTTACCAGAATCAGCCATGAAAGTTAAACCAGAATTTAAAGCATCTGTTTTTAAAGCTTGTTGGAATACGTCAAAGCCAGCTTCATTAGTGTACATTTTAACACGTCTGTCTTTAACATCCACACGTCTGTAGAATAAGTCACCAAATACAGAACGAATTAAGTTAGCTGTGAACTCACCTCTGTTGTACTGTACTAAGTTACCATTGTTACGCATTCTGTGGTAAACACCAGCAGAAGTACGCTTTAATTCTTGCTTAGAACCATTAGTCTTCACAGTTCCAGGACGAGCCCAGATCATACGCTTAACTTTTAATTCTAACATAGACTTACGCATCCAGAATTCAATGAATGGTTCCCATTTAACATCATTACGAGTTAAAGGTAATTGGTTACGTCTTTGAGGAGCGTATACCAAGATATCCAATGGATTACCTTTGCTGTCTCTCATCATCTTGTCATCAGCCCACTCTGTGATTTTGTGCTCATAACCATATGCAGAACCTAAAGATTCAAACATTGTGATTTGCTCACCTAAACGAGGAAGACCTAATAAGTCTTGGTCAAATTCACCAATTGCAGCATCAACCAATTCTAATTCAATACCTACTTGTAAGAATACAGGTGATACGAAATCTACAGTTGGGTTGTCACTTACTAAAGTGAATGTGTACAAGTATCCAACGTTCCAAGGAACTGGATCTTTTACTACGTAAAAACGTGGACCATATTGACGTGTACCTACAGAGATGATAGCGTTCTTGCTAAACTCATTAGTGTCAATGATTAATTGAAACTCTTGACCATCAATACCAGGCTTGTTTAATTCCAAAGTGCTGGTAGGAACGTCAATGATTTTAGGGAACTTGTAAGGTACTTGTACTTGCCATTTCCAAGCATCACTATTGTTATCAATATAGTAAGGAGTAGACTTGTTGATCATGTCTAAGAAATCATTACTATAAAGAGAACTCTGAGTATACAAGCTGATGATCTTTTTATCATAATCAGCAGGCTCAGTTGAGTGGAAGCTCTCTAAATGGTTCGCATCAGTCAATTTACCTACTGCACGCTTGTCCATTGAAGCTACTCTAGCATAGGTAAAACCAGTTAAACCTGGGATTGTTTGAATTGCCATTTGTTATCCTTTTTAATTTTTGTTATAGAAATTGTTATTGAAACCAAGAAGTGGGTTTAGCTGTTTGTTTAGATTTCACTGAACTCTTCTGGGCTTGTCTGGCAACCTCACCAAATAGCTCATTGGACTTCTTGGTGATACCTGTCTTTTGAATAGTAGATAATGTAGGATCTTTCTCCATTATCTTCATAAGCAACGCAAGCTTTACTTTTGTTGCATGATTCTCAGGACGCTTCAGCTCCAGAATGGTACGATCAAAGTCTGTTAGTGTTTCACCACTAGCAGTTTTGTACTTATCTGTTACTAGGAAATCTTGTAGTTCACCAGCTAATTTGGGGTTAATTGGTATGCCATCAAATTCTTTTGCTTTGAGCTTCTCCTGTAACACTTGGTTTACGTTCTGAAGATACTGCTGTTTGATAGCTTGTTGCTGTTGTAATTGAGCTTGTTTGTCTTGCTCTAGTTGTTGAAGCTTTGCAGCTTCTTTCTTTACTAATACTTTATGGTGTTTAGTAGCAACGTTCTCTAAGTCACCATAGTTTTTCAATCTTTCAACCTCAGTATCAATGTCTTCTGATTCAAAGCCTTGATCAGTCAAAGCCTGTCTGATAACAGCTACTTGGTTGTTCTCTTGAGTTAAATCCATCTCAGAGAAAGATTGGATTTGATTATATGAGCTGAAATAATCCTTAGGATTAACACCTTTAACAAAGATTGCATCAAATGCTTGTTGGTAATCTTCACCAAACTGACCAATAAAGTTGTCTACTATTTCAATAGCTCCTTTCTTCTTCTCTGCTTGGAATCTTTCCAAGAAAGCTTCTGGAGTATCTATAGTTACATCTTCTTCATCTTCATCTTTAGAAAATACACCTAATTTGAAAAGGTCATTTGATAAAGCAGTGAACTGGCTCGTAGGAGCTTCATCACCTTCTTCATCATCTTCCTCATTACTATCTTCTTGATTATCAGTACTTTGTGCAGCTTTCTTAGCTGGAGGTGCTGGTTTATCATCTTGATCATCTTCCTCATCTTCAGTTTCATCTTCACCATATAAGAAGCTTTGAATGTCCTTTACAGGATTCTCATCTTTCTTTTCCTCTCCTTCTTCTGGAGCAGGAGCTGGTGTCTTAGAAGTAGTCTTTTTGGGGGCAGGTGCTGGAGCAGGTTCATCTTTGATGTCTTTAATGTCATCAGGATTTCCTGTAGCAGTTTCAGGTGCAAATAAGCCATCTAATAGCTCTTGACTACCCATACCCATATCCATAGTATCTTGAATACTAAAATTACCCAATTGGGGTGTATCTAGGTTTTCAGCCATATGTAGTTGAGTTTTAATTGGTTTTGTGAATGTAAAAGTATATTAAGTTAAATTAATAGCAAAGAGACATGTCTTTATACAGACTATTATTCAGTATAATATAGCATTAACTTTTTTCACTCTAATCTAATTTGTTAAGAAAAGAGTCATTTATAAATCTAAAACTCCTTATTGGAGCTAAATCTGTAAGTGTAACTTGTTGAACTTCAACACCCCACTTACGTGCCTCCACTCTCACCTTCTTGGTCAAAGTGTTGTCTAATTCTGTGTCAGTGCATTCTTCTAGGGTCATTGACATAATAACATTTTTTATGATGCTTTGAGACATGTCAGCAAGGGCATCCTGTGCGTCATACACCTCAAGTAAAAATGTTTTAACATCTGATATCTTATATTTGATAACTCCCTTGACAACTATGTTCTGCTTGTCTATAGTATATAAAGACTGAGCATCTAAACTTAGAGTGGTGATAACAACATGTTGATCTATCACCTCATCTAGTAAAGGAATTTTAACATGCATTCCTGGTTTAAGAACTGCATGAAATTTTCCAAATCTGAGAAGCACAGCTTCCTCATAATCTCTGATAATAATCACTGGGGTTATTTGGAACCACCAGTGAGTTATTATCTCAATGAGTTTATCAAACATTATTATTTAGTTTTTGGTTTTGCTTTGGCTCTTCCCTTGGCATTTTCCTTAGCTATGGCCAAGTCATTTGCTTGGTTCTCTCTAGCTATCTTTAGTTTCTCTCTTTCTATTTGTAACTTCTCAGCTGCTAATTGGTTCTTACTTTGCATGTCCATCATCTTAGTCTGATATTCCTTTTGAGCATTAGCTTGTTCCATTGCTAATTTATCAATCTCTAACACATCAGGAGCTCCTGATTGATCAATGTCACTCAATGGACCACCTTTAGCTTCAGCTGCAATAAGAGCAATCTCTTTCTTATTAATTCTATCAAGCTCTGCTTGGTAGTTTTCATTAGCCATTTTTTCTTGAGCTTGTTGTTGAGCAGCTTCAATTTGAGCCTGAACTTGTTGTTGTTGTTGTTCTAATTCTTGTTGCTTTTGTTGCATTTGAGCATTCTGCATAGCCTCTTGTCTATCCTTAAGTGTCTTGAACACCTTCTTCATTTGTCTCATAGAGTTAGTGCTATACAATTCAATTACATCATGCAAGCTACCACCATTTTGAATAACAGCTTGAGATAATCCTCTAATCTCATTAAACATTTGTTTATCTTCAGGTCTATTAGTCAAGAATACTTTTAAATCTCTGAAACGTAAATCTGTACCATTTACAGATACAAATGCAGACTCTCCCTCAGAAGTAACATATGAAATAGTAGATTGTGGTTTAGCACTTTCTACATATAAAGCTGCATCAATAATTGCTTGATATAATTGTCCCATTACATATTCATGAGCTACAAACAATGGTTCTGTCTGAGCATAAGATTGTGTAATTGCTGCATTAGTTCCTGTAGCAGATTCACTAGCAGACACAGAACCAAGTCTTTGTCTTGACATACCTATCAACTCCCAACATTCATTCTTAATCTGTTGAGCTAGAGTATATCTTGCTTGGATCTCCTGCGTACGTGTAAGGTCTAAGCTGGTGTATTGGTTGAAGCTAGAAGGACTCTTTAAGTTCTCTGGGCTGTCATCCACAAATACTACACCTCTATTTCTAGCTTCCATTTCCCAGATATCTAATGCATCTTGAGCATCACCATCTTTAGGAATAGGAATGTGTCTAATAGACATCAATTGTACCTTACCTACCTCTTTCTCCAATAACTTATAAAGTTGATTCATACAAACATTATAAATTACTTGGAAAGGTTTCATCATATCCACTAAGCTTTTAGCTTCTGTATTCTTCACCTCAAACACCTGTCCAATGATAGGACAATAAGGTAATAAGTTATAAGGTTTAATATGATAGATATCTGGACCAATCTTGATACCTTGGTACCATTGGTTAATCCATCCCCACTCTAATGATTGTTGTGTAGGAAGAGTTCCAGACTTATAGTTCTCATCCACTAACTGAGATTGTTCATTTCCTAACTCATCTAAGTAAATAACTTTACCTATCTTCTTTTTAGAAATCCAGTAAGATCTAACCACTACATACTTGTAACCAAAGCTACTAACATTAGAAGTTAATCCTAAGAAGTCTTTTAAACCATCATTATTTTCCTTCATTTCAGATTCAATGATCATTCTGGTTTGTAATACCAATGGATCATATGTATCATATTGAATAGAGTCATTACCAGGAATGGCATTAGGATTACCTAAGTTAGATTCACGTACATTAATTAAACCATAGTCTTGCAATGAACTACGTAAGTGATCAATCTCTTCTTTAGTTAAGTCAGGAACAGATTCAATAATCTCAGATAATTCCATAACCTGTACAATACCAGCAGCATATGCTCCTTGTGCTCTACCTGTAGGATCTGAAATATACTTTCTGTCTGGTGTAGTTAAGAACCAAGTGTTCTTAGGATTAGCCACCTCTACATTAAACCCAAGTTTAGAGTTATCCTCATAAATGTGGAAGAACTCTCTAGCAGAAATCAATAAATCTCTAAATGTATCTTCTCCTTTCTCTTTTAAATTAAACTCAATCTTCTGAGCTGATAGTATATGGTTTGCCCACTTTTCTGCTGTAGAAGTATAGTTATCTAATTCATCTTTCACTTGTTCTAAGCTCATGTTCTGTATCTCTTCTTCATCAATCTCTTCACCTCTCATAGCAGCATCTTCCATGATTTTCTGCTTAGCTTTGTTAACAACATAGTCATTTAACATTTGAGTTTTAAATTCTAACTCTTCTGATTTACTATCATCATCAAATGCTTTGACACGAAACGCATCTGGTCGTTTGCTTATCTCTCCAACTAACTCGTTAAGAGGAGTGGTGATAATAGAATACATCTTAACATAAGCAGGAAGATCCAAATCTGCTGTAAGCACATCTGTGAAACTTCTCACCTCTGGTTCAACATAGAAATCTTCTCTTCTTAAAATACCTTTAACAAGGTCATAGTTCTTTACAAATGTATCTCTGCTTTTAACATACTCTGCATATGCCTTATTAGCAAAGTAGTCCATAGTATTCTTAATCCAACTCTCATCCATCTTTTCCTTCTCAGTTTTAAATTGATCAGGAAAGATGTTCAAATAGGCATACCTAATTGTTGCGTCTTTCGTATATCTTATAATTGCCATTATGAAAACAATTTATTGCGTTTATATTTATTTTTAGATTGTCCAAACATATTTGCTCTAGCCTCAGTGAAAAGAACATTTCCTCTTTTTTTCTTAAACATAGATGCCACTCTTTCATCAGATGTGCCACCTATCTTACCCATAATAGGGTCCATCTTTAAAGCTTGTGCTATGGCAAGCTCAGCAGCAATGATTCTATCAAAGTTATCTTGGTCATTGTATTGTATAACTTCTTCTAACAATACAGGATCAAATATCTTACTCACTCCTAGCACTTCTCTAATCACCTGACCTTCTTCATTCTTCTCTACAAAGATAGGACTTTCCATATATTTTTTAAGACATGTGTGAAGATAGTCAATTATCTTTTGTGCAGATCTGTGTATACCATACTCTCTTTTTACAGTGGTGTTTGGAACAATTTCTTTTAACCAGTCAGGTTGTCTTTCTAAAAGGTGAGCATCTCCTTTACTCTTCATATATTCAATAAAGGATATATCATCATTCTCACATAAGGTTCTAGCATTGTAATATTTAATTAACAATCTAGCCTGCTCATTCCAGTGATCTTTATTATCAGGTCTTGCTACATAGGATGCTACGAACATGTCCTGATATTTCTCACCTGTCAAATCATGCATACGTTTGTAAATGTAGACAGCCCCTAATGAGGAGCTATATGCTGATTTACCCTGTCTATAAGGGTCAACTCCAGCTACATACAATCCATATGGTGGATTTTCTATAGGAAATTCATATATTACTACAGGTGCATCTTTTAAATCTGAAGGCTTAAGAGGAAAATTTGTAATAGGTTGTTTGTCTGTAAACTCATGACCTATCTTATCTTCATCATGAAACAATGTAACAGGAACACCTGTTTTCTCTTGTTGTAACAGTCTGAATTTCTGTCTCTTAGCAGCCTCTATATCAAATATATTTGTATCCTCATTTAAGAATATATCATCCACTTCAAGTGGGTAATACATCTTTTCTTTTAAATACATACTTCTATCTCCAGCCTTCTTAAGTCTTTCTAAGTTAGTTTCTGTAATCTCTTTTGCTTTGGCTTCATCACTTACTAACATCTTAATATTATGTAAGTCTGAGTTTTTTGGTTCATTTAGAAAAGCTCCAAGTGTTGATTCCACTTTTGCCTCCATTCTATACTTAGCAGGAATGAACAAGCCATGTATACGCTTTTCATCCTTTTCATTATTATAATCTAAAAAGTTATAGTTGTTTACATCAAACATCAAGGATTTAGCATCCATGAATCTCTTCATATCACCACCAGTACCTGTAAGAATAGGAGAGCAACCCCATCCATATGGAGTTGTAAAACCTGGCACAGCTGCCTGAAACCCTCTGAGAAAATTACCTTTACCAATCTCATCTATAATTAATTTACGTGGTTTAGTACCTGCAATAGCCTCTTCATTATTACCTTCATCTAAGTTACGTATCAAGATTTGAGAGAAGGGAATACGTTCCCCTGCCTTAGTCTTGATACCTAATGTAACCTGATTTTTCCAGTTGTCTTCCACTCTCTGCCATCTCCAATATTCAGGGATAAAGTTTAGTCCTTTATCAATCTTATCTGTAATAAGTTTAATATCTGCTGCATTCAATCCAGCAATGATGTTCTGTGAGTTTTCATCAAATGTAGCTCCCCATGCAATATAGGAAGCTTCTAAAACTGACTTGGCAAAACGTCTAATACCTAGAATGACTAAGCCTTTCTTTTCTTGATTAGCTCTGTCAATTTCATTTGTCACAAGCCATTCATTATCTCTAAGTAGAGGATTAGCATATTTTTGAAATATACGTCCTTTATCATCTATAATATCTACCTCTGTGTGCCAGATGTTTAAATGCCAATATAAAAAAGGGTTAATATACACCCCATTCATCATTGCACCATCCAAGCAAAGTTGTTTATGGAAATCAAAGAAAGGTTTATATTCTGCTGAATCTTTGTCAGGCAGACGCTTCTGATTAATAAACCAGTCTTTATAATCTATATTTTGTAGTTCCATTATTTTCTATTCTTCAGCCAGTCTTCAGCTGCTCCAGATAGTTCTCCCTTACCTCTCACTTCCACCTTAGCTTCTTCTGCACTTCTGAGTTTATCAACCACTTCTACTAACGCTAGGTAATTCTTCATTGTCTCTTGGACAAACTTACCCTGAGCTTCTATACTTGCTATGACCATAGGAAGCATTCCACCCTTAGCTGTAGGTTTCCATTCAATCCTGTCCTTCAGTTCATGAAGAGGATTTGCATCTACATAAGCTTTCCAAGACTTCAGCTGTGCTTCAGCCCATTCAAGCTCTGTGTTGATGTATGTAGTTTTTTTAATAGTTGCCATCTTCATCATCCTCCTCCTTGAGGATATTTTCGAGGTCCATTCCCTCTTTGATTATTTTATCTAGTTCAGACTCATCTGTATGAGGGACATCCATTTCTATCTCAGCTTTGTATTTGCTTAGAGCAAATGCCAATTCTTTGTCTGTTATTCCCCATATATCTCCATATCCATCCAAAGCTGTAGCTAAATGTCTTCCTACATTATATGTTGGAAAATCTCTATATAGTTCTTCAAGGATATGAATCACTTCTTTATAGTGGTTCTTTTTACTCATTTATATTAAGTAGTTTAGGTCATCATCAGTTAACTTGCCTGGCTTGATTTCTAACTCTTCATCAAGTTCTGCAAAGTTCTTTTTTCCCTGTTCTGTCATATATTCTTTATTAAATCCTATAGCCAACCTATCAAACTCTTTACCAGGCACACCAGCTATATCTACATAATCTATTCCTTTGTTATACAGTTCAACAAGCGTATCAATTAGCTTGTCCAGTGGAATCTTCTCTATTTTCACTTCCCTGTTTGCCATATATTGTTTGGATTAATTGTTCTTCTTCCTCCCTAGATTCCATTTCAGTTCCCCATTTTTCTATGGGGCAGGCACAAGATAAACATCTAGTCTTGGCTGCTAGGGTACATCCACAATGAGTGCAGTGTTTGTCAAATCTTCTAGGCTTTTTGGGCCTATTCTCAGAACACCACTCACATGCATCACAGATAGCCATACGTTCTTGACTAATCTGTCTAATGCGTTCTTTCATGTCATCAGCTGGAAAGAGGTTATTCTTCCATCCCTCGTAAATCTGGGAGAAGTTGATCTTCATAAGTCACCTTGTTTTTTAATAAGTTGATCAGAGCTTCTGTTTTTTCTAGTGTCACCTTGGACGTCTTTCGTCTTTGTTCAGACAACGTCTCATCTGTTGAATATTTCTGCATGGCTTTTCTCTTCTCTTCCAACACCTGAAGCCTTTTCTTAGCCTTCTTCTCATTGAAATAAAACTTACCAAAGCCAGAGATTTCTAAACTGTTGTTCACATCCATTGCCTCGTTAGCTGACTGAAACTGGTGGTTCACCACTGTCTCAATTGTCTTCTCAGACACCATCATCTTCACTGCCAGCGTCCTAATAAGGAAGTCCTTGACAGACATACTTATAGGCTTATCCATGTGTAAGAGTTATTTGTAAGACAACATTCTTCTCGAAGTTTAGGAGGATGATGGGGTTCACCTTCACCTTTGTCCCATCCTTTATAAATATACCCATCTTCTTCAGCTTGCTTACAATATTATTAATAGCTGGGGGAGTGCTTCCATATTTCTCACAGAATTCCTTACGTATGTTAGCATATGAAATGTTTCCCTTTGTAGCAGCAAATGCAATTAATTGCACCTCCCTATTAGTCAGTTTAAGGTTGTTGACAGCTGACAGTATTCTATAATACTTCTCAGCCATGGCAACACTGTCCTTAACAGATGTTTTAAGTCGTTGTACAATTGATTTAGTTTCCATAATTAGTTGATACAAAGGTATGTATATCTGGGCTATCTACAAATAACTATTTTAGTTATTAAAAATTTTAATGCTATATTATGCGTCAAATCTCCTAAACACAGCAATAAATGTAAACAACAAGAGCCCAATCCTCAATTCCTGCTCCTGTCCATCATCCTCTAGGTTGTAGTTTCTGTTAGACACACCTAGCTCAAAGTTATTATATCCCTTAGGCAATAACTCTATTCCTATCTCCCATTCCTCAAAATACATAAATCCCATTGTTAACACTATTACTGTCAACAACCCAACGATACAAGCTAACACCTTTAATACTAATACTATCATAATATATTGTCTTTGTCAAAGCTGGGGTTTATTCCCCACCCTCCACCCTCAAAGGTAAGGGGTATTTACAATACCAACCAAATTTATTTTTATACCCCATAGGTTATAATGTCCCATATAAAGGACAAGTTTATACCTGAAAGGGTGTTATAAGACAAGTTATACCTTTACCAAATGTCCAGTTTTGTCAAGTGATAACTGGACAAATGTTCCACGTGGAACAATCCTGTGCTTGGACTACATTCCAAATTTTCTAGCCCAGCCCAAAATTTTCCCCTATCCCCCCTACCTGCTGTGTCCATGGGAGAGGAGCCTACTTCCAGTTGACTACCCCTCCTGCAAATGGGGGATTGACACATCCCCCCTATTCTTTAACAGCCTAAAACGAAAAACAATGGCATTAATTTACAAAGAGTATGTTAGCACTCCAAGACTAACAGAGTTGGGAACAGTTGCAAGCTTGCACGCAGGTGGAAGCGTTAAGTTTTGTCCAGGCACTATTGCTAAGTTCAATGATGGCCTTATCAAAGCAATGTCAATGGTATTAACATTAAAAGATGGTACTAGCACCACTTGTCCTTTGAGCAAGCGTGTTAGTGCAACAGTTAAGAAAGCTCTTGAGAATGGTGCAACCAAGAATGATGTGCTTGGTGCCATCTTAAACCTTAACATCTGTGAGAGCATTGATGGCAAAATCACTACCATCTGTGCACCAGTTGGTAAAGGTGGCGAAGAAGAAGAGTTTGTAATTAACAATAGCACAGTTAAGCAAGCTGTTAGTTATGATGAGTTAGTTGCTTATTAATAAGAAAGGGGCCAAGTGCCCCTTTTTTTATACAACATTATTACATCAGACAACATAACACATTGATTTTCAATATGTTTTATGTGAATGTTTTATTAGGTGTGTGTCAAATAACCACTTTTCACCACTTTTTCACACCATTCAATAATCAGCTATACATAATAGAATATATATAGCATTAAATGACAATTATATGACAATATACATCAGAACACAACTAGAAGATGAATATGTAGTATCTATTACATCAGATATTGTTCCTAGGGTAGGAGAAAGAGTAACTGTTATAGATGAACATACTAATGATGTTAAAGATTATATAGTTAAGTCTGTTGATTACACTTATAACATTAGTAGGTTTAGTGAGTATCTACAGAGAATAACAGTTTATGTATAATGCACCATTTCTATTTCCCAAGGATAGACAGTCAAATGAGTCAAGGAATACCAATATCCAGGCTGAGTGCAGAGGGATTTAGATTATAACATGTTTCAGGCAAAACTATTCATTCTGTAAAGCAATAGTTTAGTTATAATCATTATTAAGGAGTTTATCTATTCTACTTCATTGAATAGAGGCTTTATGGATTGAGGCATAAAATCCATTTATTATTAACCAACACACACAATTATGAAATTAGAACTTATTAAAGACCACAATAATAAACTATGTGGTTACAAGATTATTAGAGAGACAGAAGACGAACTTGAAGCCATTGAGATGGTTAGAGATATGTACTTCTGGGGACATTTAGGTAAGATTAAGTATGGTGGAAGAGAATCTGCAGAGGGAACAGATGATACAAAAGTGCTTAAATTCCACACTGAAGAGTATGCTCAGTTTGAGAGAGAAAAGCATCAGAAGAAGATAAAAGAATTAATTGCTCAACAGAAATAAACACACACACATCTAGGATTATTAGCCTTCTATGCTTACCAAAGGCGATGTGTGTATATTTTACACATTATTTATTAACCAATAATACAATTAACAATGGACAGTCAAGATCATTTAATGACAACAATGGTAGAAGTGCTATCATTTAAACATTTAGTAAAACAGGTTGAAATGGGTATTGAGAAATACCACGATGACCCTTCAGATGAGTCTAAGGGTTATTTAGTCTTTGTAATGCAGATGGTTATGATGAAATATCTTATGGAAAAGAAGCATATGACAGCTGATGATATGCTATCTGACCTAGCCAAGCATGAGAAGATAATGGGTTTATTTAATGAAAATAACAATTAATACACACAACACAAACACAATCAATTAGTTATGAAGCTTATTAAACATTTAATTAACATTATGTTCCTATGGAGCATTCCTTACATTCTTTTAGCATTCTTTATGGTGCTTACATGGTTCTCATTTGAGTATCATGCTGCTATTACATCAGCATTATGGATATCAGTTGATTTCTTCTATTGCTTGGGTACAGTATTATTATACCTTGTAAGTGAAGGAGACATAGATGAGATGTCCATTATAAAATAATATTGGCTAGTTGGTAATTGTGTGTATGTTAGAGAACCTCACTTCCCCCAGTGGGGTTCTTTTTACATCTTACCAAAGCTAAAGATATACCCACACACTTGAAACATTCCCTTGACCCTTGCCTCAGGGTTGGGCTAGACATAGGTTTCCTGCATTTTCATGGAGTGTATGTATGGGGTTTGTTCGTTAAATACATGATTAAGGAAATCAGGGGGGCTTGTAGTTGTGCCAGAACAACTATTTTTATTATATTTACCATCTAAATAACAAATTATGTTTATAATAGCTAAACTAGTATTTGAGTCTTACATACCTAATACATTAACTACAGGTATGTGGTTCAAACAAAGAATTAAAGACATTATATATGGTAGAGTTTATGAATATGACAAGATATTTGAGCTCAATCATATACCAGAAGACACAGACTCTTATTTATCAACAAATGGCTATCCTGTTAAACCTAGGATAATGACCATCACAGCCAATCCAGATGAACCAGCTATTACATTAGCTACAGCTGAGCAAATAGGTTGGTGGGATGATGATCCAAGCTCTGATGAAATGAGAGATATAGAGCTCAAAGATATTAATATGATACTATCAGACTATAACTCTGAAATAGAGATAGAGATAGATGATACATACATCACTGGCTTGGAAGATGATGAAATCATTGTTCCTCTAATATATATGGATAAGGTGACATTAGCTTATCCAGGAGTACATGATGAGCCATATGATGACTATGATGATGATTGGGATGATATAGATGATTGGACACATGATGAAGAACCAGACATAGACAGTGCTGGATTCACTGAAGATGACAGGATTGTCAATGGTGAATATAGAAATCAACAAGATTCTTGTCCTAAACATGACTCAGACCATGAAACAGAATAAAACAATTATTAACGAAAATGAATTAGCTATGAAAAGTGTATTAGAACTATTCAAAGGCAAACAAAAGACAGAAGACAGACCCAAAATTACAGTGAAGTCAGTTAAACCATTTACACCTGAAGAACGTGAAAAGTTCAATCAGTGGTGTAAAGAGCTGAATGTCAGTATATTATGGGAAGACAATAAATTAAGGCTAGGTTAGTTGGTTATGGTTAGTAAACGATAGAGCCCTGCAGCAATGTGGGGCTCTTTTTTACATCTAAACTTAGTAAACTCCAGTAAATAAAGAAAACACACAGTTAACATGAAACTTCAGATATTAAAGAAAGACAGCAAACAATCATTCTGTTATTTAGCAGGCATCAACAGAGCTATTAATCCAGCTCAAGTGACTAAATTAGCAGAATCAGTAAACAAAATGGGTATCATTAGACCTGTTGTAGTTGCTTACATAGCATTTGTAGATGGTATTAAGAAACTATATATCATTGATGGTCAGCACTTATTTAATGCTTTGATTAGAAACAATATGGATATTCCATATGTAATAATTGAAGTGAAAGATAAAACAGATTTGGTTGAGAAGATTGCACTATTAAATGCATCCTCAAAGAACTGGACAATGTTAGACTACATCACAGCATGGGCATCATTAAGTCAAGACTACGTAAAGCTTAATCATTACTATCAGGTATATGACATTGATCTTGCTACATTAGCCACTATATTAATGGGTGGTTCAGTGGATGGCAGTAATACTGTTAGAACTATTAAGAATGGTCAATTTAAGATTGTAGATGAGAAGTTTAATGTATCAATACTTGATTATGTAACAGATCTATTAAAAGTCATACCAAGAATGGCTAGAAACGACAATAGATATACTGCTAGAGAATACGTTAAGTTTTTAAGAACTACAAAGACTTATAATCATAAGAAGTTTATAGACAATCTTAAAAAGAATAAGAAAGAATTTATATTAGCCACTCAAGAAGATGGGAAACTAGTAGAATTATTTACTAAACTAAAATAAAATACACATGAAAGCAAAAGGTCAATTAAACTATTCCTCAAAGGAATTAAAGTACATTAAAGGTGCATTACGTGCAAACAATAAAGCACCAAAACCATGGTCTACATCTAAGTTAGCACGTGCTACAGCTAGAGTATTAGGTAGATCATATACAGGTGTGTATTACAAGATGTTAGGTATGGTACCAGCATCTACAAAAAGATCTGCAGTTAAGGGCACAAGAGTGGTGGCTCAAAAGAATCCAGCTCCAAGCTCAGTGACTCTTGGCAGACCAACCAAGATAGAGATATCTAATAATGGCATGACATTTTATTTCTAACCAATAAATATAACCAACATGTCTTACAGCCTAGTCTACAGTGCTAAACCAAGCACAACATCAGTTTTAGTTTATGAACCAGGAACTAAAACACATAACCAAATGGATACTATCAAAGCTTGTGGCAAGTTAATTGACGCAATCTTTAGACATGCATTCCATTATAGAATACCAAAGCGTTTGCATATTAAGGGAGATAAGTATATGTACATTCCCTCAGATGCATACAAAATCATTAGAGTGAAATACTTCAACCAATGATATATTTTATTATCTTTGTACTACTAGTGTGGATATGGCTTATATCTGAATGGATAAATGCTCCACACCATCGTAATACATATAACAATGATTCTACAACTCAATCCAATGATACCAATAACCAGGAAATCTGATGGTATGAAAGGATATGCCTTCTTAGTGATAGATTATTCTCAAGAGCATTACATATTATTTGTGTGTGCAATGGAGAATGGTGATATATGGAGCTTAGATAATAGAGAAATATCTATGCAGAATAATCCATCACTTGGAAGACATTTAAAATAATAGTTATGAAAAAATATTTACAGTTTGTATGGGAATCAGCTATACATCCAAAACAATTTGTTGATTTATTACCAGCAATTCAACTTATATTAGCTATTATATGTTGGTATTACATTATTAGAGCATTCATTCAAATTTATAAAGACAGACAACATGGCAATAAGTAAAATTCCAAAGGTAGAAGAGCTAAATGCATACTTCTTCTTAAGTGTTCAGGGCAAAGATGTACATGTTGTATATCATGATGCATCAGATAAAGGATTAGCATTAGGTGCAGCATTTGCTAGTGTATTGCAAGAAGATGCAAAGCTATTTGATGTATTCAGCTCTGCATTCTTAACAGCAATAGAACATAGAGATAAAGTAAAACTCAGAAATGAGAAATATAGTTCTAAAAAGAGCAATAAAGTGCCTAAAACAGTGAAAAAAGTGGCAAAAAAGAAATAAATTTCTAATTTAGTGCATTAAATTACACATTATGAGATGGGAAATAATAGACAACTCACCAAAGGTTGGTGACATAAGATTCAGAACCAGGTTTGCTTGGTTACCAACTGTTGTTCTTAGCAAACTAACTATGACTGACCATAGAATATGGTTAGAATTATATATTGAAGAACAAGTATATGTAAGATATGTAAATGATTGGGATGGTGGATTTAATTATCATTGGGAAACTGTAGCTAAAACAATACATGTATAATGGAAACATATATAGATGCAGCTGATATTATGGTTGGTATTAAGAAACATCGAGAATGAACTAATTATATTAATTAAATGATAGAACTATTACAATGGATTGAATATAATAATTATGTAAGAAACAAAGATAGTAAATGGTATAAGCCAGCAGATTATCCTAGAGTGTATTTAACTCATGAACAATTAATAGAATTATATGAAAGTACTCATCTATGATATAGAAACCATGCAGGAATTGTTTCTAATCAGTATATATAATCCTGAGACAAAAGGAATGCATGATTTTGAGATGAGTAAGAACATCAATCAAATAGATGCATTCATTAGATTCACAGAACAATATAATGAGTATTATTGGGTAGGTTATAACAACTTACGCTTTGATGCTCAAGTGATTGAGTGGATCATAAGAAACTATGAACACTGGCATACATTAGGTACAATGGAAATTGTGGCTAAGATTGCACAGAAAGCTGCAGATGTTATTGATGATGCTAACTATGATATATTTCCTGAATTCAGAGAAGAGAACCTCACACTCAAACAGATAGATTTATTCAAGATAAACCACTATGATAATAAGAATAGAATGGTGAGCTTGAAGAGACTAGAGTTTGAGATGGACCTTGAGAACATTGAGGAAATGCCTATTCATCACAGCAAAACAAACATGACAGATGAAGAAATTCAACTTACAAAAGATTATTGCCATAATGATGTTATGGCTACTTACGCTTTTTATAATGTTACAACTGGTAATTGTAATCATCCTCTTTATAAAGGTAATAATCAGATTGAGCTAAGACAAGATATCCAGGAAGAGTTTGGCATTCCATGCATAAACTATTCAGATAGTAAGATTGGTGATGAAATGATCAAGAAATACTATTGTGAAGAGAAAGGCATATTGTATTCTGAACTACCAAAAAAAGGACAGTTTAGAACAGAAGTGAAGGTAAAGCATTGTATAGCTAGCTATGTAACATTCCAGACACCAGAGCTGCAAGCATTCTTAAAGAGAATCAGCAAGGAGGTGCTAACACAAAAAGATGACTTCAAAGAATCAGTAGAATTTTATGGAAACACCTACACATTTGCCAAAGGTGGCTTACACACAGAGAATAAGCCAAAGGTTTTTGAAGCTGATGAGAACACTCTTATTGTTGATTGGGATGTATCCAGCTACTATCCTGCTATTATTATTAATAATGGTAGATATCCTGTTCACTTGGGTCCTGAATTCCTTAGAGGGTACAAGACAATGTTTGACAAAAGACTTGAACTTAAGCCCTTGGCAAAGAAAGATAAGAAGATTAAGGGGATTGTGGGAGCACTTAAGTTGGCAGTTAATTCTGTGTATGGGAAATCTAGCGACATGCAGTCTTGGATCTATGACAGACAGCTCACCATGTTCACAACCATCACAGGAGAGTTAAGCTTGTTAATGCTAATTGAAGCCTATGAGCTAGCTGGTATACATGTTATATCTGCTAATACAGATGGTGTCACTATTATGGTGGACAAATCTCAGGTGGATAAAATGCATGAGTTAAACAAGTGGTGGTCTGAGCTAACTCAATATGAGCTAGAACGTACAGACTATTCCAAGATTATATTCTCTACAGTTAATGACTATTTAGCAATTAAAACAGATGGAGAGATTAAAAAGAAGGGGGATTTCCTCACTGACTTTGAACTACACAAGAATAAGAGTGCTAGGGTTGTTCCTATTGCACTTGAGCATTGGTTTGTGCATGGTGTGCCTGTGGCTGATACCATTCATAATCACACAAACATATATGACTTTTGTCTCAGACAGAAAGCTAGTAAAGACTTTCACTATGAAGGCAAAACAAAAGATGGTAAAACCCACACATACAACAAGCTCATCAGATATTATGTAAGTAATACAGGTGAGAAGCTGCTCAAGATGAAGAATGAGAATTCTGATAGTGGAGCTGCAGAAGTTATGCAGGTTGAAGCTGGTGATTGGATGGTAACAGTATGTAATAAACTGAAGCCTGACCACCCACTAGACAACATCAATCATGATTATTATATAGAGAAAGCTGAGCGTATCATACACAAGATACAGCTAGAAGGCAAAAGAAGAAAAGTCAATACTGACAAGAACCAATTAAGTTTATTCTAATGGGCAAATCACATTTTAAAATAGCTGCAGACTTAGTAGTAGAAGACTGTCAAGCTAATGGACATGTTTATCCAACAGCATCAGATTACTATTGGGCATATAAGAAGTTCTTTGAATCTATTAACAGTAGCTTTGATATTGATAAGTTCAATGACTACATAATTAAAAGAATCTAATGGGAAAGATTAATAGGTTTAACATAGCTGAGCACTTAGTGAATGTTCAATTAAAGATAGTTAATAAAACAATGTTTGAAGCCATGCAGAATCCTGACTGGTTTCATGAATGGACTATGACCACAGAACAACATGAGAAGTTCAAAGCATATGCTATTCCTCTTCTCAAAAAGACATTTAAGTTTAACACTAATAAGGCCAAAGAAACATTTAATTGGTTTGATTTACAATTTGGCCTTAGAATACAAGATTAAACATATGAAAAATAATAAACATAGCCCTCAAGAGAGGGCTTTTGTATTTGTAGCTATTATTAGTATAATATTAACATTAATTGCTAGCATTATGCATGAAATTTATGTATATTTAAACAAATAATTATGTCAATAAACATATTGCGAGATTATAAAGATATGATTGAGGATAAGTATATAGACAATAAGGGTATTTTTACAATAGAAATTAATAAACTACAGAAAGAACTTAAAAAACCAATGTCCACTGAAGATACATTACGTATAATGGATAATCTTCTATCGTACAAACGAGTTCTTGATATGAAAATTAATTTCCAAAATGTAACAAACAAAAGATATCCTGATAGTGTTTATATACATGCAAGAGGTTCTTTAACCCTTGGTTCAAGTAAAAGACTTTGGATTAGTCATTATACAGGAAAGGAAAATGAAGTTACAGACAAAATGAGAGAACAAGCAAGATTGGATGTAATGAAAAAAGCAATTAAAACAGTATTAAAATAACTAATTATGGGAGCAAGTTGGTTTGAAATAAATAGACATGGTAAGTCTTTACAAGACGCATATAATACTGCTAGAGACATGGCAATAGAAGAATCAGGAAATGATTCATATAATGGTACAATTAGCACTACACACCAGTGTGCAGATCTTACAGCTAATTTTAAAAGAAGTGGTAAATCTTTGCAAGAATACATAGACATGCAAATAGACAAACTTAAGAAAAGAGATTGTGCTGCTATATGTATTCAAGAGCCTGTTGCTAATAAGAACAAAACTAAGTCTCAAGTGGAGCACATAGTTACACCAGGTACTAAGAAATGGATACTTAAATATGAAGTGGAAGAGTATTATGGTGATGGTAGAGTTATTGCTTCTTGTCCTCAGAAAGGTGATGCTGTTAAAATGGCTAGAGCTTATACAGAAGAACATCAAGTTCCCACTACAGTTATAATGCGTAAAGTATTAGTTGGACCAAAGCCTGTAGTAGCTAAAATTACATATAAGAAATCCACCACAGAAAGACCAGGTAGATGGGTGTTCTTTGGTTGGGCAGCAGAATAGTTATGGGAAATAAACCAATGAGCACCAGAGATATATCTGGTAATGGAAAGTCTAAACTTCCATCAAAGAACGTTCTTAATACTACACTTGTTACACAAGTGGAGATAATAGAAAATGGTGTGCTCAAGTATTACAATTGGGACAGTAGATCCAAAGTATATGCAATGCTTGAAGATACACATAAGACATTGAGAATATATATTAATCACAAAAATCAAGACAATGAGCAAATTGAAAGTGATGTACTTTAGTGCACCATGGTGTGGTCCATGTAAAGTATACAAACCAGTATTTATAGAAGTTACTGATAAGTTTAAAGATGAAATAGATGTACAAATGGTAGATGCTGATAATGAATCACAATTGCTTACAGATCATGCAGTTAGAAGCATTCCTACAACTATTATGTTTAAAGATGGTAAAGAAGTCTTTAGACAGGTTAGTATAATAGATAAGAAGACATTAACTGATACAATTAATAAACATAAGTAATATGCCAGACATTTCAATGTGCCCAGGAGGCAGTTGTCCTTTGAGACTACACTGTCACAGATATACAGCTAAAGCTGAGGAACTAGGTCAATCATATTTTGTAGACCCTCCATATAAGATGAATATGATAACAGATGAGAACAACAATGGATTAGGTGTTGTCACTAGTACATGTTCTTATTTTTGGAACAATAAAGACTATGAAAATGAGAGACCAAAATTTGAAAATAAATGAAGATTGGGAGAGAGAATCTCTTAAAGATTTAGTATATTTGCAGGAGACACAACACCTGCTTGAAGAGGAGTTTAGATTAGCAATGAAACAGCCTGCTCAGATAGTGGTAATTGATAAGGACAAAATACTAAACAGAGAACATGAACATCAAGATAACCCCTTACCATTTTGAGCAACTCCTCAAAGATGGATATACATTAGACATGGTATTTCTTCTTAAATTAATAGAAGAAGAATTTGACATTAAAACATTAGCTGAGGGAGGACCAAAGGTGGATGCATTATGTCAATCCTTACGTAGAAAAGGATTAGTGTCTGAGCAATTTAAGATTACAGTGCTAGGTAGAAATCTATTAGATTTCATGAACACACGTGCTAAGACCACTAAGATTATCAAGAAAACACAGACACATGCTGAGTTTGAGAAATGGTGGGCTGCCTTTCCAGGAACTGATATCTTTACTTATAAGGGTAAAAGTTTTGCAGGTGGTAGAACATTGCGTGTTCATAGAGATGACTGCCAAGCAAAGCTAGATGCTATTCTAGCTGAAGGTGAGTATACAGTTGATCAGCTCATAGCAGCATTAGAATATGAAGTGCTACAAAAGAAAGAAAGCTCTATCAAAACAGGTACAAACAGACTTACATACATGCAAGGAAGTCTCACCTATTTGAATCAGCGTTCATTCCAAAACTACATAGAGCTAATTGATCAAGGTGTTACCATCAAAGAATCACATGAACCAATTAAAGGAATGGACATATGAGTTTTGAAGATTTAAGACGAGAAGTTCAAGCTGGCCTGGATGGTAGAAACAATGGTATACCTATGGGCTTTGAGCGTTTGAACAGATATATTGGTATCAGAAAGTCTATGTACACGCTGATAGGTGGATTAACTGGTTCTGGTAAGACTAGCTTTCTAGATGATGCTTATGTCTTGAATCCTTTTGATTGGTTTATCAGTCATAAGAATCCACCAATGAAACTGCGTATCATATATAGATCCATGGAGCGTAGTAGAACATACAAATATGCTAAATGGGTAAGTAGAAAGATATTTCTAGACCATGGTGTAATCATTCCTGTACCAAAGCTATTAGGCTGGACTGATAAGATGACTGCAGATGAACATGATTTGTTCCTTATGTATGAAGATTACATGGATCAGATGAAAGATGTAATCACCATTATTGATGGACCAGAGAACCCTATTGGCATAGCTAAGCATCTAAAAGAACATGCAATGGCTAATGGTGTAATGGAAGATGTAGATCAATACAACAAGAAATACATTCCTAACAATGAGAATGAAATAACTATTGTTGTTATTGACCATATAGGTCTACTTAAACCTACTAAGGACTATCCTACTAAGAAGCAGACAATTGATAAGATGTCTGATGAGCTTAGATATGTCAGAGACATGTTTGGATATAGCCCTGTAGTTGTTAGCCAGTTCAACAGAGATATTAGTAACCCACTAAGAATTAAGAATGGTGATGTAGAACCACAGCTAGAAGATTTTGCTGAGAGTTCACAAACACAAAATGATGCTGATGTAGTCCTAGCACTATTTGATCCTATGCGTTATAAGGTGGCAGACCCTAGTGGTTATGACCTAGTTAAGCTTAGAGATGAGTTTGGTGCAAAGTATTTCAGATCATTGAGACTCATTAAGAATTCTTATGGTGAAGATGATGTAAGAATTGGTCTAGGTTTCTTAGGTCAAATAGGTATGTTCAAAGAGCTACCAAAGGTTAAATATATGACAGACAACACCTATTTTGAGGTGACAAATAAAACATTTTTTATAAACACTTAATATGAATATAAAAGCACATGCTCATAACACATTGCCCACATCTAGAGATTACTGGTGGCAGATAGTATTACTACCCACAATCAGTATTTTTAATAGAGTGGACGCTGAGTCTTATGTAGCAATTAATTTTGAGTGGCTATTTTGGTCATTCACTACAACAGTAGAATATGGCATCAATAAGAGATAAAAGACAGCAAGAGTTTGCTGATGTATGGTTGGAAAATGATAAATTTGGTATACTTAATCTGTGCCCTAGATTTGGTAAGATTTACACTACAATCAATATATTAGAAAAGTTACCTAAAGGTATAAACATACTGATAGCATATCCAGACTTAAAAATTAAGGCTGCGTGGGAAGAGGACTTCAAGATTAGAAAGTACAAGAATCCTAACATCACATATACAACACATTTGTCTATCAAAAAGCACACAGAGACTCATTTTGACTTGGTTGTGCTTGATGAGATACATTTGTTGTCAGAAGCTCAGATAGAAGCAGTTAAGGAGTTAAAATACACCCACATGTTGGGCTTAACTGGTACTTTATCTAGACTGACAGAAGAAACATTAGGCTTAGAACTAAAACTACCTGTCTTAGCTACATATCCCATAGAACAAGCAATTAAAGAAGGTGTTATTACAGACTATGAAATCACTGTAGTGCATGTTATGCTTGATGATAAGAGAAAGAACAACTATAAGGGTAAATGGAAGACTGAGAAGAAACAGTTTGATGCCTATGGCTGGGCTATTAATCAGTTAGACTTAAAAGGACAGAATGCTATGTTCCTACGTTTAGCTAGAATGCGTATTATACAGAATAGTGTGGCTAAGATGGAGAAAACAAGAGCTCTATTGGCTAAGCATAAAGATGAACGTGTTCTAGTATTCTGTGGTGTCACAGCCATAGCAGATGAACTAGGAATTCCTGTCTATCATAGCAAAGCAGGAGATAAGCAGGTGTTTGAAGACTTTGCTGCAGGTAAGGGTAATCACCTTGCTGTAGTAAAGATTGGTAACACTGGTGTTACATATAAACCTCTTAACAGAGTGATAATCAACTATTTTGATAGCAATGCAGAGAATCTTGCACAGAAGATTAATAGATGCATGGCTATGGAGTATAACACTCCTGATAAGAAAGCACACATATACATTGTATGTTCTGCAGAAGAAGTGGAACGAAAGTGGCTTAGAAAAGCACTAGAATTTTTTGATAAAGATAAAATTACATACAAATGACAATAGAATTAACAGAAGAAACAAGCATCTCAAGTGGTACAATGTATGCTGTAAGAGCAGATGGTTCAGGTATTAAATGGTTTGCTCATAAAGAATCTGCAGAGAAGTTTTATGATGAAATTATTGCTAATCCAGACATGTTAAAACCTGTAAAAAATATTTTGAAATCTCAAGATATTGATGTATCTTTGGAGAAATAAAATCAGTAAAAACATGGCAAGCAAATTAATTGGAATTGTTGGTCCTACAGGGACTGGCAAGTCAACTTCAGTGAAACATTTAGACCCAAAAGAAACTTACATTATCAACGTTGCTAAGAAAGAATTACCTTTCAAGGGAGCAGAGAAATTGTACAATTCAGAGAGTAAAAATTACAAGGAAGTAGATGATGCAACTGAGATTACACGTCTGTTAAAGACTATCTCAGAGAAAGCACCACACATCAAGAACATTATTATTGAAGACTCTAACTACATCATGGGCTTCAATATGTTAGCAAAAGCTACAGAAGTTGGTTTTACCAAGTTCAGCATCATGGCTAAAGAAATGGCAGAACTATTTAGAGAAGCTAGAAAACTACGTGATGATTTAAAAGTGTTCTATTTTACACATCCTGAAACCATTGAAGATGGTGGAGAGATTGTAGGGTATAAAATCAAGACAGCAGGTAAGTTAATTGACAACCAAATTGTTCTTGAAGGATTATTAACAATCTGTTTATACACTCACGTAGAAGAGAACAAAGATGGTAGCACAACATACAATTTTGTAACCAATAGATATAAGAAGTATCCAGCAAAGAGTCCTGATGGAATGTTTGCAGAAACTAAGATACCTAATAACTTACAAGAGGTAGTAAACGCAATAGATGAATATTACAATTAATAATAATTAAATCCAGAAAAAATGAGTAACATTGGAGGAGAAAAAAGACAAAACCCAGTATTTGAAGACAAAGACTTTCCTAAAAAGATTGGCTTATTTGAAGCAAAAGTGATTGCAGTTAACCCTACAGCAGAAGAATATGCTGATGTATTGGGAAGACAGTTAAAAGAAGATAGCAAAGCTACAGAGTATTTAGGTACTAGTAAAGATGGTAATGCTAGATTACGTTTAGACTTTTGGTTAGAAGAAGTAAAGACACAAGATAAGTTTAAGTTAACTTTCTTTATTGAGAATAAAGAGAGAGAAAATAATGATGGTACAAAGTTACAATACATTAATAATGTAGGACGTTGTACATGGGCTGACAGTGAGAACAATCTTCCTAGTTGGTTCAAAGAAAGAGAATATCGTGTAGCATTTGTAGGTGAAGAAGATTTATATAACTTCTTACGCTCATGGTTAAGCAACATTGATTTCAGCAGTAAGAAATCTACATTACAATTAGAATTCAACAAGTTGATTAAGGGTAATGTTAAAGAAATCAAAGAGCAAATCAATGGTGAATGGGCTAACAATATTGTAGCCTTAGCAACTATTTCTACACAAGAGAAAGCTGATGGTATTAAGGAATTCCAGAATGTATATAACAAAGCATTCTTACCTGCATATAGCATCAAAGCATTCAGATTGGTAGATTATAATAGAGCTGAATCAGTGAGTGCATTACGTAGCAAGTCTAACAAAGAGTTGAAAGCTCATGAGCGTTTTGTATTAAACGTAGTGGGTGAGTATGGTTGTAAAGACTATTACACATTCAAAGAGTTGAGAGACTACAATTCTGAAGATAATTTAGTAGCATCTGACAAGGTGATTGAAGAAGATGATAGTGATTATTAATATGCCCACCAAAAATAAGAACTAGCCCCATTTCTATGGGGCTTTTTCATTACATTTGCATTATGATTACAGGAGAAAGAAAAACAAAACTATCTATTGAGGCTATTCTAAGCAGAATCTCTGAGTATGACATCTTTAGATATTACATGCCTAATCATGATTGGAAGATTAATAGAGTGACATATTCTCCATTTAGGCATGAGAACAATCCATCTTTTATGATTGGTAATAAGATGGGTTATTTAATGTTTATAGACTATGCTGATACCAGCAAGCGTGGAGATTGCTTCAACTTTGTACAAATGCTACATCATCTTCCTAGTACTAGTGAAGCTTTGAAGATGGTAGATAGAGACTTTGGCTTGGGTCTATCTACAGGTGTGATGACAGGGGAATATAAAAAGATTATTTCTGAGTATAAACAACCTGAGATAGAAAAGAGATATTCTCTTATACAAGTGAAGGTGAGGAAGTTCACACAAGAAGAACTAGCTTATTGGAACATGTATCACCAGGATATCCAGGACTTAAGAGATAACAACATCTATTCTATCAAAGAAGTCTATCTTAACAAGCAAAAGTTTCCCATACTAGATACAGAGCTCAGGTTTGGTTATCTATATGAGGGACAGTATTGGAAGATATATAGACCATTTGCTGACAAGAAGAAGAAATGGATGCCTAACAATGTACCTATCACAGCAATGGATGGTAAAGAGAACATCAAGAACTGCAGCGTAGCATTTATCAATAAGTCCAAGAAGGACTACATGGTAATGAAGAAGCTATTCCCCTGCAGTTGTGCTGTACAGAATGAAGGACTAGGTTGCTTCTCCCATGAGAATGTGGAGTATTTGAAAGCAAACTCTGACAAGCAGATCCTATCATTTGATGCAGATGATGTAGGTGTACAAAACTCCAAGCAGATTACAGAGATGTTTGACTTTGAATATACTAACGTCCCACGTAAGTATCTAGCTGAAGGGATTAAAGATTGGGCTGATCTTGCCAAAGCTCATGGCATGCAAGCTATAGAAGATTATTTAAAGAGTAAACAATTAATATGAATTGGGATAAATTCAAAGATCAATTCCACCCTTCTTGGCATAGATGGATGCAACCATTTATAGAGAGTAAGGAGTGTGATAACATATATAAACATTTAAAGTTTGAGAGTCAAAGAGGTAAGCAGATTGCTCCTCTATCTCAAAATGTATTCAGGTGCTTCTATGAGACACCCTATGAAGATGTACAGGTGGTAATGATGGGCATGTGTCCTTATCATTCTACAAAGAATGGACAATTTGTAGCTGATGGCTTATTAATGGGCTGTTCTACAACAAACATATTACAACCTTCACTAACTAAGTTCTATGATGGTGTAGAAAAGGAATTCTATAATGGGTTATGTGTAACTTGTGAAAGAACTCCAGATGTATCATTTCTGGCTAAACAAGGTGTACTGTTGTATAATGCTGCTTTGACTACAGAAATAAACAAGGCAGGTAGCCATATTGCTCTATGGGAACCATTCACTAAGTATTTATTAGAAGAGGTCCTAGCAACTAAAATGGCTCCTATCATATTCTTAGGTAAAGACGCAGCTAGATATGAAAAGTATGTAGCTCCATTCACATGGACATTTACATTGTCTCACCCAGCAAGTGCATCATATAAGCAAGATGACTGGGATACAGAAGGTACATTTACAAAAGTTAATAAATTACTAAAGGAAACCAACAACACAGAGATTATCTGGTTAATGGACACTCCTTTCTAAAACAATTATTTATGTTTCCAAATTCAAAAATTGGTGGAGATATCCACCAGGGGGATCTTATTGCTGTAGCTAATGGCAATGACTTCACAGTAGGTATATACTTTGCTAGAGGTAGAGGTGGTACAGTGCAATTTTATCATCCATCTTCTCCTGTATATACACAAGAGCGTTATGATAAACTGACTCCTGAAGAAAAAGAAAAGAATGGTCCATTAAGATTAGGTGGTATCTGGAAGGATTTTATAAACACTCCAAGAGATACAAGGATTATAAAGTTAAACAGAGATAATATTACAGATCCAAAGATGATAGATGACTTACAGAAATCAAAAGAAATACTAGCACAATTTAATATTACAGTAAACTACTAACACATGATTTTAGAAAAACAGACAGAAGCACACATTTTGCAAGAGGGAGAATCACATGAATCAGTGAAAATGTCCCTAGACTTAGATTCTGCACAGGTATTGATGCAGATGTTAAGTAAGAATTTATATTCAGATGCAATAGGCTCAACTGTTAGAGAATGTGCAAGCAATGCATTAGATTCTCACAGGAGAGCAGGAACCACAGACCCTATTATAGTGAGTTTTAAAAGGTCAGCAAAGTCTGATACATATGAATTTGCTGTTGAAGATTTTGGTATTGGCTTAGATGCAGATGATGTACGCAATATCATCAGTAAGTATGGTAAGTCAACAAAGCGTGACAGCAACACAGAATTAGGTATGATGGGTTTGGGCTTCAAAGCCCCATTAGCTTATTCTTCTAGCTTCTATTTTGTAGCTAGAAAGGATGGCATGGAACGTAAGTATATGATGTACGAAGGTGAAGACACAAACACTATTGACTTGTTGTATGAAAAGCCAACAGAAGAAAGAAATGGTGTTAAGGTGATTGTACCAGTTACATATTATGACAGACACAACTTCAAGAGAAAGATTCAAGAGCAATTAGCTTATTTTGAGAGTGTGTATTTTGATGTAGATGCATCTATTGCAGGATCTATAGATAACAGCTTTGTTATTGTAAGAACAGAACATTTTCAGTTCTCTAGTATGGCTACAACTGGCTATATGCACATGTGTTTAGATAATGTAAGCTATCCTATTGATTGGGAGAAGCTTGGTATCAAAAACATTGCTCTTCCTATTGCTCTTAGATTCAGTCTAAGTGATGGATTGTTCCCTACACCAAATAGAGAGGCTATTAGATATACCAAGGAAGCTAAAGAAGTGATTCTTAAGAAGCTTGAAGCTGTAGCTAATGTGTTTATGGATAAATACAATGAATCCATCTCTGATAGTGATGATCCAGTGTCTGTATTAAATAGCTATAGAAACAGACAGAAGTCTATTCCTATATTCTTTTCTCCAAATGCAGATAAGAATGCAAGAGTGACAATTGATGATTTATTAAACTATGCAACAACTCCTGTTAAAAAGCCAAAAATCACTGGTATTGAGAAGCTAGACTTAGAACGTGTAGCTACAAAGTTACCAGAATATATGTTTGGTGAATGGGATTTGAAATATAGATATAACAATGGTAAATTCACTGAAGCAAAGGGCTATTGGGCTGACTTCAATTACCATATGTTAGCTGGTGAAAGATTTGGTGAATCTGGTATTGTATATAAGTTCTCTGAGCAATTAGGTGTACGTAAGAAGAACTATCTAAGAGCTTTATTAGGATTTAATCATAAAACTATCAACTTTATTAAGTTTAAAAAAGCATTTCCATTAGGAGCTTATGATGACCAATCAGGTTATGATACTTATTATAGAATCTTAGAGCTTAGAAACTATCCTAAGAGTGAATGGAGAGTAATCATCCAGGAATTCCAGAAGTTGCTTAAGATGTTCACTGATAAGTTTATTGATGCAGATGCTATAGAGATTCCTGAGACATGGATAGCTGAGCAGAAAGCTAAGCGTGCTAAGGTGATGTCTGCTGCAGTAGTAACTGGTCAGAAGAAAGTGAGACTTGCAGGAGAAATCTCTGTAAAGATAGCCACTGAGTTACAAGTGTGGGTTAGTGGACAAACGTGTAAGTTTGTTCCTAATACATTCAAGATGGACGAGTTGTACAAACATACAAAGTTAACTGTGTATGGCACAGAAGAACATCGTGAGGAATTAGACAGACTATATCCCACCTTTAAAAGACAGGTGAGATTTGGTATTGTATCTAACACATCTTATACTAACTTAGAGAAGGCTGAATTACATAACTGGATAAACATACATAAATTTATGGAAGGGAAGAACAAACCATTTATTAGAATGGTTACTAGTTTAATCATAGCACGTTTTGTAAAAGATAATGCTAGAGTGTTTGATAGAATGGAACGTTTAGCATATGTCACAGAAGATCTTGTTGAAAAGATGAGACGCTTAAATGTTTATCTGTCAACAAATCCTATTACAAGAACTGGTACAGAACAAGAGCTTACATTAGTAAACTTTGCTATTGAAAACAAGTTTGTTGATTTAGAAATCTATCCAACTCTTATTGAGGTGAAAGAATTACTAGAGAAATTACCTTTCCTTGATGTACTATGTAGTCACATTCCAGGTTATATAAGTAGTGATAGCCCAAGAGAAGAGAAGTTAAATACAATGATTGCTGATTTGTTTAAATATCACAAACAGAAGGTTAACTTATCTTTCTATCCAAAGATGAACGAAGATGCCCCTTTAGAGGAGACATTAACACAAGACACAATTACAGAATTAGAAACAATTTAAAACAGAAAACATGCTAAGTTTAAAATGGTTTAAGGGTGCTATTGAACGCACTATTGAAAAGGTGGTTGAAAACAAAATAGACCAAGCTTTTAATGAATTAGGTAATGAAGAGGGGCAAGTTCCCTCTTCAACTACTAGTAGCTACACTACAGCAATGGTAGAAAAGCCTTACATGAATATCAAGATGGTTAATGACACATTGACTATTGTAATGAATGATGGTAGTATTATCACTAAGTCTCCAGCAACATCTGATGACTTCAACCTTGCTAGAGGTTGTACATCTGAAGCATGTTTGCTTGATTTAGTAAGCTCTCCTGATGTTAGAGAGGAGAGAAGAAAAGCAGAAGCTGAATATGAGAAGGCCAAAGCAATTCAAAGAGGTGCTGAATATCTAGCTACATTGGAACAGTTTGAGATGAAGAATGGTTCTTTATATCTAAAAGGTATTAACAGAAGCTTACCTCCATTGCTAGTAGAAGAATTCCTAGAAGTGGTAGGTAGACATAATGGCACTAACAGTGATGAGTTCAATGCCTTACATAGATTCTTTATGTGGTGTTGCTTGAATCCAAGAGCTGAAGTGGCAGATAAGTTATTTAACTTCTTGAAGAAGAATAGCTTCAAAATTACTAAACAGGGCTTCTTTGTAGCTTTGAGAAATGTAGTTACATTGCATGGCTCTAATGAATTGGTACACTTTGTGTCTAATGCATATAATAAGGTGAAGGCTGTTTGGAAGAAGAGTCCTAATGACTACACTATATTCTTACAGAAGGATGGTACATATAAGTTAGTTCACAATGAGAACTTAACTAAACTTGAAAGATGTGAATATTGTGATGGTTCAGGAATTGATCCAGAGTGTGATGAAGATACTGATTGTCCAGATTGTAGTGGTGATGGTTATGTTATGGATACAGTTGACCATGGTGAGAACATTGGTAACTTAACTGAATTATATCTTGACTTACCTAACAGAGCTGAGAACAGATTTACAGATGCTCACACAAGAACATTTGACATCAGAATTGGTAGAGTGGTAAATATGCCTATGGAAGCATGTCGTTGGAATACTGATGACTGTGGAGCTGAGGGCTTACACTTCACTAGTAATGAGATTCATTATGTAGGTTGTGGTGACACATCTGTTATTGTCCTTATCAATCCTATGAAGGTGGTTGGTATTGGTGAGTCTAAGGGTAGATGCTATGAGTATTTACCAATTATGACTGTGCCACGTGAAGAAGCTACAGAAATCTTACATGATTTAGACTTTGACACATTACAATTGGATGACTCTTATGCTGTACGTGAGCTAGAAGACTTAGAATGGAAAGCTAAGAATGGTTTCACACAGGAAGCTAAGAAGTATGATTTCAATTTACCAGCTCTTTCTGCTGTAGAAGTTTATGCAATTGTTAAGAGTCTTGATGAAATAAAGCAAGAAATATCTAAAAGAATTGTAATAATTGACTAAATTTGTATTCCCTGGGGACTATTTGTCCCTAGGGATTATTTAATACAATATTATGGCAGTAAAGAAAAATGCAACTAAGAGAAGGACTAAAATACCTAGAACCAAGACCCCTAGGGTGAGGAACAGTGGTACTATGACAGAGTCTGCTTTTTGGAGCTTCATTAGAAGTGCTTTGAGGCAGAAATCTAGATGGTGGAAACCTATCTCTGAATGTAAAATGAAAGCACGCAGACCTTATAAGGGCCCAAGCAAAAGACAGAAGTTTGAATACAAATGTGCATGTTGTGGAGACTGGTTCCCAGAGAAGCTTATCAACGTAGACCACATAAAGCCTGCAGGTAGTTTAAACTGTGCTGCAGACCTACCTGGATTTGTAGATAGACTATTCTGTGAGTTAGACAACTTACAAGTGTTATGCGAAGCCTGCCATGATATGAAAACCAAACTAGAAAAGAAAAGAAATGAGAAGAAAAATACTAAAGCTTAGCCCTAAGAAGTACGCTGATTTGATAGATCATAGCGTAAAAGAGTGCATTCAAAAGAATGAAAACTATGAGGTGGAATACAGAGGAAAGATTATGATTCTTACACCAGAACAGTTAAGAAATGAATGTGTTGATAGACAATACATTGAGAAACCAAAGTTTGGAGAAAAGCCTTATCATTTACTTTCCTATGTTTGGAAACCTATAAATTAACAAGAATGGAGAATAATGTAATGACTGTTACAATTAACAGACAACCTTCCTTCACTGAGATATGGTATGAGGGCTCTGTTACATATGAAAACAAGGAGTATAACTTCTGGCTGATTAATCCTAGAGGACTTGATGACCAAGGACGTGAGTATGAAATGGAGGTAAGATGGTGGTTCAAGCAAGTGCCAAAGGAGATTAGAGCCATGAGTGAACAAATTATTAAAGACTTTAAAGAAAACCAACATGATTAGTGGACCAGCAAAAACAGAAGCTCTATATAGAGCAAGTTATCTAGACAGTAGTTCTAGTTTAAAAGACTTCTCCATGGATAGGAAGAAGTATCATAAGAAATACATCTTGAATGAGGTGGTAGAGGACGAAGAGTCTAAAGCTGCCACTACAGGAAGACTAGTGGAAACATTATTAATGGAACCACATTTATTTGAGGAGAAGTTTCACGTATCTACATGTATGTCTACACCAACTGGTTTGATGTTAGACTTTGTAGAAGCATTGTATAAACATACCAAAGAAGCTACAGCTGAAGATGGTACAATTACTAGAAGCTTTGAAGATATGTGCAAGGATGCATATGAAGACTCAGGGTTCAAGATTAAGATAGATGCTGTGTTAAACAAGTTTATAGGATCTGAAGCTGAAATCTATTACAAAGAGATTAGAGAAGTAAGAAGTAAAAATCTCACTGTTGTAACCACCAAAGAAATTGATACTGCTGAGAAGATAGTAAATGAGCTTAGGACTAATGCTGTCACAGCAGATATTGTAAACCTTGTATCTGACTCTAGATATTCTGTATATAACCAATTACAGGTTGAAGGATATTCAGTAGAAAATCATATATTTAAGTCTATGATGGATAAGGTGATTGTAGATCATGATAAGAAGTTAATCACTGTATATGACTTAAAATGCACATGGTCTGTAGAAAACTTTTATGATGAGTATTATCTTTATAGAAGAGCATATATCCAGGGCTATTTGTATTATTATGCAGCTAAACATCACTTTGCTGATTTAGATGGTTACAACGTGCTCTATCCTAAATTTATTGTATGTGATAGCACAAATTATATGAATCCATTGTTATATAGCATGACCATAGACAGCTTTGAAAATGCTGAAAAAGGTTTTGAATATAAGGGTAGAAAGTATCCAGGTGTTAAACAACTCATTGAAGACCTTACATGGGCACTAGAGAATGACAAATGGAACATATCTAGAGAGAACTATATAAATAATGGAGTAGTAAAATTAGCGTAAGCATGGAGAGAAAACACACAATCACTAGCATTTTTATTGTTCCAACTCTCAGCATTGGCAGAGATAAATTGTTGGACAATGGATTTGTTAATGGCTATATAAAAGATGCAAGAAAAGATATACAGTATGAAAATGCTGTGTATCTTCTCTTTAAACCAAAAGATTTAGATAAGTTCAGATTATTCTTAGATAAAGAATATGAAAGAACTAAGTCTATTATAGATGACTATGACTATGAAGATGGTTATGTAGTGGTTGTTTATGAAATTAATCCAAGGCTTAAGAGTGACATAGAGTTAATAAAACAAGGTAAATATTCTCAAACTTCTCCTGCTTTTCAAGGAATTTTCCCTAAAAATGTACAAATTAAGAAAAATGGACTGCGTAGAGATGAGATATCTCTGCAGTATAGAGTGTTTAATAAAACAGAAGATTTGGTGCAGTTTTGGGAAGATAAATTAGGCATAGAGATGCCAGAAGACCTAGAGGTTTGGCATGGTTTCTTTGAAGAGTTTGAGACATTAGACCTAGATAAAATTAAAGAGTATGTATAATAGTGAAATACTAGACCATCTAATTGCCAAGTTTGGCATAGATGATGTAATCAAGTTCTGTGAAATAGAGAGTGAAAAGAATCACATCTTAGCAGAATCAGTTGATGAAGATAAGCAGCATCATCCAGAACCTAATGAATGGAGATATGAAAGGGACTGGTGGGCTGATAGTGGTAAACAATTAAAACAAAGAATATGACAGGATTAGAATTATTAGAGAAGTATCCTAAGGCAGCAGATGCTATTAAGGAATTCTATTATGGAAAGATGATTGAGTCTTTACAAGAAGATGGTGACATCCCACAAGAATTCAAAGACATGGTGAAATCACAAAGCTTTGATAATGAATACATTGCAACATTTATTGACAATAATCCTAGATTTTTGTTTGACTTAATGGATGCAAATGATATTATTGTTCAAACACCATCAGTTTGGGTGGAGGGTGCTGTTCAGTTTGGATACACTATAGACAGAAAGAACACAGAAATGATGGGTTCTTTTGAGACCTATCCACAAAGAAACACAGCTGAAGCAATTGCTATGGAAAAAGCTATTGAATACTTAAATGACAAGTTATGAGTGACCAAATAGTATTATCTGTTATTGAGAAATATGCCAAGCGTAGTGAGGTGGGACAAGCCAAGTATGGTACCACCCTAGAAACTAACAATAAGGACAATTATCTTAAACATTTACAGGAGGAATTGATGGATGCTACTCTTTATTTAGAGAAAATCATGACTCTAAATAAGGAAATAACTAAATTAGTTAAAGATCATCCAAATGATGCAGAACTTGGTTACAAAATAAGAAATTTAGTTAGATAGAATTTTTGAATTCTCTTGGTTTTTTCAAAGGGCTGCAGTAAATTCGCAGCCCTTTATTATTTAACCAAATTAAAACAATTAACGTATGGATTTAGGATTAGAAGCCTTGAGCAAAATCACCATTTTTAGTAAGTACGCAAAGTACATCCCAGAGCTAAAAAGAAGAGAGACATGGGACGAGATAGTAGATAGATATGAAAACATGATGGTGAAAAAGTATCCTAATCTAGAGACACAAATTAAAGACAGTGCTACATTTATCAGAAAGAAGAAGGTTTTACCTTCTATGAGAGCTCTACAGTTTGCAGGTGCTGCAGCTGAGGTGAACAACTCACGTATCTATAACTGTTGTTTCCTACCAATTGATAGTGTTCATAGCTTCAGTGAGACTATGTTCCTATTGTTAGGAGGTACAGGTGTAGGTTATTCTGTACAAAAACACCACGTAGACCAACTACCTACAATTATTAAGCATGAGCGTTATAAGCACAGAAACTGGCTTATTGAAGACAGTATTATGGGCTGGGCTGATGCTGTGAAGGTGTTAATGAAGTTCTATTTTGAGGGTGGATTGAAGCCTAAGTTTGACTTCAGAGCTATCAGACACAAAGGAGCTAGATTAGTCACTGCAGGTGGTAAAGCACCTGGTCCAGAACCATTGAAGATCTGCCTTAGCCACATTGATGCCATCATGGAACGTAAAGAGCATGGAGAGAAACTAACACCATTAGAATGTCATGACATCTTATGTCATATAGCTAATAGTGTCTTAGCAGGAGGTATTAGACGTTCAGCAATGATTGCTTTATTCAGTCATGATGATGAGGAAATGATTACCTGTAAGTATGGCAACTGGTGGGAATTGAATGAGCAAAGAGGTAGAGCTAATAACTCAGCTGTTTTAGAAAGAGGCTCAGTGGGTCAAGAAGAGTTTGACTCTTTGTGGAAGCGTATTGAAGCTTCAGGCTCAGGAGAACCAGGTATCTACTGGACTAATGACAAAGACTGGGGTACTAATCCTTGTTGTGAGATTGCCTTGAGACCATATCAGTTCTGTAACTTATGTGAGGTGAATGTATCAGATGTGACATGTCAAGAAGATTTGAATGACAGAGTGACTGCTGCAGCATTCTTTGGAACATTACAGGCTGGCTTTACAGACTTCCACTACTTACGTGATGTATGGAAAATGACAACCTTCAGAGATGCCTTATTAGGTATTGGTATGACTGGTATAGCTTCTGGTGAGGTGTTACAATACAACCTAGAAGTGGCTGCTAAGATAGCTGTAAAGACAAACCAATTAATCTCAGAGATGATTGGAACTAATGAAGCAGCTCGTGTTACATGTATTAAACCATCAGGTACAACTAGTCTTGTATTAGGTACATCTAGTGGTATTCATGCATGGCATGCTCAGCACTACTTAAGAACAATGAGATTCAATAAGAATGAAGACATTGCTCAGTATTTAATGATCAATCATCCAGAGTTATGTGAAGATGATGTATTACGTCCTACAGACACACTTTGTGTAAGAATTCCTGTTCAGGCTCCTGAAGGATCTATCCTTAGAACAGAGACAGCAATTGATACATTAGAGCGTGTTAAGAAGTTCAGCACAGAATGGATTAAACCAGGACATGTAGAAGGACCTAACACACATAATGTAAGTGCTACAATTTCTATTGATAAAAGTAGAACGTACACAGAATTTAGTCCTATTGGAAGTTTTCCACCAAATGATTCTGTATACAAATTAGCTCAAGATGGCACATTAGATGAATGGGAAACTGTAGGTCAGTGGATGTGGGATAACAGAGAAGTGTATAATGGCTTATCTGTATTACCTGCATTTGACCATACATACAAACAAGCTCCATTTGAAGATATCACTAAGGAGAAATATGATGAGCTACTTAACACATTGAAAGCCATAGACTTAACTAAGGTGATAGAACTAGATGACACTGTAGAGTTTGGTCAGGTGGCTGCTTGTGCTGGTGGTGCATGTGAAATTCAATAACATGGAAAAGAAAGAATTCATAAAAAATGTTCATTACTATTTGGAGGAGGGCAGAGTGGTATTCACTGCCCTCCAACATAAGGAACGTGGCTATTGCTGTGGCAACAATTGTAGGCATTGTCCTTATGAACCAAAGGGTATAAAAGGTAACAAACAGGTAACAGAAGGTAACAAAAGTGAAGAAAAGATAAAATAATTTGCATTTATATGCGTTTATATACGTATGTTTGCATCTCTGTTTTTCGTTAATTGTGTCAGCCCCTGGGATTTCTATCTTAGGGGCTTTATTTTTTAACGAAAAAGTATGGAAATATCAGAGAAAAGTATTAAATTTGTACACTAAATTAACAATTATGGCGAAAGCAGTAAAACCAACAGACAGTGGTGTCTCTAAACTCCAAGAAGCTTTGGATAAATTAAACAAAGCATATGGCACAGGTACAGTGCTAGCATTAGATTCCAAGACAGATGGTCATTATGATGTAATCAGTACAGGTTCAATTGGATTTGATTGGATTACATTAGGCACTGGTGGATTTGTAAAAGGTAAATTGTATGAATTAATGGGATGGGAAGGTACAGGTAAATCTACCATCTGTGGTCATGCAGTTGCTGAATGTCAAAAGAAGGGTGGAAAGGTAGTTTATATTGATGGTGAACATGCTGTTGATAAAAATTACTTTGAAGCAATTGGTGTTAACACAGCAGATATGTTAATCTCCCAACCATCTTGTGGTGAAGAAGGTTTTAACATTGCAATTGAAATGATTAAAACTGGTGAGGTGGATTTATTGATTATAGATTCAGACTCATCATTAATTCCTAAGAAGGTCTTAGATGGTGATGTGGGTGATTCAGCAATTGGCTTAAAGGCTAGATTGAATAGCAGTGTGTATTCTAAATTAAAATCTGCAATGTCTATTCACAACACATGTGTAATTGTCATCTCTCAATACAGAGAGAAGATTGGTGTGATGTTTGGTAATCCAACAACAACACAAGGTGGACATGCATTGAAGTTTGCATCAGATGCTCGTATAGAAGTGAGCAAGACAGCTGCAAAAGATGGTGATGTAACTTATGGTAATATCACTAAGGTGAAAGCTGCTAAGAATAGAATGAGTCCTCCATTTAGATTGTCAAGCTTTGAGATTGTATATGGTGTAGGTATTGATAAGGTGAAGGAGATTATGGAATTGTTGAATGAATATGAGCTTGGTAGAAAGTATGGCCAGACAATGACATTAATGAAATCAAATACAATCTTGATGAATTCAAACGCATGTTGTTAGACAATGAAGAATTCTACAATGAGATTAAAGAAAGCATCATCAACAAAATTAAAAACATTGAAATAGTAGAAGAAAATGAACCAGCCATTGAAGATTAAATTGCAAAAGGTAACAGAAGATGCTCGCATGCCCATTAAGGGTAGCGAGCACGCTGCTGCCTATGATGTGTATGCTCATAGCATAACAGACAAAGGTGGATACAAGATGTGTGTAGGATTAGGATTCAAAACTGAAATCCCTAAAGGCTACAAAGGCATCATAGTACCACGTAGTAACCTCACTAAGTTTAACTGGGTGTTAAATAACTCTTATGGTGTTATTGACTCAGACTATAGAGGTGAGTGGATGGCCATCTTTACACCTATTATTAATGGAGGATCTGTACCAGAGTTTCCTTATGGTGTAGGAGATAGAGTGGCACAAATCTATTTTGAAGAAGTTCTTCCTATATCTTTTGATGTGGTTCCTGAATTGGAACAATCAGAAAGAGGTGAAGGAGGATTTGGCTCAACTGGTTTGAAATGAGTCTTTGTAAAACCTGTGGTAAGAAATGTGATGGAGAATATTGTTTTCAGCACAAGCCTAGAAAACCTCTAACAGCTAAAAAAGGATTTAATGTAAAGATACCTGAGAAACATCCAATAACAGAAATACATCCTATGAGAGATATGTTTCTACGTATATGGAAAACTAGACCTAGGTTATCTGAAGTGAGTGGAGATTATCTAGTTGGTGGAATATCAACAGCATTCTTTCATCATATTTTACCAAAAGAAAAATACCCTCAAGCTGCATTAGATGAGGAAAATATCATACTTTTGACATTAGATGAGCATAGTAATGTAGAGTCTGACATGTATAGATATGAGGAAGTAAATAAAAGACGTGAACAATTAAAACAGAAATATGAAATTCATTAAGTGGGCTAAATGGTTCCTGCCAAGATTCATAAAATATGTAATAATTCTTATGATTGCTATAAGTGTAGCAATGGCAATAGCAAAGCTATCAAACAATGATAGCATGTTTGTTAAATATAGAACATTCACTCTATCAGGATCTACGTTTGATATGGATGTGACAGTGTTAGTAACAGAAGATACACAGTATGCTCTGAAGTATGTACGTGAGAACTTAGACTCCACTGTTACAGCTGCAGACTTCAATGCTAGAGCTGTATCATTTCCTATTAATGAAGGTAAGTCACCAATTATATGGATGGCTACCACAGAAGACAAAGGTGTCATAGCTCATGAATTATTTCACACAGCTTTGAACATCATGTATTGGACAGGTATGGAGCTTAATTCTGAGACAGAAGAAGCTTTTGCCTATGAGATACAATTTTTAACCAATTCTTTTTATAACCAAATAAATACAATCAAATGAGTTTATTCTTTTACACAAGAAATGTAGATGGTAAAATCTACACAGACAGCTTTAACCTAAACAAGGTGATTAGATCAGTACAAATGGATGATGATAGAATCCTTATATTGATAGATGACATGCATGAGCGTTCTGAGAATGTTCCAGATATTGATCCTAAGACAGGAAAGATGAAGGGACAAAAGAGAGAACGTAACACTTATCAAACTGAAATTGGTTTGACTGGTGAAGATATGATTAGATTCAATAACCTAGCAAATAAGTAATATGAAACTATTGGGAAATCGCATCTATTTAGAGGTGCCAAAACAAGTGGAAGACAACAAGTTAATTGTTGATGAAAACACAAAAGAAGCATTACAAAGAGAGATGCTTAAGAAGTTCTCTAAACTCACTGTACATTCAGTGGGTGATATTGTAACTACTATCAAAGCAGGTGATGTTGTGTTAGTAGATCCAGGTAAGGTGTCACAAGGTCAATTGATTGATTTATCAGATGATGAGCAAGTTATTCTTGTTAGCCCATTTGATGTAATAATGATTTGGTAATGATATCTGTACTAACTATAACGTACAAAAGACCTCATCTCTTAGAGGAGGCTATAGAATCTTTTCTTAGACAAGGAGGAGTTGCTGGTGCTGAGATGGTAATTGTAAATGACAATCCAGAAGTGGATTATGTTTATGACCATCCTAGCATTAAAATCTTCAATATCAAGAAAAGATTCCCCTCTATAGCTGCTAAACTAGAATGGGGCTATAAGCATTGTACATATAACTTCATATATAGATTAGATGATGACGATCTATTAGCTCCAAAGGCTTTACGCAATGTGGCTATTACTATTATAGAGAGTCCTTTAGACTATGATATATACAGAAGTAGAGACCATTTCTTCTTTGTAAACAATGTCTATGAGAAGAAAAGTTCTAATATTAATAATGGAAACATCTACACTAGAAAATACTTAGACAGAATCAAATGGCCAAGTAAGTCAGGAGATGAAGATGTAGAAATTACCTTTGGTAATAATGCATCTATATCTGATAAAGTACCAACTTCTATGATATATAGATGGGGCATGAATACTTTACATATCTCTGGCATGGGAATACAACCTAATGAAGTTGTCCTAGCCAAAGCTGACCAGATGTTAGATGAAGAATCAGGAGTGATTCAACTCAATCCACATTTTGATAATGACTATTACAGTCAGCTACATAAATAAAAAAGCCCCAATTAAGGGGCTTTTATTATTTTGATAGTCTCTTTTGTTTCAGAGGCCACATCTTGCTCTTTAATCTAAGCTTTGTGTCAGCTTCCTTCATATAATTACCATTAATAGGTTTAGGAGCTGCCACCTTAGGAGCTGGTCTTGGTGTTCCAGAACCTTTAGCTTTACCAGCAGTCATTGGTTTGACTGACTTTGCTTGCTTGGTTCCTATTTTAGCTTTTGACATACTAATTATTTTACTGAGTCAACAGCCACTGTATCAGCTGCAACAACAGCTGTATCAGCTTTAACTTCTGTAGAAGCACTACCACCACATGCAGCTAATGTAGCTACTAATAAAATTGCAATTACTTTTTTCATTTATATTTTAGTTTTAATTAACAACCATTTTTACATTTACCACCACCTTTCATCATTTTACCATAGCTTGCTTTCTTAGGAGCTTTACCAGCCTTTTTCATAGCAATTGCTGTAGCAGCTTGTTTAGCTAATTTCTTACCAGACTTAGCTAAGCCTTTAGCACCTGCAATTCTATCTGCAGCTGTTGGATTAGGGTTTTTATCAATACCAGCTTTCACTGATAACATACCAAATGATGTACCATTTTTAGCTTTACCACCTTTTTTCATGATAGGCTTTACAGCTGTTTCAGCACCACGAGCTTCTCTTCTATCACTGATTCTATCAGATACTTTACGAGCTCTCATAGGATTTGATTCTGCAATTCTGTCAACTCTTTTGATTTGACGTTCATTTAGATTTTTAGGTTTTATTACAACTCCCATTTTATTATAATTTTAATTGTTAGCATTTCCATTTACGTAAAGACTTATTGATTCTACTATTAGGATCATTAGCAGTCTTTGAACTTGTAAGTTTCTTTTTCATACCAGACATCCTAGCACAGAATGATTTCTTTCTAGGACCACCACCAGGTTGTGGAGGTTTGATATCATGACCTGCAGCTTTCAATGAAGCTCTACCTTTTGCGTTTAGGCCTCCAGAAGGACTCTTACCTTCCTTTCTTTGCCATGCTGGACTTTTTGCCATAGTTAGGATTTTCTCTGTGCCACTTCCTTACAGAAGCAACACCTTGTTTAACAGTTTTAGCTTTTGCTTTCTTAGTGAGATTTATCTTATCCCACTTACCAGCAGGTATTCCTGCAGTGTGGTCAACAACAACATCACCTTTTTTATTCTTGAATACCTTATGAGTTTGACCTCCCACCTTAACAACTGTGCCCCCTTTCTTTAATGCTGTACCATCTTTCTTTATAAGATGACCATTAGGAACAGGAGTGATAGATCCCTTAATAGCAGTGAGAGTGTCACCATTTTTAAGGACTCTCTTACCTACATAAGCTTCAGCTTTCTGTGGGTTATACACTTTTGCTTTAGGTATTCTAGCCATAGTTATTTGTTTTTTCTAGCTCTACCCATAGCCTTAAGAGTTTTAGCTAATGCTTTTCTCTTAGGAGTACAAGTAGCTTTGGTCATTGGAGTGCAATAACCTTTATGTTTAGGGTTGATTGCTTTCTGAATCCATTTACCATCTTTAGCTTTAGGAGCTGCCTTTTTAGTTGCAACAGGTTTCTTAGCATATTTACCAGTACCAGCTTGCTTATCTAAAGCATCAGCCATACCAGATTCCCATTTGTCTTGAACAGACTTCTTGATAAGTTTGCCAGTCATTTCACCACGAACATATCCTTTAGGAACATCAGCACCTGTTTGTGCCTTTTTAACTTTTGCCATGATTATTTCTTTTTAGCCATTTTTAACTTAGGAGCCATCTCACCACTACGCTTTTCCATCACTTCAGATTCACGCTTTAAAGCAGCTTTTCTGAATGTAGCTGGATTGATTTCTTTGTGAGCAGCTGTCTTCTTATGTAAACCATAAGACTTTTCAGAACGTCCCATAGCACCACCATTTTTCATTTTGGTAGCACCTAATTCCTTGTCTTTCTTTAACTTAGGAGTCATTCTAGCATCAGCTAGAGTTGCTTCTTGAACCTTAGTCCAAGCACCAGCAGGATCAACAGGGCCCACACGTTTGTCAGAAGCTTTTAAGCCTGACATACTACCAATTGCAGATTTTTTAATCTTTGCCATTATTTTTTAGTTTTAGCTTTTATTTTCTTTTCTTGTTTAAGCATGGCAGCTGTAGGCTTCTTTCCAGATCCTTTAGCAGCTCTAATGTTGTCCCACAAACCACGTGGAGATTTAGAACCATCAGCACGTTTTAATAATTTACCACCACTTTTTTGCTTTTTGATAAGATCTGAATGTTTTCTTTCAAATTCTCCTTTAGTCATGTAGGTAGTATCACCATCCTTAACATCAGCATATTTGGTTACACCTTTTGCTGTAGAACGAGGTTTACTTGCAACAGGTTTTAATTCACCACGAATGATTCTATTCATGTTATAAATTGCCTCTTCTCTGTTATAAGGTTTTGTTGTATCTTTTGCAGCTCTCTCTTTAAAAAAAGTTGTAGGATCTATAGATCCACCACCTTGATACTTCTTACCTTTTGAGGTTTTGCTTATTTTTTTTACTGTTACCATTATAAACTATTTTTAGGAGTTTCTGGCACTTCTTTAACTACACCAGCTTCTACAGCCTTACCTAATGCAGATTCTACCACAGCGTGGGCTTCATTAGCTAATAGGATACGAGCAGCTTCTTGTGTAGATAATGTAGCACGCAATGCATTTAATACAACACCAAATTCAGAGCCACTAAATACAAATGTGTCATTAGGAGACCATGTGTATTTCTTACTAGGATCAAACTTAGGAGCTTCTTGAGAAGCTTGATTTAAGTCTACCACTGGAGCAAATTCTTTAATTTCTTCTGACATAATTTTTGTTTTAATCACAAAGATATGGAAAAGTTATATATTTTCCAAATTTATTTCAAACACTATAGTTGCAGAACTCTTTATACTTTTAGATAGGTTAAGCTTGATTTGAAACAAATTATGTAGTTTCAGAATCTCTTGTAGCAACATCTCATTGTATTTAGGCAATGAGGGGGCCAATCTAAAATGATATGATAGAGGGTTCTTAGTAATTTCAAGTGTAGACAATTCGTCTACAGATGCAATAATTCCCTCAAGATGTGCAAAATATGCTAATTCATTATCTTGCATCACTTGAGGAAAGAATTTTTTATTTACTTGCATTAAGACAAGGTTAATCTATACTTAGTTTGAGCAGCTTCTCCAGATAGAGATTGTGCTATGTTTTCAATATCAGGCATGTTATTTGATGCCCCAAATGCTTCAAGTTGTTTAGCAAAGGTTTCTAATTCAGTAACCACCTTCTCAGACATACCAACAGCATAATCCTTAATTGGTTCTATAGGCATAGCTTTTGTTCTAGTTCCTGTATAGCCCATGATCTTCTCTACAATCTCATCTTTAAGGTCAAACACTTTGTCATAGATACCACCTAAGGCACTATGTTCTGCAAAGCTTTTTGTTTGCCAATGTAGTTCATGTAATTGAAGTTCAAAGTAATTAAGTTTTGCTTTGATCTTATCCAAGGATAGTTCACTCCCTCCTTTACTCAACATTTCTTCTGGAAATAATGATTTTGCCATTAGTTTTATTTTAAGGAGCCGCTGTAGTAGTTGTTGTTGTTGTAGGAGCTGCTGTTGTTGTTGTTGTAGTTGTAGGTACATACTCACAACATTCTGTAATAGCAATTTCATGCCATCTTCCCACTGTAGGCTTCTTAACTCTAAAGATAAGACTACCTGCAACTACTCTGCCACTACCATCATAGCGAACATAAGCTTTTAAATTTTGATTGCTTCCCATAATTGTTTTTTTAATTAGGTTAATAGTTAAGGTTATATTTGTTTTTTAATTCAATAAGTTGACTTAGATAGTAATGAGTTGCACGTTTCTTAGACTCCTCATTATTTAACACCTTATCTAAGTGTGTATCTTGAAAAGGATCTTTACCAGTGTGATATGCTCCTTTATAAAAAGCAGGATAGCCCATGGTGTTCTGTCCTGTAATACCTGCATTATGCAATAGTGTTGTTCTCTCTAGTTTCTCGATAGGATCTGAAGACCAACAGAATTCTAATTCAGGAATGTTTTTAGTTTCTTTCTCTCTAAGCCATATGTTCCAAAGGACAGCCCACATGTCAGCACACCAACTTTGAAACCCTTTGTTTTCATCTTTAAAGAAAGCTTTGTTTATATTCTGAAGGTAGACACGTATTAGTATACAGTCATTCATCACCTTCTTCCAAAACTCAGAGTCTACATTCTTTAGGAAATACTGAGCTCCTCCTGAGTGATCATTGTTAGCTTCAGCTATTTCTCTACTGATGCCCACTAAACTTGTCACCTCAGCTAGAACATCTCTAGTTTTGTATTCTTCCAGTTTATCAGGAAGAACATCTTTTAATTTACTATCAAAATATGAAGCACTAATATAACTGTTTGTATCAGATAAGTAGTTAACATCATCATCCTTGAATTTCTCAAGGTCAAATTTCTCTGTGAAGATTACATCACAATCACAATAAAACACTGCTTTGGTAACCATCTCAGGATGGTCCTGGAAATATCTCATTAAGCAATATGGACGTAGGATAGGAATATATACTCCTAAGTATTGACTTACATCTCCTGTATCCTTATAGAAAGCAAAGTCTGCTTCTGGATACAGTTCCATTATCTTTTCCCACTTCTTATTGTATTCTCTGAAACTGGGTGTGTACACTAAAACAATTGCCTTGTCTGAATGTCCAAGCTTCTTCAAGCTTTCCAACCAAAGATGAACCTGCCATGTATAGTAGACATCATCTGGTTGTGCACAGATAAATTTTAAATCCTTCATATATGTAGTTTGTTGGTTTTGTTCCTATTAAGGAGCTGCTGTTGTAGTAGTGGTTGTAGTAGTACCATTAGCTGTCACTTGTGTCAAATACTCCAATTGCTTGGATATTTGCCAAAGCAAATTATCAGTTGTACTCCATCCTATTTGTCTAGAAGGTATTGCCATTATTAATATATTTTATTTAATACAAATATGTCACTATAGATAGTATTTGCTGTAGTAGCAGCACCCCATTCAACTGTAACATCTAATGTATTACTAACTGTTGTGTTAAATGTAGTGTTATTCACAGTATTGAAAGAAAATCCTTCCACAGTACCATTTACTGTCTTAGCATAATTAAATGTTCCTAAAGAAACAATTGACGCTACACCTGCAGCACCTAACTGTCTAATAGTAAAGTTGATTGATAAAGACCAAACATTGTTAGTAACATTATTTATATTCTGTGCTCCACTATCTAACAATATTACAGATCCTGCTTTCACTCTAAGTCTAATAGTTTGATTATTACCAGTGCTTACAACACCACCAAAGTCTGCTCTAAAACTATCACCAACAGAAAATTGATTAGCTCCTACAGTCAGTGTACCAACACCACCATTAATGATTGTTGTTTCTGTTACTGTATTTGTAACTGGAGTACTATCACCTGTTTGAGAGAATAATCCAAATACTGTTGGAAAAGGAAACACAGGAGAAGTTCCTGAAGACCCACTTGTTCCAGCAGTACCAGAAGAGCCATTTGTACCACTAGTGCCACTTGTTCCTTTTATTCCACTAGTTCCTGAGCTACCTGAAGATCCACTAGTTCCTGTAGTTCCACTAGAACCAGATGACCCTGATGACCCAGAAGTTCCAGAAGTGCCACTTGTACCATTACCCCCAGCTGCTCCATCAAGATTAATAAACCAAGATGTATAGGTTCCACTACCAGTAACTGTAAAAGGAGGACCTATAACCATTATACCTGTAACAGGATCATAGCTTTCAACCATACAAGTTTGATGATTATCAATATCATGTGCTATGATGATGTCTTGGGCTACAGTGTAAGCTAAACCAGTTCCAACAGTTAATGTTGTAGAAGTACCTAGTGTAAATGAACTACTAGATGTAGTTAAATACTTATCTCCTGAGTATCCTGATGTACCTGACGTACCATACCCAGAAGTACCACACGCAATGATACAACCAATGCCCTCTATCTGTTTAGAGATTTCCCACAACAAGTTGTCTGTTGTGCCCCAGCCTATCTGTCTACTTGGTATTGCCATAATCTAACAAAGATATGTTGAATTTTAATATTAACAATGAGTATCAATAATTTACAATAACCAAAAAAGTTATAACTATTTTAACTTTTTTAGTTATAAATTTATCTTACTTCCCACCACTGCAAAGAACAGCATTGGTATAGAAGGATTGGTGCTTAGACTAGTCTTAAGACCAGTGTTAAACTTAAATCTTTTTGTAATTGAGTAGTCCATATTGAAGCCTGTAAGGAACATTATATCTTCACTTATCACAAAGGTGTTATCCTTTATTCCATAAGTTACAGGGCTCCCAGAGATATATAGGTCAGGAGATATGGTCAGTTTTCTGTTAATTGTAAATGGTTTAGTATAAAACACTAGTAATGAATGAGTTGTAGTGAATTGTTGTTCTGATTTTTGAACAGCCACTGTAGCATTTATGCCTGTCACTCCCCATTTTCCTAGTGGATATATTTGTGCATATGTTAAGAAACCAAAAGTGTTACCAAAAGCATGTACTATGGTAGCACCAGTATTATCTATCCTACTTAATTTACCTTCATCAAAGTTCATTTTGGTGTAGCGTCCACTTAGAGCAAACTGCTGAAGATTACTCCACACCATTCCTGTGAGTCCCCAGCTTACATCACCAGCCATGGATGACTGTGATATACCAGATGTCACTACAAGCTGTATAGAGTTATCCATTGTCTGTCCTGCTGTCAAGTCAGAGTTGAATAGTATAGGGTTCATCTTAGCTTGAGCTTTACCTCCCCCCTTACCTCCTGACTTACCCCCTCCCCCCTTACTTTCAGATTTACTTTCTGATTTGGATTCAGATTTTGATTCTCCTCCTCCTCCACCAGAGCTAGACTCTGAACTAGAAGAGGATGTTGATCCACCCCCACCTGTGTCTCCACCTCCTGTAGCTACACTTCCACCAGCAGAACTAGCTGCACTAGAAGCTGCAGCACTTGCTGCAGAGGAAGCAGCAGAGCTAGCTGCTGATGCAACAGCTCCACCTACAGCTGACGAGACAGCAGATGCTGTAATATTTGTAGCAGTTTGTGTTGCTTGAGCCACTGAGCACGCAGAGAACTTTTTATACTCCTCGAAAGCTTGACTGATCCAGGCTTGAAAAGCCCCACTATAAACATCACTAGCTGTAAAAGTTTTAGATTTATTATAAATAATAATAGTGGTAGAGCCAGTAATAGGAATACTAAAGACGCTTGTAACTTTTGTACAAGGATCTGTCCAAGTTTGTATAATGGTTTGAGAATACGCATATACTGGTAGTAATACTACTGCTATTAGAATAAAAATAAACTGTTTCATTATTTTGTGAAGATCCCTTTCTTCACCATCCTATCTAATATCCTAGCACAAGCTATATCTAGTGCTTTCTTAGTTGCTATTGATATAGTAGATTGATTAAACTTAACAGGATCTAAAGCAGCATCAGAAGTTATACCAGCAGTTTCTTTAGTAGTCTTTGCATCACCAAGCCCAGAACCACTAAATACCACTCCAGTCTCAGCATCAGTGAATCTAACCTGTAAACCAATCCTGGTAACCATAAGTTGCTTTGTACCCTCTTTAAGAGAAATAGTCTCATCTTCTGAAATACTATAATCATAACATTCAATAGTTACAAAATACTTAGCAAGGTTAATCTTGCCACGTCCATCCAGTTTGTTCTCAGATATTCCAGCTTGACTAGCTTGGAACTGCTTCACCATCCTGTTCTTGATTTCAGTCTTATCTTCTGTAAACTTGAATCTGTTTAGATTCTCTAAATATTCCATGGATATATTAGCCACACCTAAGCCTACACGTTTCTCTTTCAGCTCAGGGTACATCTCATACATCTCATCATTGATACCACACTTAAGGATTTGGATGGGGATTTGAGGTCCTTCATAATCCATAAAGCTTGAAATATCAATAGCCTTCTCAAAGCTAGCTTTATACTGCTCTGTAGAAGTCTTTGCTAATTGTGCTTGTAACAAATTTGTATATAAAAATGTTACAAACACTAATAATATTTTAATCATTATTCTTTGATTTTACCACAGTGAATACATTCATAGTCACCATCATGATCCACGTCAGCATATACATGATCACATTGTCTATGTGCTTTGATCTCATGTTCAAGCTTGAGCTTTTCCATTTCTTGCTCATGCTCTTGTTCATCAATCTCCATAGCTTGTCTATGCTCTTGCTCATCTTTAGCAAGTTCTCTAGCAGCTACAGCTCCTTGCACAAATGCATCAGGAATCAATGGAGCTACAGGTTTGTTAGACTCCTTCATATCATTGGTGTGAGACAGTGTAGTACCATCTTCCTCATCCATCTTCTGTACTAACATCTTATCCTTGTCTGTATCAGAGAACCAGTAGTCTATGATTTTACCATAGCTACCAATGAATGCACCTAACATTAATAACAACAGCTCTTTCCATTCTGCAGCAGCAGATATGTTATTGTTAAGAGCCATAAATATTCCACCTATGATTAACACAAATGATCCTAATACCAACGCTGTGATATACCAACGTCTAAGCATCATAGCATTTAATAATTCTTTGAACCCTGAAGGTTGTTCTACTTTCTCAGCTGGTTTGTGTTTAAATAAGTCCATACGTTTGCAATTGTTTCTTGGTTTGATTTTACTAGCTCAGCTTTCTTTATACCAGATCTTCTAGATCTCTGAGCAACAGGTTTCTTTTTCTTCTGTGCCATATTACCACTTTGGAGCTTCTTCTTTAAATTCATCCCCTTCTTTCTTCTTAGGAGCAGGTGCAGGTTTAGTTGCAGCTTCTTTCTCCTTGATGATAACAGTTTTACCACCTGCAGCTTGAGACTGTTGATTGGTATTTTGGATGTTAATAACTGGAGCAGCTTGTTGAGCTGGAGTTTCTTTCTCATCACCTCCTGTTAACTTAGTTGTAATAAAACCACCCACACCTAGTGTGATTGTGCTGATTAAACCAATGATAATGCTCTTGATAGAGGTACCAGTTGATTCTTCTTTTTCTTCTGCCATGTTGATTATTTTTTAATAGTTATATTATGTTTATATTCATTACCAGCTATATCAATTAATACAATCATATAGTCTCCAGATTTAACATCTGAGTAGTCTAAATCCTTAGTTACCAATGTTTTATCAGCTGTAAAACCTGTTGCATATTTAACATCTCCAGTTAAATTAGTTAACTGAATTGAATATTTAGCTCCAGGAGTCACTGATAGATTAGCTACCACCTTACCTGTAGTGATAGGAGGATATACACTATTAATCTTTGTAGCTGTAGCTTTTTCACCTAGTTCAATTACTGGTACAGATGCCACCTTTGTACAAGCAATCACTGTTATAATGATTAGGAAATAAATTCCTAGTAATACTTTTAATTCTTTCATTAGAAGTTGTTATATCCTGTTAATTTAATTGTTGTTGAGTTTAGATTCATACCTAACTGAGTACCCTGCATATTAGAAGCATCCATGTTTTCTGTCACTTTGATAGCAGAGTTGATGTTTAATCCATTTTCTAGTGTAGAGAACACTAACTTAAATGGTGTTCCACCTGTGTATCCTGTTCTTAGTTCTCTGTCTACAGCCCCAAACTTTATCTTTCCAGCAGTGTTGTTAACAAATACTAACCATGTAGGCATGTCTATCTTTATTGACTCAAACTTCACCTTAGCTGGATCATATACAAATTCAAACTGTAGTCCTGATAATGTGTCTCCTTTTGTATCTACATTGATAGGAATTGTGAATTCATTACCTAACACTGTAAGATTGTTTAAACTTACATCAATTGTACCAGGCTTTCTTGTAGTGTTCACAGCAGATGCTTTCACACTGTATGCTTGTATTGTGTTATCTGGAAGAACCACCTGAGAGCTATGTGATCTGTTAATGTCTCCAGGGATTAAGTATTTAAGTTTTAAATCTTGAGCTGTAGTTCCTGTCTTAAACAATACACCATATTGATTAGCTGTATGCCAGTAAGCAGGAGACAATGTATCAAATTCACTAGCTGCAAACATTGGAATTGTATATACAGTTTGACCAGCAGTAGGTCTAATAATTGTATCTACTAAACTTACCTGAGCAAACAAAGCTGTTAAATCTCCACCATCAAATCTGTAATTTTTATTTACATCAGCAGCTAAGAAACTAGCTCCTGATTTCATAGTGGTTAATGTAAATCCTCCAAACAAATCCTGTTTGATAAACTCATTCTGTGCTGCTGTATAATCACTAACTGTAATGGCTTTATTCAAATAACTACCTAAACTATCTGAAGGCACTACAGCAAATGCTCTATACCATGTATTAGGAGATAGTTCAGATCCTAAGAAGAAGGTACCATTAGTTGAAGGAGTCACTTGTGCTTTGACAATACCACTTAATGTGTCCACAATATATATTGTAGGAACAATCTTACCTACATCCACCTGACCATTAATCAAAGCATTTGAACTAGGAATAGGTGTTACCCAAGCCCCTGTAGGCTTAGGCATGTATACACTACTTAGGGTGTTATAGTTTGCTGTGTATGCATAAGCAGCATTAAAATACACTGAGTCATATGCAAAACCTGCATCTATATTAGCCACCTTAAATCTTAATCTGCCAATAACTCCATCACTAAGATTGGTAGCAGAAGCTGTGTTAATCCATATACGATTGATGGCTTTGTTACCTCCTTGTGTATATGTATAGTTAGCATAGTTAAAGTTGGTAAGACCATCTGTAGTTGTGTTGTTAGCATTCTTATTGAATGTGTATCCAGGATAGTAGTTATTCTGGAAGGTAGCAGTAGCTCCTTGTGGAAGAGCTGAGCTTGATGTTGGAAATACAACATCAATAAAATTGATAGCTGTAATCTGATGTTGGAAATCTAAGTAAAAAGACCTTACAGCTGAACCATTTGGTTTAAGCTCAAGGTCAAGAACAATTGTATCTCCCTTAACTATCTGAGTTCCTCTTGAATTGACGCTTTGAACTGTAGGTGTTAACCTTAATTCTGGAAGTTGTGCATAAGAAAATGTCACAATTATTTGAAAAATTGTGACAAAAAATAGTAGTTTTTTCATTTATTTTGTGTCTAATAGTTTGTTAACCAGTGAATTACATGCTTTCTTCAAAGCTGTGGATAGATTCTGTTGGTTAAATTTGCCCCCCTCATCTATCAATAAAGTGGACATACTTGTTTCATCTGCAGACTCTTCAACAAGAGCTTTCTTAATAACTTTACCATCTTTAATTATTGTTCCATATAGTCTAATAACTACAGACTCTTTGTTAGAATGCATTACAGAAAAACTAGATTGTGTTTTTAGAACATCTAAATATATAATGTCAATATCTAATCTACTATCAGAGCTATGGTCTATGTCATAGCTCTTGTCCTGTAGGATTTCTTCTAAAACATTTCTTACACCAAACTCAAGTTTACGATTACCAGCAAGTGCTCCAATCTTCACCTTGTTTGTTATATTACCAATGGCAACAGATGGTGTTTGAAACCATAATGTTAATATCAATAATAAATTTATCATCTTCCTTGTCCTCTGTATTTACTTACAGCTTTATCTTTAGGTCCTGACGTCTTAGCAGCTTTACCACCCTTGCGTTTTCCAAAAGTGATCTTCTTAGCACTGCCTGCATTTTTTGCTTTTGCCATGTTGGTTTATGTTAGTAGTGAATAAAATTCTTTAAAGTGTTTAATTCTATCAGCCAAGCCAATGGTACCACCATTCACTCTCTTAGTAATCATTGTAACAGCAGCATCTGTAGCTCCTGTATCTGCAATCTTATTCAAATTGTTTTTGCTCCAAAACCAAGCAGCTGATGATAGTGCATATTGTGTAGACACCAAGTCAGGGTTCTCTTCTATAGCTACACCAATTGACTTACCAAATGCTGTGTAATTATCACGTCCTGTCAATTGAATATATCCTCTTCCTCTGAATTTATAGCCATCTCCACTAGCTTCATTACCATTACCCATTCTACCAGAATACACCCTATTAGCAATCTTCTGTGGTTTCTTAGCATAATCTAAAGCTACAGCTTCAGAAGGGAAATACTTTTTGAATATACCCTGCAATCCTTTAGCTGAATAGTTAAGGTTTTCATTAACTATTCTAAAACCACCACTTTCATGACCAGCTTGTGCTAGGAAATGAGCAAGTCTTAGCCCTGTATTAATGCCAAACTTTTCCTGTATACCAGGAATTTGTTCTATCACTTTATCAGGAACATGTCCTTTTAACTTACTTAGATCCATTTACTTTCTTTTTTGCAGGTTTCTTTTTAGCTTTCTTCTTAGGTTTAGCTTCTACAGGTTCAACTTTATATAAAGCCTCTTCTATTTGTTTGTCTATTTGTTCAACAGATTTAACATGTTCTTCACGTTTAGCAAACAATGATTTAATAAATGATATAATACTCATGTTATTTTTATTTAATTTTCCAATAAGAGCTTATGCCAAAGGTTAATTGTTCACCTATGGTTGAGCCCACGTTGAGTCCAACGATTTTATCTTTCTTAGACTTATAAAGAAGTCCAATATGAGCACCTGTTACTCCCATGGTCTTGTTACCCTGAACACCACCACCAAAGAATAGAGCTGATGTAGGAGGAGCATAGTGAGTGATAGTCTTAGTAACAGTCACTGTAGGAATCTTATAGTTTGTGTGGAATGATCTACCTAATATACCATTCTTCTGCACAGAGTCTATAATAGAAACATATCCAAGAGTGTCTAGTCTCACTGTATCAGCATATATCTTAAGAGCAAAGAATTCTTTTAATAAAGAATCATACTGTTGTTTAAGACGTGCATAGTTTGTATCAGCTAAGAAGATTGGAGGAATAGTGTCATGTATAATCTTAGCAGGTTTAGGTTTGCTGTAAATAAGACTATCATGTACAGACCAGGTTGTATCATGTACAATAGTTGTATCAGACTTCTGATGCTTAGGAGTGCAGCCATTCTTTGAGAACGCTACATAAAACACTAGCACCACTATTATTCCTGTAAGAAGTTTATTCATTTCCTTTGGTTTTATTTATCCATTTGTCAACAGATGCAATACCAAAGCAAGCAATAGTTAACACCTTGAATGAGTCAAATATGAACTCATTAACTAAGAGTGGTTTATTCATAGCCCCTGTAACAATATCTGCTACAGCAAACACCACCATCATAACAAATGCTGCAAATCCAATTACAGCTTTCTCATTAATTGAATTACTGTCATTAAATAGATCAGAGAAGAACTTTTTCATACTTTTTCTGTTTAAGTGTTAATTGTTCAGGAAGAACCCCTACAGTTTCCATTACCACTGGTGTCACAGGGGGAATAGTAGGATAGGAAGCAGTTGTTTTGTATACCTGTCTTTCAAGGTTATCAATACGTGTCTTGTCTATATTAGACTGGGCCATTAGGGCTTTGACATCAGACTTGATTTCATTTACATCATTCCATATTAAAAGGCTGATGATTGATACTAGGCTAGGGAACACCCACACCTTGAAGGCTTGGATACTAGAATTTTCTCTCATGGTATAAAATAAAATACACCCAGAACATGGGTGTACAATGTGGTCAGGAAGACCTATTTAGGTTAAACTATAGAATTCCTCGCAAAAGTAAGGTAAAAAAATGAAACTACCAAATCTTTTTTTGCTAGTATGGCTGGTAGGATTTCTCCTCTATAAAGTCAGATCCCCACTTAATATTAATTTCTTTTTTAATATGTGCTCGCTTGTCATTCAACATATAAACAGATCTGGCTAGTTGTACAAAGTGGTCATCAAACACCTTGCTTCTTTCACAATCTCTGAGTCTATCCTCTACATCCCAGAGTCTTTTGTTTACTGTGAGCAAACTATCTGTTAAAGAATCATGTAAAACCTCAGGATCTATGATGGTATTTAGATAGTTACGTTCTTTAAATACATTGACTAACTTATCTTTGTCTGTAATATTTAGGGCTTTGATAGAAAGAATGGTCCATTTGTCCACTATTTCTCCAATACTTACTTCTATTTGCATAAAAAATTTGTTGAATATTCCCCACAAATATAGTAACTTTGTTGAAAATAAACAACAATGAAACCAGTTTGTTTAAACTTATCAGAATGTAATGGTCTTGGGGACCTTATTTGTGCTACTCCCACCATCAAAAAACTATCTGAAAGCTATGGTAGAAAGATAACTATACTGTCTCAGATGCCTGAGTTATTTAAGATGAATCCTTATGTAGAGAAGAGCTATAAGAACAGCTCTATAGACATGGAGTATATACAAAGTAATTACATTGTTCATAATTCATTCTATTTGGTAGGTAAGAAGGATGAGAGAGGTGTAGAAATGAAGCATAACATGATGGATATCAGGCAGTTCCATGCAATTCATTTAGGATTTATGCTTAGAAGAGATGAGATGGATTGTTTCTATAGACCAACAGAACAAATGGTTAACAATATATCAGGTAAATATGTAGTGATACATCCTGTTAACAGCTGGCCTAATAGAACTTGGTCTCAAGATAATTGGCTTAAACTATCTGAAAAGTTAATTGAGCTGGGATACAAAGTGGTTGCCATAGGTAAAGATAGTTCTGAGACAGGTTTCTTTAATGTAAACAAACCTGTACATGAATTAGGAAACACCAACATCATCAACCTAATGAATCAGACATCCATATCTGAAACTTGGTACATCCTTAACAATTCTACAGCTGTAGTCACTATGGACTCTGGTATTCTACATCTAGCAGCCACCACTGAAACATTAATATTTGAATTAGGATCAGCTATCAATCCTGAGTTTAGAACTCCTTATAGATATGGAGAGCAGGGGTGGAGACATGAATATATTGGAGGAAGCTGTGGATTACATTGCAGCTCTAACATGAAATATGCTCTTGAGTATTGGGACACTATAGACTCTGTACAACCTCTAATTGGATGCTTAGAGAAGAAAGAAACATTTGAATGCCATCCATCTGTAGAACACGTTATAAATATAATATCCAGACTTATATGAAAAAACTATTAGTAATCACTCCTCATCTATCAACAGGAGGAGCCCCTCAGGTAACAGTGAATAAGATAGCACTTCTTAAGGATGTGTTTGATATATTAGTGATAGAACATGCATTCATAGCATGGAACTTTGTAGTGCAAAGAAATAGAATTATAGAACTAGTAGGAGTTAACAACTTTATATCCCTAGGAGAGAACAAGTATGAAGAGCTTACAAGAGTGGTAGAGAACTGGCAACCAGATGTAATAGCTATGGAAGAGTTTCCAGAGATGTTCTTAGATAGACAATCTGCAGACTACTTGTATGATTTAAAAAAACCTTGGAAGATAGTAGAAACTACACATGATAGTTCTTTCAATCCTAAACATAAATACTATCTACCTGATAAATTTATATTTGTTAGTGCATACAATGCTTTTAAATATGTAAACTTACCTGTTCCAACAGAGATTATTGAATACCCTATAGATAAGAAAGAGCGTAACAAAATAGAGATGCAGAATAAACTAGGCTTAGATCCTGCATATAAACACTTTGCTATAGTGGGATTGTTCACTCCAAGAAAGAACCAAGCCTATGCTTTTGAAATAGCTAAGCACTTGGAGAAGTATAAGGTGAAGTTTCATTTCCTAGGTAACCAAGCAGACAACTTTAAAGACTATTGGGAACCATTGATGAATAACAAACCAGATAATTGTGTTGTCTGGGGAGAACGTAATGATGTATCTGAATTCTTACAGGCATGTGATGTGTTCTTCTTCCCATCCAAAGGAGACAGAGGCAATAAGGAACTAAACCCTATAGCCATCAAAGAAGCCATGGAGTATCCTGACTTAATTAAGATGATGTATAATCTAGATGTGTATTGTAATAAGTATAATGGACAGGAAGATGTTATGTATCTAACAGGAGATGTTTCTTTTGATTTAGTTAATATTATGATACGTCTAAATCTCAACAGATTAGATGAGGAACTTATCATCATAGGTACCTATCCCAATCTGAAGGAAAGAGTTAGTCTTACAAAACGTACAATACAATCTATGAAGCCCTTAGGTAGAAAGATTATGTTAGTAAGTCACTATCCTGTAGACGATGAGACACAACGCATGGTAGACTATTATGTATATGACAAGAACAACCCACTCACTCATCATAGCTATTACACTAGGTTTTATAATGATACTCCTAACTACTATGCTGAGATTAATATCAATGGATTGAAGGATACCAACCAGTCCCTTACAGTGTTAGTTAATATATTCAATGGAATGAAAGCTGCTAAACAGAATGGATATAAGAGAGTGTTCTACAATACATATGATGTGGTGGTAGATAGTAAAGATTTAGATGTTATTGAAAAAGCATTATCCTCTGGTAAGAACGCATATGTAGCTACCCTCCCTACACCTATGGGTAAGGGAATTCAGACCAATGGAATGATGTATGATGTAGATTATTTCTTGAAGACATTTGATGACGCTACAGATCCACAAGAATACAACAGAATCTGTGAGTGGATAGGAGCTCATAACTTCCTAGAAGACTATCTATCAAAGAGAATCACTGATGATAATACAGAAATAATCACCAATGAACAAGAAACCTTATTGGTTCATAGTGGCTTAGGCACATCTTCTAACAGTGAATATTATTCTATTATACCAATTGTTGGAAAACCAAACAATTATATGTTCTATTTCTTTACATATAATGTAGACCATAGAACTATATATGTTACTATTGGTGATATAGATAAGAGAATACAGGTGGCTAAGACTAGAGAATGGATGTATCCTTTTGTATTTAAGGGAGAGCCTATTGATATACAACTAGACTTCTATGATGGAGACCATTGCTACAAGATAGAAAAACACACCCTACATAAGGACAATTTAGATAAGTATCAAAGCACAGGTAGGTTTGAATTTAAGAAGAAAGAAAGACCTAGAATTAAATTAGTTCATATACAAACTACATTAAACGATGAAAGAGAACAAGCTAGCAGAGCATCCCTTGAAAGAGTTAGAGACCATGGATGGGAATACAAATTACATCTTAACTATCCCTACAGATCATTACCACCTGAGCACAACTGCATCAGGCCCTTTTGTGTTTCAATGGAACTCTTCAATGAACAGCAAGTTCAACAGTATGGCACTGCACTTACCCCAGCACATTATGGATGCTACCAAGCATTCAGAGATGCCATCCTAAGTGAATTCCATGACTGTGATTTCTTGATGGTGTGTGAAGGTGATTGTATTATTGAAGCACCAATTGAACACTTCATATCCACTGTGGAAAGCTGTGCACATGAAATGATTATTAACAATATTGAATTCATGTCCTTTGGAGATAAAGATACATTAGAACATGGCTGGCCACAAAGCCCTGAGGTGAGAAAGATTAATGATGTAATGTATGAAACAGATCATATCATTGGTTTACAATCAATTATGTTCCCTATACATATAGCTCCATGGTTGAAAGAAACATTACGTAAAGAACCTTGGGATGCTGCAGATATGTATTTCAACATTATATTTAACAACCAAAAGATGGGTATTGTGTACGAAAGACTTACTACCCAAGCAGATGGATTCTCCTTAATAGACAACATGGAAAAATCATTTAGAAAGAAATGAAAAGAATAGCTATTATAGATTGTTATCCATCTGGTCAAAGAGAGATAGATATTCTTAACAGATGTATAGATGGATTCAAACATACAGGGTGGGATATTATGATTGTAGCTCATTTGCCAATTGATAAAGCCACTGCTGAAAAGGTGCAATATACCATCTATGATAGCAACAACACCTTCCTCCCCCCTACATACACTCCCAACTGGTGGTTTCAAACAGATGAATATATTATAAATATATTTAATGCAGGACACACACTACCTATATGCAGAAACATGAGAGCTGGAATGAACCTAGCAAAAGCAATGGGCTATGATGAGTTTGTATTTACAGAGTGTGATGTTCTTCTATCTCAACCTGATGCAGCAAAACTAGTTGGACTGATGGATGAAATGGGTGGCTTGGGTAAGAAGATGTTATTCTTTAGACCTGAGGAGTATAGGGACTGTGAAGGTTCTTATGTATATGAAACCTTATTGTTTGGTGGTAATCTAGACTACTTCCTATATACATTCCAACCTCCATTAGATGTACACGAGTGGTTAAGAATTCCTATGGGCTATACATTAGAACTATCTTTCTACGAACAGTTTAGTAAACATGAAGACCAGTTCTTACTAGTACATGACCATAGCTCTAACATCTTCACAGACAGTGATGTGAATGTGCTTAGATATGGACTCTTTAACTGTGAGCTATTGTATAATGAGGTGGTTCCAGAAGAGCCTGTTCTATTTATAATGAATACACTTATACTAGAAGAGTGGAAACATGTTGACATTTACAAGAATAATGAACTAACACAAACACAGATATTAGGTAAAGGACACTACTGGTTCAATACATACAAATTAGATGGAGAAGAAATACGTGTAGAAGTGTATGACATTGATAAAAAATACTTATTTTTGTCTAAGAAATTTACATTAACCAACCAAAACTTATCCCTGTTTAAAGAAAAGGGAACAATTAAATTAAACTAATATGGCACATCCAGCAGAGCAAGCATTTTGCAACTTTGTAAAACAAATCTTTCCTGAGTATTTCAATAATGTAAATGTCTGTGACATTGGTTCACTAGACTTAAATGGTAACAATCACTATCTATTTGAAGACTATTCCTATATTGGTATAGATATTGGTAAGGGTAGAAATGTAAATGTTGTAAGTAAAGGACATGAATACAGACCTATAGATGGTAAAAAGTATGACACTGTTATAAGCACAGAAGTGTTTGAACATGATATGTATTGGAAGGAAACTATCCAGAATGTTATAGATAATCTATTACGTCCAGGAGGATTGTTTTTATTTACATGTGCTACGACAGGAAGACCTACACATGGAACTAGTATATTTGATCCACAAGATAGTCCATTCACAATACAAGAAGAAGATTGGGCTGGGTATTATATGAATGTTACAGAATTAGATGTAAGAGCAGCTATAGATTTAGATAAGTATTTTGCTGCACATCATTTCTATGTAGATGAGAATAGCTGTGATTTATACTTCTGGGGACTATTAAAAAAATAAACATGCAAACAATAGACGTAATCATACTTACAAATACTAAGACTGAAAAGAATCTTAGAATGACTTTAAGAACTATATACACCCTACGTGATAGTGAAATAGGATATAAGTTCAAGATACACTTAGTGGAGTCAGGAGATGACTATACAAAAGACTATCTTGAAACACAAATAGTAGCCAATTACATTAAGCCTAATGAACCATTTAACTATAACAAGTTTATTAACATTGCTATGAACTATGTAACATCAGAATGGGTTATCATATCTAACAATGATGTAGGTTATGAGAAGAACTGGCTATCTGAAATAATGGCTATTAGTAAAGAAAGACCAGACATACATTCTTTCTCTCCAAAAGATCCTGCATTATATATAAGGTTTTTTGATTGGCATTTTATAGATAGTCCATCTAAGTACTTTGAAGACTACACTGTACATGAAGCAGTGATGGGTTGGTGTTTAGTTATTAAAAAGGAAGCACTAGATAAGATTAGTCCTTTTGATGAGCAGTTTGATATGTATTACCAAGACAATGACTATGCAAGAATGTTGATGAAACATGGTATTAAACATGCCTTGGTAAAAGATTCTATTGTTTGTCATTTAAGGAGCGTAAATATAACCAAGCTCACTCCTGAAAGCATTAAGAAAATGGAGGAAGACAAAATTAAATTTGAAAGAAAATGGGGATAGTACAAGTAGCCACAGGATTAATTACCATCCCACCAAATGGTTGGGGTGCTGTAGAAAGACTTATATGGGCATATAAACAAGGACTAGAACAACTAGGAGAAACTGTTGATATACAATATATCAATCAGGTGGAGAAAAAGCCTGACCAGATAGTACATGTACATCTTGCTAACTTAGCTCTAGACTGTAAAGATAGAGGCATCCCTTATATCTATTCACTACATGACCACCACACAGAATGGTATGGTAAAGATAGCTGGGTGTACAATCAGAATGTAGAAGCTATGAAAGGAAGTATTATATCCTTTACACATGCTGAGTATTTAATAGACTACTTTGATACAGTGGATAAGTTGTTCTACCTACCACATGGTGCAGATACAGATTTCTTTACACCAAACTATGCTTTCACAACTACATTTGAATATGCACTATTGATGATAGCTAACAATGGACTAGGTGGAGACAGTGGGTTTGATAGAAAAGGATTTAGATATGGTATAGAAGCAGCTAAGCAGTTGAATCTTCCTATCACTATAGCTGGTCATCCTGATAACCAAAAGTTCTTTGAAATTCATAAAGACTTATTAGACTATCCAAAGTTAACTTTAAAGTTAACAAATCCTACAGATGAAGAGATGAGAGAGCTATATCAAACACATGATATATTCTTACATCCATCTATGCTAGAAGCAGGCCATCCTAACCTAACACTTATGGAAGCCACAGCATGTGCTATTCCCATTGTGGGAACTTACAAAGGAAGTAGACATATGGATGGTATGTGGGTGATACCTGAAATTAGTACAGCTGCTGTTATTACAGGTATAGAAGAAACAATTAAAACCTATGACCACAGAAGAAAAGAAATGCTAAATGCACGTAAAAGTAGAAGCTGGTTGGAAGTGTGTAAGATATTAAAGAAATATTACGACAACGTTCGTATAATAGGTAAAGAATACACATCTGAAATAACAAAACAATTATACATAGAAGCATATGGTAACTTATAATTTAACACATGTCCATGGTTTGCACTTTGAGTTACTAGGAGATGAGGGCAAGAACAGAGAGTATGATGTAGTGTTTGTAGATACAACTACATCAAAGAGTGAGATTATATATGAAGTGAAGATGAGACCAGGAAGTTGGGCTAAGCTTAGCAGAAAATATCTATCAGACATAGCTATATTCATTAAGTATCAAGGACGCACCATTAAGCAAATCAATCTGTTAGATGAAATAAAAGGTAAGCGTGTGTTTATATCTTTTGAATCTAGTTCATTGGGAGACAGCATTGCTTGGATACCATACTGTTTAGAGTTTAAGAATGTATACCAATGTGATGTCATAGTATCTACATTCAAGAATGAACTGTTTGAGTCTGTATATCCTGAGCTTAAGTTTGTAGGTAGAGGGGTGAGAGTAGATAACCTCATAGCAATGTTTGAAATAGGATGGTTCTGGGATAGTAATAAAGAACCTATACATCCTGCCACTATACCATTACAACAAGCAGCTTCTAATATATTAAATCTAAAGCATAGAGAAATACAACCTAGGATAGCTTTTACACCAACACGTCCTATAGAAGATAGATATATTTGCATATCTACAAGATCTACAGCACAATGTAAACATTGGTATTATTGGAAAGAGCTTATCAGTGAGCTACAATCAATGGGATATAAAGTGATTGAGATGTCTCAAGAAGCTGATGACTTAGGTGCAATCAAACTTACAGACACTTCCTTAAACAATGTAATGAACTATCTATATTATGCAAAGGCATATATAGGACTATCTAGTGGCATCAGCTGGTTAAACTGGGCTGTTGGTAAAGAGACAGTGATGATATCTAACTTCACAGAAGAAGACCATGAGTTTAGTTGTATAAGAATCACTAATAAGAATGTGTGCCATGGATGTTGGAACAATCCATTGTTTAAGTTTAATAAGGGAGACTGGAACTGGTGTCCTGAAAATGAAAATAGCCCTAGACATTTTGAATGTCATAAGGCTATTTCTATGAATGATGTATTGGAAGAAGTGAAAAAACTTATTTAGTTTTTTCTAATGTTTCACCTAACTCAATAATGAATTCAGAAACAACACCCCACTTCACAGCATTGAATAAATCTTTCAACTTTACAAAGTCAGCATCTTCAAACTCTACAGTCTTTCTGATAGCTAAGTAAGAATCTGTAAAGTCTTTCTCTTCAATATTAAACTCTTTGTGAGCATCTACAATCTTTAATAAGCGAAGTCTTGTAGACATCTCTTTAACATCCATACCTCCTTCTCTAGGTACATTATTAATAGCTGCTTTTAATAAGTCAGCTGTAGAAAAGAATGTCTCTCTTCCTTGAATTTTCTCCTTACCAAACTTTAACTCTAAAGCTTTCATATATTATAGTTTTATAAACAAAGTTAAGAACAATGTTTTAATATACCAAATTATATTGTAGTTGTAGTTGTAGTGGTGGTAGTTTCCCAAGGTAGAGGTAGGACTATAAGAGGAGGATTGATTTGTTGATCTAACTGAGCTGCTAAGTTCCTATTAATAGCTTCTACATCTAAGCCAGCATCTAACCAGCTAATTACTTGATCCTCAGTAAGTTCACTATAAGGAGTGAAGTCTGTTCCACTTGGAGCAGGACATGCATATGCTCCATATGTATCTGCTACATACTCTTTGCCATCTACTGTTGTAAATGCATTTCTTCTCCAGTGAATAAACATTACTATATCTGTTAAAGAACCTTCTTGAGGCACTTCTTGCATTTGGGATATCACCCATTGATAAACAATTTCCATATTTTTATTTTAAGTTTTATAAACAATTTATTGAAGCGTTATTACCTGAAGTTCCACTATATGAAAGTAGTTCTAGTGTAAATGGATATGTTCCAGTAGTAAGTGTAATGTCTGTTGTTTGTGTTTGGTTTCTTGTTGGATTTTGAGAATAGTTTCCACTACCAGTTAATACTAAATATGAGTTAGTAAATGCACCAGGAGAAGCACCTCCAAATGTAGAAAATCTAACTGTTTTAGTTCCAGTTATATAAACAGTACCTGATACATAAGTAGCAGATGGACTTGCTACATTAGTACCTGAAATAGAACAACTATCACAACTATATCCATAGAACTCACTTACAGAATCTGGTGTAGAAAAACCAGCTGCAGAACTCATTGATCTTAATGAGTAAGGAGCAGACTGTGGTGTACACAGTGCTGCTCCTATTTGTGAAAAGCTTAATGGTCCACTACTTGGTAAAGCCATCTATTAAAGTTTTTAATTCTTCAATTTGTTTTTGTTGTTCTTTGATTCCCTCGAATAGAACAGCTACAGCATTTTGGTATTTAACTCCCTTGAATCCTTGGTTATCTGTAGAAACTAGTTCTGGGAAATACACCTCCAATTCTTGAGCAATAAATCCAATGTTGTCAAAGCTCTCTTCATCCACTCTGTCATATACCACCCCTCTTGAGCTAACTATCTTTTCTAAAGCATTCTCAATTGGTCTGATGTTTGTTTTATATCTGGCATCAGAAGATGCTGTGATATCTCCAGTTGCGTAGATAGTGCCACTAACATATAGTTTATACCCTGCATCTGATGTTGTGCCTATGGTTACGTTAGAACTTCCAAAAATATTAAATACATCATCAACAGAATGTAATCCCATTGACAATCTATTACTATTACTTGCTGCACCAGCATAATAGAAATAGAATTGACCCATGTTTTTAGAACCATCAGACTGTCCAGTTGCATACATTAAACTATCCCCAGCACCCATACCACTATTTAACATTCTAACACCTCTTTGGAATGCACCAGAACCTGACACTGTTATACCAAGTATAGGAACAGTTGTAGTGTTTGCTCCAACCATTGTCACCTGCCCATTTGCAAATACAGTAAATCTATCAGTACCAGCAGCATTCTCAAGTAAAATAATTTCATTACCTGCATTAACACCAGCACTAACTATTAAACCTGCGTTATCAGTTGTGGTGTTTAAGTTTTTAATTCTTGATGTGAAAGAACCATTATTTACTTGAACATCTAATTGATAAGATGGTGCAGTAGTACCAACACCTACAAAGCCAGTAGAACCAACAATACGAATAACTTCTGAAGTTCCACCTAATGTCAAAACATTACTACTTGACCTTACATCACTTGCACCAATTGATACACCATTTCCAGTTACAGTACCTGTTGCAGTTAAACTTCCAGCGACTGATATAACAGTACCACTTTCACTTATAATACTATTACCAACAGTTGTACTATTAGTAAATTTGGCTATATAACCTGTAGTACCACTGATTGTACCTGCACCAGACGTTCCACTAGATCCATTAGCACCATTGGCTCCTGCTGTACCACTTGTACCCTTAGTACCACTAGTTCCTGAAGAACCAGCAGCTCCATTAGCTCCAGATGTTCCTGATGTTCCCTTTGTTCCACTAGTACCACTAGACCCAGCAGCACCATTTGCTCCTGACGTACCAGAAGTACCACTGCTACCTGCAGCACCATTGGCACCAGAAGTTCCACTAGATCCATTGGTACCACTTGTTCCAGCTGTAGCACTAGTACCACTAGAACCACTTACACCACTAGTTCCTGCAGTTGCGTTTATACCACTAGTTCCAGAAGATCCATCAGTTCCTGAAGTTCCAGAAGTTCCATTAGCTGCACTTGTACCAGAACTACCACTAGTACCAGCAGTTCCACTAGAGCCTGAAGTTCCAGAAGTTCCAGATGTACCTTTTGTTCCTGAAGTACCACTAGAACCATTAGCTCCAGAAGTTCCTGATGTTCCTTTAGTACCACTTGTTCCTGAAGAACCAGAAGTTCCAGATGTTCCTGATGAACCTGAGCTACCATCAGTACCAGATGTACCACTTGAACCAGAACTACCATCTGTACCACTTGTTCCAGAAGACCCAGAACTACCATCTGTACCAGATGTTCCAGAGGAACCACTTGTAGCTGATGTTCCTGATGAACCAGAAGTTCCACTAGTTCCAGATGTGCCCTTAGTACCACTAGTACCACTGGAACCATTTGCTCCTGATGTACCTGATGTCCCCTTAGTACCTGAAGTACCTGATGAACCAGAAGTGCCTGATGTTGCTGATGTACCAGATGAACCACTTGTACCACTACTACCTGAGCTTCCATCAGTTCCTGATGTTCCACTACTTCCACTCGTGCCACTAGTACCACTAGACCCAGAAGATCCTGATGTTGCACTTGTACCACTAGAACCAGATGTTCCACTAGAACCAGAGCTACCACTTGTACCTGCTGTACCAGAAGACCCAGACGTACCACTTGTACCTGAAGAACCATTGGTACCACTTGTACCACTTGTTCCTTTTGTTCCACTTGTACCTGAAGACCCAGATGTAGCTGATGTGCCACTAGACCCACTTGTTCCAGAGCTTCCACTAGTTCCACTAGATCCACTAGTAGCACTTGTGCCACTAGATCCAGATGTGCCAGACGTACCAGAGCTTCCACTAGAAGCAGAAGTTCCTGAAGATCCTGATGTGCCAGATGTTCCAGAAGAACCAGATGAACCAGAGGTTGCTGATGTACCACTTGATCCACTTGTAGCACTTGTTCCACTTGACCCACTAGTACCACTAGAGCCACTGGTACCAGAAGAACCACTCGTTCCACTAGTGCCAGAACTTCCACTTGTGCCTGATGTACCAGAGGTACCCTTAGTTCCACTTGTACCACTTGATCCACTTGAACCAGACGTACCACTGGTAGCTGATGTACCTGAAGACCCTGACGTTCCAGAGGTGCCTGAAGAACCATTAGCTCCAGATGTACCAGAGGTACCACTAGGAGGATTGAATGTGGTTTGTGCGTAAGAATAATAACTTGTTCCTTCTGTATAGAGAGTTAATGTTCTGCTTACGCTATCATTATTTATTACGTTCACTTGGCAATACAGTCTATCTGTTGAATTCAATGACTGTGATGCAATGAATGTGTCAATGTAGATTTGTGTTACTACAGTTCCACTAATTGTTGTAACAACATTGTTTGTGTTTCCTAACATTGTAGAAACACCACCTGTTGTATATTTATATAAATGTACGTCTATATCCCATGTTGAATCAGCACTAGATAAGAAGTGCAATGTCCAAGCCCAGTTACCTGCTTCTAATACAGTTGCTCCTGGAACACCACTATCTGTAGCAAATGTTGCAATAGTACCACTAGCAGAAGCACCTAATGTAATATTAGTTGTCTGTTGTGCAGCACCTGATGCAATAGGACTCCACTCCTTGTATGTAGGTGTACCAAATGCACTATTGGTATTAGTAGACAAGTTCATGTAGTATACAAGACCACCAGCCACACCACTTACACCAGAGCTTCCTGCTGTACCAGATGTGCCAGAACTACCTGAAGTACCACTACTTGCAGACGTACCAGATGTACCTGCTGTGCCACTTGATCCATTAGTACCACTGGTTCCACTTGATCCTGAAGTTGCAGAAGTTCCACTTGATCCACTGCTTCCACTTGTCCCACTAGTTCCAGACGTACCCTTTGTACCACTAGTACCTGAAGAGCCACTGGTTGCACTTGTACCTGATGAGCCTGATGTAGCACTTGTACCAGAACTTCCATTAGTACCTGATGTACCACTTGAACCTGACGTTCCACTTGTTCCACTAGAACCACTTGAAGCTGACGTTCCAGAACTTCCAGATGTACCAGAGGTTCCACTAGATCCTGACGAACCACTTGTAGCAGATGTACCTGATGTAGCAGAGCTACCAGATGTACCTGAGGAAGCACTTGTTCCACTAGAACCATTTGTTCCAGATGATCCAGATGATCCTGAAGTACCACTTGTTGCTGATGTACCACTACTTCCACTTGTTCCACTAGTTCCAGAAGACCCACTTGTGCCTGAAGAAGCAGAAGTGCCAGAAGATCCACTAGTTGCAGAGGTTCCACTAGAACCTGCTGTTGCACTTGTTCCTGATGAACCAGACGTACCACTTGTACCTGAGCTACCAGAACTTCCACTTGTAGCAGACGTACCACTAGATCCAGAAGTTCCAGAGGTAGCACTTGTTCCTGCTGATCCACTTGTACCACTTGATCCAGACGTACCACTAGAGCCAGATGTACCACTAGAGCCAGAAGAGCCAGATGTAGCTGATGTACCACTGGTTCCAGAGCTACCATTTGTTCCACTTGTTCCAGATGACCCTGATGTTCCAGCTGTACCAGACGTACCATTAGTTCCACTTGTACCAGAAGATCCAGAAGATCCAGAAGTACCAGAGCTTGCACTAGTACCAGATGTACCAGTGGTGCCTGAACTACCAGAGCTTGCAGATGTTCCAGAGGTTCCAGAAGAACCATTTGTACCTGAAGATCCACTAGAACCAGATGTACCAGTTGTTCCAGAAGAACCAGAAGTGCCAGAGCTACCATCAGTTCCTGATGTACCAAAGGTTCCACTTACACCACTACTACCACTGCTACCTGATGTACCAGCAGAGCCAGATGTACCAGCAGTTCCACTAGAGCCACTAGATCCTGTAGTACCACTAGAACCAGAGGTTCCAGAAGTTCCATTACCACCACTAGCACCATCTAAGTTTACTGTCCAATCACTATATGTACCACTTCCTACAGTTCTTGTAGGAAATGCAAATTCTAATAAACCAGTGTTAAAGTCATAAGCAACCACCTCACACTCTTGGAAGTTGTTAAGATCATACACTACTATGATGGATTGAGCTACACTATATCCTAGCTGTGTTGCTACAATCAACGTACCACTATTACCTAATGTAAAAGGTGTAGTGGATGTTGTTCTATATTTGTCTCCAGATATACCTGATGTACCACTGGAGCCTGATGTACCTGCTGTACCAAAATAGCTACCAAGAGTACCATCACCTCTTATATATTGAGAGGCTGAACCATTAGCTATGACATTGATTGTACCATTTGTTCCTGTTGCAGATGTGAGTACAGTGAATGCTGGAGGCATTGTTAATGCCACAGAAATCAAGGTACCTACTGACCATGTTCTATTTGCAGATAATGAATAGGCAACACCATTGATTGTTAATGTTCTAGTGCTAGGAACAGGTATGTATCCAAGCACAGATTCAATATCAAGATGTGTAACAGGAGTGGCTGATGTAACCAATCCTTTAGCATTCACAGCAAACTTTAAGAAAGTATTACTTCCATATACATCATTGTTCACTGTAGCCAATGTCAACGTCACAGGAGAACCTGTTGTTCCAATACCTGTTACATCTCCTATAAAAGATAAAGATGCAGAAGGAACAGCAATTGTTACAGGAGTAACACTTGTAACACGTCCTTTTCCATCCACTGTAAATCTAGGAACTTGTGTAGCAGAACCATAGGTAGCAGGAGCAGGGTTAACTGTTGCTAATGTAAACAATGCAGAACCAGGTCCTGAAGCAGTTCCATCTCCTGTAAGTGCTGTGATATAAGCACCTGCTGGTTGGTATGCTGTACTATCTAAGCTACCATCTCCCTTAACAAAATCAGAAGAGGTACCACCAATTGTAATATGTTTAGCTGCATATACATCTCCTGTATATGTTAAATCAAATCCTGCAGCTGTAATAATAGTGTCATGATCCATAGTGCCACCAAGTCCTACAGGTAATCCTGGTCCAGACTGATAGACACCATTATTAAATAAATATCCAATTGCAGCTTCCTGAAACTTAGCATCTATTTTTTGTAGAGCAGTTTGGATGCTGTCATTAGTATTGATACCAGTGTACAACAAATTAGCACCTTCATAGAATACGCAGGTAGAATTCAGTATGACTGGACAAGGTTCAGTAGAGCAAATTGGATCCATATATTAATAAAAATAATGTATAAGTAATTGATATACAAATAGGTGTACACTCTAGCAAAAGGTACACCTATATACGCAAAAATAGCAAATTTAATTTAGTTTCAATGAGTTAGGAAAAGGATTCCTACATAATATAGCAATAACTATCTATTTTGTTTTTGGATAGTAATATCAAATTCTTTAGCAAACTCAGGGCTAAATATTGCTCCATAAGTCAATATAGATTTAGTTACAGGAGCTGCTTTCATTAAGTATTTGATAGGTCTTGCTTTCTTTCTAGCTTCTTCTTCTGTGGTGCTTGGATCAAAGTCCATACCTGTTGTTTCTATAAAGAAGTGTTTTGTGAACTTGCTTACATCATCTAAAACTCCAATTGCTGGGAAGATACTACCACTAGCCAATCTTTGCACCTCAGCTGGGTTATAGAAGAAGGAAAGTTCACCCACAAACTTATCAACTGTCTTTTGTGCATATCTGTGGAAGTTTCTAGAAGCTCTATCTCCCTCATCATCATCAGGAGCCATAATACCAAGAGCAAGCATTGCACCAAGTAAAGATAACAAGATTGCTAATTCCTTAAGCTGGTTACGTAAGTTGTTTCTAACCATGTCAATGAAATCATCCTTGGTCATAGTCATCTCTTCACCAGTTCTTTTCTTATATTCTTGAGCATATTCATAGTACATTCTATCAAGTTCTGCAATACCTGCATCATTCATAACAAGAATATCCTTGATATAGTTACTACGTTCCATGATAGATCTTCCTAATACAGAACCTAGTAGACGTATTCTACCAATATCATAGCTCTCTCCATGGATACCCTCTTCTCCAAACTCTACAGAGAAGTCATTAGCTACCTTTCTGAACTCAGAGAAACGTGTGTCTGCAAGCTTAGGAATCCATCTCTTGAATACCATCATGCTAGCTGTCCAGATAGACATCCCCATTCTGTTCATATTCTCTTTACTAACATTACCAGTTGCAGCCTCAGATAAGCGTTTGCTTAGAAGTCCTAATCTTTGTAGCTCTTTTTTATTGCTTAAATCTAAACCAGGGATAACTAACTTGCCATCTTCCATTTTTGATGTAGCAGCAATAGATTTGTCTTTCTTCAATTCCTCTATCTCCTTCTCTATCAAAGGTTTAGTCTCTCTATATCTAGCTTGACTAGAGTTACGATCTTTGTATTTGTTTTTTACATACTTAGGTATGCTTACAATCTTACCATCTACTACCATTGTGTTTTCTAACAAGGTAAGGAAGGTTGTCTTTTCTGCATGTTGTTCAGGATATTTCATAAATATCATCAACATGTCACCTAAGTTATTCTGAGTTAATGTAGTTAAACCTGCTTTCTTAAACATTTCATAAGAAGGATCTTCTGAAAGAGGTAAGAATGTATTGATTAACTCAACAAACTTTTGTTTATCTTCTATATTCTGTAATAAAAGCTTTGCTTCATTCTTAGCAAACTCTCTTGCTTTGAAGTATTCTCCTGCTTGGGCAGCCATCTGAATGTTAGTACCAAATGCGTTCACAGCTCCTGATAAGAACTCAAGACCTAATGTTTTAATTTGAAATCCTCTGTTCATAGCATCCATGGTTTTAATCATAGATGTTGCTGTTACTTGCTCATTAGGTTTAAACACCTCTCTTCCCACTATAGAATTAAACACTCCTTTCATACCATTTACCACCTTACCAAAGTATAGTGGAGTGTCAGTATCTGACAATACATACTTTTGTTCATAGAATACAGCTCTTGTAAAGTCATCTAACATTTTGATGTTCTCATCATTACCTGTCATCACTTTAGGCTCACCATCATCATCCATCACAATATTACTAACTCTGTCTACAGCAAGATGTGCATTCTTGAACTCCTCAATAGTACGTAAGAATTTAACTTGTTCTTCTACTTCTGTTAGGTATTTATACTTATTAACCTGTTGGATGTATAAGATCATGTTCTTAAATAAGTCTTCACTCACCTCAGAATAATCATTCACACCATCTTTATTGGTAAAGTCATATGTGTAATACTTAGGAATGGAGTTCTCCATCTTACCAGTGATTTCATCAAACTTACCATATCCTACATCATCTGGATTAATCTTTAAGCTTTGATAGAAATTATCCATTACAGATAACTTACCATCCCAAACAAGACTTTCTGCCATTGTCTTTCTAACAAATGGCAAGAAGAATGATGATACAGAGTTTTGAATAAATCCTTCTTGGTTAGCCTTTTTATTAATCTTACTAACGTAATTATATAATGCTAGTAAGTCTGGATCATTCTTAATATCCTTATAATCAGCAGATTCCCATTTACTTATAGGATGTCTTTTAATAATATAATTGTTCCAACCATTAAAGTCTTTTCTAGTAATATCATACTTGCGACTTTCTTGTGTAATTGCCTTTTCTCTTTTCTCTACAATTTCTGGACTATCACCAGGAAACTGCTCATTTATACGTTTAAGATTCTTTTCTAGAACAGCATCTGCTTCTTTCTTATAGGCATCAACATCAATGTTATTTCTAAGCCAAGTCATATCTCCTCCAGCTGCAGCTCTAGCATCAACTTCTTCAAAGAACTTCTTATCAAACTTATATACAAGTCTGTTTATCCATTGTCCTTTATCATCCTTTTGATAGATCTTTTTAATAGTCTGTCTAATGTCTCCACCTCTCTTAACAAACCTCTCTCTAATATCCATCAACTCTTTGATTTCCTCTAAAGACTCAGCATTGGCATTAGTTCTAGCTTGTCTGTTTAACTTAGCAAGTATATTCAAAGATCTTTGTCCTAAGTCTTCTAAGCCTCTAAAGTTGGAAGCCAAACCTTTTGTAACAGCTTCAGGCTTAGTCAGACCTGTGATTAAGTTTCTTTGACCAATATGTTTATCTGCAAACTTGAAGGCAATGTCAATAAGCTCTTGCTTGGACTTGTAGATATTTTCTCCCTCACGCTTAAGATTATCTCTTAATGTCTTTAACTCATTAAGTAACTTCTTATCTTCATCTGTTTTAGCATCTATTTCCATTTCAGGAGAATAGATAAGATCACCAATTTCTGCATCCACTCTATCAAAGATTTCAGCAGTTTCTATGTAGTTTCTTAACTCTCCTGCAAACTCAGATAGTTCTTCATTGGTAGAGTCTTCAGAGTTTGCATCTCTATTCTTAAAGGATACATCATATGTATTAATAAGTTGTTCTCCCTTAGCTCTAGTAGTTAAGATAACATTAATTAATTCAGCAATATTACCAGTTCCTTGTGCAAGACGTATAGCTCTTTTAAGTTCTCTCATACGAGCATACTTAAACTGACGCTCTTCTTCCTCTGCAGGTTGACTAGAAATACGTTCATATAAGCTATTCAACTTAGCCAAATACTTATCAAGTTTTTGATAACCAGTAGATTCTGTCTTCTCAGATACAGGAAGCAATCTTAAGTCTGTGATTTGTTTTGGATCTACAGAACCAATTGCTATTCCTTTAATTACATTCTCAGAAGTACCATCTGGTTTATTTTCCATCTCCATCTTCATCATGATAGGAATAGCTCTGGTCATACCAAAACTCTTCACTCCATAATAATTACGTAAGATGTCCTTGTAAGTTCCTAGCTGGATATCATATGCTCCTTGTTTAAAGAATGCTACATCTTCTGAACCTTCTGCAAACTGCAAGAACTTCCAGTCTAAGATGTGTGTTTTACCATCTGGTTCAATTGCCAAGAAGTCAATTGTTCCTGCTTCTTTATCCTTAGAATTATATATAATAACCTCAGCTCTAATTATTGTATCCTTATCAAAACTATCAATCAATTTTACATAATAGTTTTCAAGGAGTTGGTACATTTGTTTAGTGTCCAAGTTGAAAGTGCTTGGAGCATCTATAGGTTTTACTCTTCTGGTACCATCTTCATTATAGTATCTGTGATGGATATCCTCAAGATCTTGGTGACCTTTAACACCAAACTTTCTCTTTAATTCATTAAATTCTTTCTCCTGTTTAGTAAATATCTTTCCAGGGAACTTCTTCTTATACCAAGCCTTCACTCTATCAGTAACTCTCTTAAGTACTCTTTCAGTGGTACCATCAGGCTTTTGAGCTTGATAGTAGTTACTTGCTTCTTCTGAGTCAAGTAATATAGGATCTACTTTCTCCTGATCTTCATAAACCTTAGTGATAGTATTCTTAGTTTGATCTAAGCTATCTACAATTTTCTTTTGAGCATCAGACAGCTGGAAGAATATACCTCCTTGCTTCATGTCAGCTATATCACCACTGATATCTCCTGATCCTATCTGAGAAGCTACCTCTGTAAATATATCAATGTTTGCTTTGGTATACATTCCTTTAATGAAATCAAGAATAGTATTCCATAAGTTTCTTACAAAAGATTGGTTAACCTCTTCTCTTAATTCAGGGAACTGATCTGTGTTTTCCATTTGGTTAACAATCAGCTCAGCTATTAACTTATCAACAGCTTCCTTCTTTATTCTACGAATATCAGGTTTGCCATTAGGAAGTGTGTAAGTATCTTTATATGCTTCAAATGTTTCTTTATAAATCTTAAATCTATCTATCTTAGAAATCATCTGAGTGATTAACGCAGGATTAGTTTGTTCTATCATAGCTGTAGCTATGTGTACCATCTCCTCTGTTAATGCTTGTCCTTCTTGTTGGTCAGCTATAGCTATGACTCCTCTAGTAAGGTCAGCCAATCCAGACTTGCCTTTTACATCAATGTTATTTTTCTTAGCATAACTATATAACTCTTCTATGCTAACTCCCATCTTATTAAGCACCTCTTTAATCTTAGCTATAGTTTGTGCAGATGCAGTGGAGCTTTCCATTTCCTTATCCTGAAAGTAGATATTAGTAGGATCAAAGCTATACTTAATACCTCCCTCAATAAACTGTACATTGAAAGCACCACGTCCTTCAAGCTCAGACTTTCTTGCCATTTTACGTTCTACAACATTTCCTCCACTAGGGATAGCTTCAGTTCTCACCTGTGTATTATCATATCCACCTTTGTCAATAGCAAATGATCCTTCATTAAGTACAGACTTAACTTGATTAGGATTAAATATTCTAAGTTCTTTTAACTCTTTTCCATTAAGTTCTGTTTCTTCCCAATTATTTTGTGTGCTTATAAAAAGAGGAGTAAGAGTAAACTTTTCATACTCATCTAGTATTTCAATAGCTCTTTCTACACTTGGAGTATATTCTTTTGTTTTAGGATCACGTACAAAAGTTGTCTTAATTTGTTTTCCACTACTATCTTTTACTCCATTATAATTAAGTTCTAAAAGATCCTTTCTTGAAAACAATCCTCCACCATATGTTTTGCCTGGTCTACTTGCCCATATAGCAGCCTCTTCCATAGAAGGAGCTACATGAAAAGGTACATTAATTGTTTTACCTGTTAAATCTCCACCCCCATGATAAACTATTAATGGTTCACCATTAGCATCTACTGTTTTAGAACCCTGACCCTTTTCCCAATTACCAAACCAGTTTTTAAATGAGTCAGTGTACACTTGGGCCCATAGACGTAGAGCTTGCTCCTTGTCTTTTACAAGATCTTGCAGAGTTTTATACAGAGTGGAAGGTTGTCCATTAGGAGCTTCCACTCTTTCAATTACACCATCATCATTTCTAAATACTTGACATTCAGCCATTTGGATTGATTTTTATTTTTTACAGCCTTGATCTTTCTTGTTTAATACATCATCTATTTCAGACGCTTGAGTTGGAGGAGTTTTAGCTCCATACATAAATATTGAATTAATCTCCTCATCACCTACTTCTTTCACCTCCATAAAACCATTGTCAATCTTAGATTGAGCAGCATAGTCATAGAACTCATTAGCTCTGAAAGAATCACCCCATGCATTGATAGCTTTATAAACAATGAATGTATATCCTTTAGTATTATAAGTAATCAAAGGATTAACACCATCTTCTGTTACCTTCTTGAATAATCCTTTCTTAATGAAAGAAAAATCAGATGCTTTGACCATCTCAGCTCTTGTCTTTCCTTTAGGAATCTCTTCCCAACTATATACAATAATATCCTTAGTGCTCTCTCTAGACAAGGTTGATATCTTAATTACCTGAGGAATTGTTCCATTTCTCATTGCAATGTTTGCACCAGTGTTTAAGATAGTTAATGCATTGTTGTCATATCTAGTTTTCAACTTACCATCCTTTTGCTTCTCAGTCTTCCATTGTGCTTTCTTATGAGGAACAATCTCATCATCATTCCAGTTGTTTCTCTCAAAAACATTCAATGTATAGAAGTCAGCTAAGTTAGGTAAAACTTCTAACTTGGACAAAATTTCATTGTATTCTTCTACAAAATCATCATAAGGGATAAGAGATGTGAAAGATATAGGAGAAGTAGATAATCCAGACTGTAAGATAGAAAGCTTAACAAGCTTCTTATACAAAGGTAAATCTCCTGTAGCTTCCATGTAGTTTCTCAACTCTTCAAAGCCATAAATCATTTTATTCTGATCATACACCTTGTTATCCTTACCTGTTACGTATAAGTTATTAGGACGTCTTTCTTCAGCTCCAGAAAACTTAGGAGCTAATGAATTGACAATCACATTATTATATAACTCATGTGTAACATCATTCTTAATCTTATTAAAGTAGTCTGTGATTTCTTTAGCTGTACCATTCTTAGATAATAAGTCTTTCTCCATATTAATCTTGAATGTTGGGTTAGTTTGTACAGCCCAGTCAAATAAATCATTAACTGCCTTTCTAGCCACCTTAACAAATTGTCTATCAGATAGGTTTACATAAGGTCTTAACACATTCTGAATTACAGCTCTTACTCTCTTAGTATCAGAAGTCAATGCTGTATCACCAATAGCATTTCTACTATCACGTAATCCCACTCTTAATCTACCTATAAAAGATTTGTTTAATAAGTTATCTACAGAAGATATGATTGTTTCTCTAGCTTGAGACAATTGCTCTTCTTTCTTAAAGATCAACATTGGGTCATTGAAAGCTGTTGTGTCAAAGTTAGAACCTTGTACCACTTTAAACAATTGGTTAGCCATCATACCATACTTCAAGAACTCATTTAAGATGAACTGTTGTTCAGCTTTTTCATTAGCATCAAATGATGTTTTGCTTAAGTTAGCATCAAGTGTGGAGATATTAGGAATATTCTTAATACCAGCCACCTTACTTGGTTCCACCTTATACTTTTCAGACTCTTTAACTCTATCTAATATTGCATCATTAAATAACCAACTGTATCCACTGTTCTCTAACTCACGCATGTAGTCACGAATGATTGGTTGGTTCATGAAATATGCTACATCTTTAACTGGAACTCCAAGTTTAATTAAGAATAACCAAGTAGGAGCTACGTTAGGATTTGCACCTAATTCCATAATCCATGGACCTTTAGCAATATCCACATAACCATCAATGAACATACCTATAATATCAGAGATATCATTCTTATTGTTAGCATCTTTGATACCAGACAAGCTAGGAACAGTTCTGCCATTAACATTAACTGTGTTATACTTATCAAATCTAACAATACCATCTCCTAACCATTTTTGATCAGACTTACTTAACTTATACATTAACCCTCTATCTACATACATATTAGAACGTTGGTTCTGAGCATGGTTAGTCTGAGCTACAGCAGCTAGACCAATAGCATATTTACCACGTACAAACGCTTGTCTAAGTCTAGACATAAACGTTTGATTCAACATGTTGTCAGTAGAAGAATAGTCAAATGAACCAAATCCTAATTTACCTGTAATCTCAGTTGATAAGTCTTTTAATGGCTTAGCAGAGTTTGGTGTAACTAATCTATTGTAGTTAGCTTCACTTCCAATGATGTTCTCAAGGGACTGAATATACTGGTTCTCAATAGACTTCTTATATAATAGATTGATTAATTGATCTTTAGCTTTGATACCCTTAGTGAACTCTTGAGTGATTTCTTCTTCATTCACTAATCCATTTAAGTTACCAACAATTGCTGTGATCAACTTACTTGCATTAGATTGCTCTTCAAGTAAGTCTTCTAATCTGAATGTTTCTTCTGCTATGTATCTGTCAAGTTCTTGTACTTGCTCAGGAGTTAAGAACTCTCCCTTGTCAAACAACTCTTCAAACTTCTTGATAGCAGCATCTCCTATTCCAAAATATGGAATCATCTTAGGCTTACCATCTTTTCCTTTGTAGATGTTCTTGAAGTACATAGACAATTTATCTATGTCAAAGTCAGATCCCACCTTCTGAACCAATGCAGATGGAACCACTACAGAGTCTCCAAACTCTTTAGGTAAGAACTTAGCTATCTTGATTACATCCACAGAGTTTTGCTTCTGTGTAGGAATACGAAACGCTACACCCTTTAATAATGCCTGACCTTCTTTGGTTGTGTTTAAGTAGTTTAATAACTCTTCATCAGACATGTCACTATCAAACCATCTTCCTACCATTACCTCAGCAACACGCTCACCACCTTTCTCATAAAACTTCAATACATTTGACTCATACAATCCTGGTTTATCTGACACAGGTCTTACTGATTCAAACATTGTAGAAGGAATCTGTACCTTCATTCCACCACTAATCTTTGGACGTACAATGTTCTTATCTATGATAGAGTAAAGAATGTTTCTCACTTGGCTATACATAGGACTAGCTTCAATCAACACTTGACCTTTTTCAAAGCCTGTAAGTGCAGCCACTATATTACGATTCACCTCTCTTTTGAATAACTCAGAACGTAATGTTTGAGCAATCTTCTCAGGGTCTAGAACCTCAAATCCTTGTTTAGTTTGCTTAATACCTAACTTATCAAGAAGATTCTTATAACCTATGTTAATCATCTCCTCTAATAAATCCTGGTTCTCAAGTATATATTTGAATAATGGAGATGCATCAGCCATAGCTTTCTCATCCTTAAGCTCTTCCCAAGCAGCTAGACGTTTGTTAAAGTCTTTCTCATCAGGCATAAAGTCAATAGGTACACCAGCTTGTAAGAAGTCTAATGTAACTAACTTAGTGATTTGAGAACCTCTTGTTACAAAAGCTGCATCCTTTGAAGGCACTTCAGACTGTACACTTATGATACTAAATGGTACAGTGATTTTATCTGCCTCAGCAACAAGAGTGTCATTAAAGTTACCCTTCTCATCATATACCTTAATCAAATTACCACCACCTACCTTTCTACCACTATCAAATACAGCGTAGTCAACTTTAGATGCTTGCATCTTATTGTATAACTTAACAGCATTTGAATCTTTATTAATCTCATGTAACACTCTGAAACTCAATGGATAAAGTGCAAACTTATCTAACACCACATCATTCCAAGGATTCTTACTCATCTTAGCTCCAGCCACAATTGGCTTTAATGGAGTGTAAGCACTCTTCACTTGTGGGTTTCCTGCTTCTAATAAGTTCAGTTCATTAGGAGAAAGCTTTTGACCTTTCTCTCTCTTTTCAAATGCTACATCATATCTATATTGTCTCTCTTCATTAGGATTCCAGTTATGAGCACGTATTCTAAAGTTACGATATGCCTTAGCAGTAATCATACCAGCACCATCAGTTTCAGTGTAAGATGCATACTCTTTACTAAATCCTTCTACATCTGCTATACCTTTGACATCTTCTAATGTGATTGTTTTGAAATAGTCATCTAAGAAGTTAGTATAACCAATGTCTTCAATGTCTGTGTAACCTTCATTATATACATTGTTTAAAGCTGCGTTGAACATGGATGAACCATATACAAGGGCTTGACGTGGAGATAAGAAGCTCTTAATACGCTTCAGTTCATCCTTGTAGAAATATGGATCTGAGTAAATAAGTTTGTGTAACTCTATGTTGTTAATCATATAGTTAACAGATAAGTATGTAAGATTTACATTTACATCATTCTCACTCAAAGCCTCCTTCTTCTCAAACTCTATACCATTAAAGTTATATCCTTTCTCATTTAAGTAAAGAAGATTATAGTTAGAATATACAGACTTTCTTCTCTCTACATCCTTCTTAATGAAAGCATCTATAGCTCTGTTTATCTTTGGTTCAAAGTGATCATAAACATCTTCAAGAGACTTTTGTCCTTTTGGATCATATGCTAAAATTTCACTATGTAACTCTGGTCCTAATATATTCTTGAAGAAACGTAGGTCTGTAGACTTTCTAGTCTCATTCTCATCTTGTACAATAGGTCTATTCTCTCTAGAAACAGCCAACTCTGATAGGAAGTATCCTCTAAATACTCTGTGTATTGGACTATTATCTTTCTTTAAACTGTTTAATAAAATACTATTACCTACATAATTTGCCCATTCCAAAGAGGCATCTCCTGGAACAAGGTTCATATAGTAACCTGCTAAGTTAAGATTTAACTCTTCTTTCAAACGCTCGCTAGGGCTAAGACTAGATGGGTCTTTTCTTTTGCCAAGACCTTCATCAATCATACCACCAGCATAAGCTGTACTTAAGAAGTCATTCCCTTTAGGAAGTTTGTTTCCTGAGTTTTTATCAAAGATCTTGTCCATGAATACAGAACCTATATTAGCAAACTTATCTGTAAGTAAATACTCATATCTAGAACCAATTAATTGTTTCTTATTATCAATCTTGATTAAGAAGTCATGTAAGTTACTAATAACGTTACCACCAATGAAAGACTGTACTCTATCCCCTTCTAAGTTAAAGTATGTGCTCTCAAAGTCAGGGCTTTGAATCTTAGCAAGCATTTCAGAGATTTCTCTTATTCTACCAGACGTGTTAATAGTTTTAGTAGAGATGAACTTAATCTCATCAGCAGCTAATAAGTTTGCTTTTAAACCAGCAACTGCCTTATTGAAATCACTCTCAAACCCAAATCTTCTAATCATTCTAGCAGGAACTTCTATTCCTAATGACTTAAGGAATGCTACACTCTTTTCTAATGTTCCTAACTTCTCATCATCAATGTTTCTCTTGATGTTTCTATACATCTTATTGGCAGCATCAAATGTGAAATACTTACCTAAGTTATTTTGTATAGAACTAATAATGCTATTTTCCATATCAACAGCAATTTGCTTAGCTGCTGTACCAACAGACATATCAGTAGTTGTAACAGTTCCATCAGGAAGTGTATACACTGTAACTACATCAGGAGCTTGTCCTTTCATTACACCATAGAAAGATGCAGCTAATTGAAGATCAGCCTCAGTGGATGCCTTAGCATAAGGATTTAACTTCTCAGTAACTGGTTGTTTAGTAAGTCTTTCATATATTACACTATACTCAGGTTTTTGAGATTCTACATATTCACGTAGCTTCTCCATCATATCATCAATAGTGTCTGCATTGTATAAAGCGTTCTTCAAATCAATATACACCTTACTCATTGGTATTAACTTAACACCATTGATTGAAGACAATATTCTTTTACCTTTTGTATTTCTGTAAGGAATAGTAGCAAACAACAACTTAATAGCAGCATTTGCTTTCTTAAATGTATCTATTTTCTCTTGGTCATGATGATCACCTCTACCTGTATTGTTCTCATTTGTTAACTGAGTTTGGTCATTATCATCAAACTTAATAGAATAAGATAACAATTGTTCTTCAAAGATTTGAGTTATCTCATCCCAGTTTTTATCTATAATCTTATATAACTGCTCAGCTTCTGCAATATCAGATGCTGCTTCTTCTTTTGTAATCTTTCCTTCAGCAAGCATCTTAGCAGCTATGTTCTTCACCTTACCAACCACTGTATATTCAAGGTTATCTTTAGCCTCTTTATATAATGAAGCTCTATCTTGAGATTCTATTTCAAATAAGCTTTGGTTAGTAGCAATAAGGTTGGTAAGAGTGGAATATGTCATCTGTTGAATGATGTCATGTACATTCTCTCCTGTCAAACCTTTTGCAATCAAACTGTATTCACTAGTTGGATCACCCATGGCATCTTCAATATCAATGATACCAGCCTGAGCTAACCCTAACTTAGAAGCATATGGAGATGCATTCTTATAGAATCCTTCTCCTATTCTCTTGAATAACTCTTCTGTGTTTCTAGCTGCCTGAGGTCCTGTAAAGAAAGTCTTAATAAAGTGAAGTAACTCACTAAACAACTTAATAATATAAGGTCTGCCATCAGCTGGTTTAGGTGGTAGCTTATTCTCTAATACATACTCTCTAAACTCTTCTGCTAATTGTTCCTTGATTTGTGCAGGAGTTGCCTCAGAATACTTAACCTGCTGTCCTGTAACTCTATCTTCAAAGCTACCTGGTCTATTCTTAAACTCATTTACAATAGCCTTACGTTCTTTAGGAGTGCTAAACATATTCCATATAGCATGGAACACCTCATGGTATGTTGTACCAGCTTCTGCATTTTGAGTTACATAGATAGCACCTTTCTTATACATACCATAAGCCTTTCTTCCTCCTGTAGCTTTGATGACATTAGCCACTCTGTATACAGATAGGTTACCAGGTAAGATGGTCTTTAACCACTTCTCCACCTTAGACCAGTTCTCAGGTCTGAATATCTTATTCTTCTTCTCTATGATTTCACGTAAGTCTCCTTCTTCATCTTCTAATAAGGCAGCTTTGATAGCACTATTTCTTACGTTAGGTCCCTTCACTGTAATCTCTGCTTCAGCTTTTGGTTCTGCAACTGGTATTACTATCTCATCTGCATCTTGCTCATCAGGAATTGCAAAGCTTTCTTCATCTTCTTCAATAGCCTGTTTTTGTACAGGCACCTTTAACATGTTAGCAATAGGGGCTTTTAAAGCTCTTCCTACATCTTCCTTCTTAGTATTTGCAGCAATTAAAGCTTGCTCAGCTTTATCTAAATCTTCTCCTTTTAATATCTTAATACCATTATCAATATCTCCTTTAGCCAATAAGTCACGATTAGCTGTGAAAGCTATTCTTGTTCCTTTTGGAGAAACAAATACATTCTTAGTCTTACCATCTAATACAAAGTTTGAATTAGGTGCTTTCTCTATAGGAGCTTCTTTTGTTTCTCCTATCTTAAACTCTTCTTCTAAAGATTCTGTAGAAGTGGTTAATGTAGGACCAGCTTGTGTACCATAAGGAGTGGTTTGTGTAACTGTAGCAGCTGTAGTTTTAATTCCACCAGGAGTAACAGTCTTTGGTACAGTTCTAACCACCTCTGACATAGTGAAGTTCTCAGCAGCATCACTTAGTGTAAAATATACACCCTCTCTATTAGTATCTTCAGGAGATTCTAAAGCAGCAATATCAGTGAATAAAGGAATCTCATCAGCTGTTCTTCCCTCATCTGATAATAAATATGTTTGGTAGTTTTGCCACTCTTTAGTTTGTGGAACACCATTTTCACCAATACCTATAATCTCTTCATATGGTAAATTATATTCATCTGTATTTTGTACCTTTCTAGCATTAACGTTGTTGTACATATTTTGTACAATAGTAAGAATTGTTTCTTTTTGTTCTGCCATTGCTAAAGGAGTGAAAGATACACTCTCTCCTTTTCCAGAGAAGAATAATCTTAACTCACCTTCTTCACCTGTACCCACTCTCTCAAACCACATACTGTTATAACCAGCACCTTTACCTTCTTTAGGCTTACCCCAGAAAGTAACACTTCTTAACCATTCAATT